ACACCTACCAAGACACCAGTACCTACACCTACCAAGACACCAGTACCTACACCTACCAAGACACCAGTACCTACACCTACCAAGACACCAGTACCTACACCTACCAAGACACCAGTACCAACCAAGACACCAACTCGAACTCCAACAAAGACACCAACTCCAACAAAGACACCAACTCCAACAAAGACACCAACTCCAACCAAGACACCAACTCCAACAAAGACTCCAACTCCAACAAAGACACCAGCCGCCACACCTCTTAGAACTCTACCTCCCATAGTGTATTAACTTATGAAACTATATTTCAAACAATACATTAATGAAGGTATCGAAATAGACACGCCAGAAGCCAAAGAATTAAGAAAACTTGTAGATAGTGGTGAATACCGATCTGGTGATTGTTATGTTTGCTCAAGACGCTTTGCAATGAAGATAAATGGAGATTATGTAGAAGGTGTTTTAATGGGAGGATATCCCAAAAGACCGATTCTTCATGCGTGGGTGGAAAAAGATGGTTTTGTTTATGATCCTACAACACCAGAAGCACTATCCAAAGAAGAATATTACAAAATATATAATGCCAAATCCCATTATAAATCAGATGGAGTTAAAGCAACTTTAAAATCATCACGGGAAAATAAACCAGGACCAGTGGGAGAAGTTCCAGAGCGATTTGAGTTTAAAGATGGTGTGTGGAAGTAAACTTACATTGAAAATTTATCTTCAAAAGAATCTAAAATCTTAGGCTTAACTTTATTTTTATTTTCAGGTTTATTTGTAATTTTTGCGGCAGCTGACGCAGGCTGATTAACCGGATTATTGTTGTTTTTTGTAATCAATTTGTCTGAGCACTTGCACCCTCTGCACTTGCAATTTTTGCAACTACATTTCGAACAGTCTTTCAGCTTAGAACAAGGAAAGCAACGACATTCACAAGGAATTTCATTGATTATATCTTTGTTTTTTGTGTACTTATTTTCCATCCAATTTTTGAAACTTTTCATAATTTTAATCCTCAACTAATAAATACCTGATAAGGTATATATGAAAAAATTTAAAAAATGGCTGGCAGAAAATAAAGAAAATAAACCAACTATAGCTTATGGTGGATTCTTCAAAGACGGCAGAGTAATTGTTTATGTAGACGGAAAAAGATACGAATACGTAACAGATGCTGTTTACCATGAAAGATGGAAACGAAGAATACTCAGAGAACCATTTAAAGTATTAAACGAAATTAAAAAGGTAGCTATTAAGCAACCGGGAGAAGAATAAACTTATTTTTTCCATGTTTTTTCTGCTCTAAGCAGACTATCTACATCTTTGTCAAATTGTTCCATTCCTTTGAAAACATATTTTTTCACCTGAGCTAATGTTTTGAAGGTTTTTATAATTTCGGATGGTTTCATCTCATATACAGCAGTTGCAGGTTCTGCTCCATATTGAGACATCATCTTCTTATCATCCAAAACTTTTCTACAGATTTCATATGACGAATCTGCTAAAGCTATTTCTTTTGGAGTCGCCTTTGAAGCCCATCCTGGGTAATACTTTTTTGTATGGCTTTGTATGTTTTCTTTATTTTCACGCCACTCATGGAAACTCTTCATAATAATTTTCTCCCTGTAAGATAACTTATCTATACTTCAAAAGCCTATTTTCTCTACCTTATTAACATCTTTGTTTTTGCGTAAACTCTCAATAAAAGACTTAACATTCCATAGTTTATCTATTTTAACTTCATAAGAGCTATCACCATTTTGTTTAACGCTAACTACATTTCCGCCATTGGCTGAAACTATATCTGAAATGGCTTCTATGTTGTTGGTATCCAAAACAATTATAATATTTTTATCAGAAAAAGCATTATATGAAACACCAACAATTAAAAATAAACAGAAGGCTAGTGCAAAAGCAGCAGGTCTAAACCAATTAATAGAAGGAGCCACAGGCTCAACTATTCGTCCCATATCAACAACAAGACCGTCATCTGTGGAACCACTCTTTCGTAGAGAATCCATGTATCCAGGCAGGTTTTCAAGGCTCATTGGAGGTTTCATAGCATTTTGGCGTCTGGAGGATTTTGCTTCCATCCAAATCCTTTTTCACCTTCGGAGGGTTTACTAACAGCCCATTTATTTTTGGGAACATCATGCTTCTTTATTAAAGAATCTAACATATCCTTAACTTCAGACGATACTCTGTTGTCTTTTTTATCAACAGCAGTATCGGTTACTGGTTGATAGAAATAAATATCTTTTCTTATTTTTATGAAATAAATATCACCTAATTTTAAATACATAGAACCCATTTGAGGATCAATTAAACCAACGCCAGTAGAGCGAGCATAATTTCTTAAAACATCTACCATTGCAGGATTGTTTGTCTTTGGAAATTTTCTTATTGTTAAGTCTGGTGAACTTACTAACTTTATAACTTCTGATTCACCACTGTTGGCTGAGGACAAATTTTGATTATCATCCGGATTATCGAAATGAAAAAAAAATTCATTTTTACTGGTTAGCCATTCATTAAAACTTTTCATAATCTTCCTTTCAATCATAGTATACAGGCAGAATTTCAAGGCTCATTGGGGGTTTCATTTTATATTTATATCCCCATGGTAGTTAAGATTTTCAATAGCTTTTTGTAGTGCTTCCCATCGAGCTTTACTAGGGCTGTTTCCCATTCCCCGTAACTTCTGATTAGTCCATTTCCATAAGTTGTTAGAAAGATCTTCGCCACGTTTTTCAAACTCCCATTCTTCTCTGGCTTTTTTTCTGCGAGCCTCCCAGTCGTCTTCGGTTGGATTCTGGGCAGTCATCCGAGAAGTGTTTTGTGGTATCGCCCAATCACCGCTGTATGGCACTTCGCTATCTTGCTCGCGCAGTCTCTGAATCCAATTATTAAAACTTTTCATAATCTTTCTTTCAGTCATGATGCTTTATTAAAGAAACCACCATATCTTTGATTTCGGGCGATACAAATCGATCTTCTTTGTCAACCAGAGTATCAGTTTCTGGGTGATAAAAATAAATATTATCTCTTGTTTTTACAAAATAAATATCGCCTCTCTTAAGATACCCAGAACCCATTTTGGGATCAATTAAACTAACTTTTGTCTGGCGAGCATAATTTCTCAAAACATCTGCCATTGCAGGATTGTTTGTCTTTGGAAATTTTCTTATTGTTAAGTCTGGGGAACTTACCAGTTTTATAACTTCTGATTCATTGCCGTTAGTTGAGGACAAATTTTTATTATCAGTATAACTCGGATTATCAAAATGAAAAAATTCATTTTTAATACTTAGCCATTCATTAAAACTTTTCATGTCATTCCTTTCAAGATAAACTATATATGCTCAAAAATAACATTTTTTTCCCTATATATTATATGAAATTTTATCAATTAGACCAAAAAATACAAGAAAATAATAACTTTAAATTAGCAGCAAAGTATATTATTGAAAACAATATAAATCTTAATGAATTCCTAGACAACATATTGATTGTATTAAGTGAAAGTGAAGAGAATCCAGGATTCTTTCAAAGAATAGGGCGAAACATTTCAAACATGTGGAATAACTTCAGGGGAAATCCATATGATGTTGAAAGTGTAACAAAAGCTTTACAAAAAGTAACTCAGTTTTTAAGTGGAAACGAACAATTAAAAAAAACTTATATCGATGAAATAAACTCTTTGGCAAATGTTGTCAAAAACATACAAGCAAAAAGTAAACCAGTAACACAAGGATCATCAGAAAAGTCAGAACCAAGCTCAGAAGCTCCAAAAAACGAAGAAGAATTGATACAAGGTTATATGAAAAGGCTCACTTATGGAAAGCCAATCGAGTCAATACAGGGCGGTCCTCACGAAAAATCAACTCGTCTTTATGCCGAAGTTTTGGCAAAACAAGATCCTCAGGAAGTTGAAAATACAAAAAACAAGTTAATTCAGGATTTGAAAGATAAAGTTGCTATGGTTGAGAAACTTGATCCAAGATCGAAACAAATTTTCGGACATGCTGAAATAAAAAAAGTTCTTGATCATGAAACCTGGGCTGTTTGGGATATTGGCAAACAATTGTATATGATGCAAAATCCTTCAAAAAGTGGAGAAGGATATACTGTGGGAAATCCATTAAAAGATAAAAATATACAAGAAGATATAACAGACAGAATGGTAGGATGGGCAATAACACTAGGGGGGAGGATGGATCAAAACAATCCGTCAGTAATATCACCCAAACCTATTTATAGTAGCTTAAGATTAACAGAAATTGGTAGACAAGTTGTTCGCTCTGCAAAAAGCGGAGGCATTGATTTTCAAGATGAATAGTACATCTATACCAACCCCTTCTTAATTTTTTCTATAAATATATTCATGTTTTTCTTGTTGTAAACGTGACCAAAAAGATTCATCTCGGTCCAGACTTCAAAGGGGATGTTACAACTTACCATTTTGGAGATCTTACTTTTGAGTTAGGTCCACCTAAATCAAAAATCACATAGGTGCCGTTTTCCCTTTTTCCTATATTTCCTGGATGGAAATCATCAATTGCTACTCCTGATTTTTTTACATCTTTTATTATTTTATCAAAATTGAATTTATTTTTAAGAATTGAAACAGCGTTTTGATAAATTTTATTTTCTGGATTTGATTCTTCAATTTGATCCCAAGACATTGTCATAAATGGATAAGTATAATTCATACTTTCGGGCAGGTCTTCCGAAACAGTATCGATTGCTTCATAATAAGTTTTAGATTCTAGTGCATCTATTGGATATATTCTTTCTTGAACAATTATTCCAAAATTTCCATTATTCCATCTATCCCATTTTGGAACTTCGTATGTAAAATTTATTACTTTATATATTCTACACATGTAATTGTATTGTTTATTTTCTAAGTGTTTGGATATCCATAATTCATTTGCATCATATGTTGCTTTTAAAACTTCTCCATTTTGTAATAAATATGCTTCTCCGTTATCCCCTCTTCCTAATAATTTTATATTTTCTATATTTATTCCTTTTTCATTGAGAAGATTTTTATACTCATTTAATAGAATTTTGATTCTGAGGTGGTAGTTTGCCCTTGGATCATCCTCGTTTAATAACCAATTTTTAAAACTTTTCATAACATATTTACACAAACCCCTTCTTAATTTTTTCTATAAATCTGTTCATGTTTTTCTTGTTGTAAACATGACCAAAAAGATTCATCTCGGTCCAGACTTCAAAGGGGATGTTTAATTTGACTCAGATGGAGCTGGTGCGAAAAGACAAATAAAATTATTGTTTAAATATTAAGAAATAATTTTAAAGTTATCCTTCGAGAAGGAGCGAAATTTTATGTGGATTTTAATTCGGATTGTTTGATTTTATATCTTTCTTTGTGCCTCAAAGATTCACAGTTTTTGCACTTATCTCTATAGCCATCGCGCCTAGATTTGTCTTTACTAAAAAGATCAAGAAGTTTTATTTCGTTACACTTTTTACATTGCTTTTTGCCTTCCTTTTCGTAAGGATTTTCTTTAATCAAATGCGGCTTAGGTTTACTTCCTGATATGTGTCCACCTTCTTTTTCGCAGATGTATCTTCCATTTCTTTTGATGTTTTTATCGTAGCTTTTCCTTAAAACAGAGTGATTTTCTTTACAATATTCACAATAAACATTAACTTTATCTAAAGCTATTTTTTCATGGTAGTGTTTTTTGGCTTTTTTTCTATTATTTTCTCTCCTATATTCATGATAATCAATTCCTGTGTTTTTTGTTCTGTAATCATCTGCCCATATTCGAATCTGATTATAGTTCATTCCTAAATCATCTTCTGTCATTAATTTAAAGAGCCAATTATTCTTGAGAGCATATTCTTTGCTGTCTTCTATTTGATTTTTAAACTCATCCACTCTCTGCTTAGGTTTCATTTCAATTGCTTTTTTCTCGCCACTTTTATAAGTCACAAGACAGTCCAGACACCTACCTCTTCCGTTTATTTGAAATCCTAATTGAGTTTCGAAATCCAATACTGTTTCATCTGAATCCAATATCCAGCAAAGTCTAAGTTCATAAGAAGAATCATACGAAAGCTTTCTGCCCGTTTTTTTAGATTCAAATACTCCTCTTCTTTTAGACTTATCATATTTATGTACAGAATGGTTTTCCGCTGTCATCACAGAGAGTTTATTCTTAAGTTTCTTTCCTTCCTCAGTAAGGTAAAAAGCTATTTTTGCTTCTGCCATTTTTCTGCATGTTTCTGGCGAACGTTTATAAGATGTGGATTCTGATATTCTTTTTTTTCCCTCCTTGGTGTAACAACAAGTTCTGCATTTGAATGTTCCATGATTTTTTATATTTCTGGCGGCTGAGTCTTTGTTTGTTGACATTTGATTTTTGCAGCCTTCAACACCGCAAAACATAGAGATTTTGTCTCTAAAACCATATTTTTTGTATTTAATTTCAAATTCTTCGATATTCATTTGTTTTGCTTTTTCTCTTCGAATGTGTTCTTCATCGACTCTGATATTTTTTGTTTTTTCTCCTCTGACGATTTCGGCATCTTCAAGCCCTTATTCCATCCTGCCGAGTATCCAAAAATGAGATTATTCTCCCAGATTTCAGGATGATCTTTCATAAATTGACTCTTTTTATTAATAACATCTTCGGTTTGAATGGCTTTTATAGCCTTGGAAAGTTTCGCGCGACACTCTAAAGTTTTTTCTTTACCTATCTGACAACAACTTTTACATATCTTTAAAAATGGAGGCTCATTCTTCATCCATTTCTTTTTAGCCTTAACAGTTCTTTCCTCACCACATTCAGGACATTTAATTTGATACATATTTTTCTCCTTCACTAATATATTACCATTAAGTCAAATTCCACGCAATAGAATTTTGATCTGAGGTTATACAATAAAAAAACCCCGTGGTCTTTCGACCACAGGGTTTTTGTTTTGCAAATTATAGTGTAAAATTACACGATAAAATTGGCTATGTTGAGGCGAGCGTAGAACTTTGCTCCCTCTCTAAGCAACTTCTTCCCATACCTTGTTAACAGTCCTTTTCTTGGGGAGAAGGAATCTGGGTCTAACACAACTGGTGTCTGTGTGAGTGGCACGTATGGGCAGTAGAAATATCCGCTGTCCATATAGCTGTCACCCTTATAACCCATAAGGAGCTGTCCGGTTGGGAACAGTGGATCCTTATACAGTCTCCAACGATTGTTTACAGTACCGACATACTGGATGCCGAGTGAGCTTGTAAATGTTTCTGAAGGAGCTGGTGCGAAACCCGCAGTAGCTGTTTCGAAAACTGAAGCAACTTCTGGTGATGTAACAATGAAGTTAGCACCGCCACGAAGTGTCTTACGATGGATCACGTTGCTGACTTCAACAACCTTGACGTATAGTGATTCATACTTTTCCTTGATGGTATCACCAAGAGCAGTATTGAAATCCCAAGCTGAAACAGTACCAGCGTTATTGCGGAGGTCACCAAGAACTTCACGATCGATTTCAAGGTTGATTTCCTGAGCAAGAACGGCAGTTAGCTCAGCCTCGGCGTCGAGGTTGTGCTGTGAGCGAAGATCTTGCTGAGCTTCGTAGCTCCAAACTGCCTTCAGTTTGCGAGTCTTAGCGGCAATTTCCTGGCTCTCGATTGTCAGATTGATCTCTGGCATATCGGGGTTGTTTTCCATGTTGTATTCATAGCTGATTACAACCTTTGAACCACCCGATGAACCTGTCCAAGTTAGTGCAAGAGCACCATCAGCTAGGCTGAGTGTACCAGCAGTAACATAAGCACCACCACTAACGTCAACGCTGGTAAGACTTAGGCTGCTGCTGTTTGCAGGAACAACGAATGTCTGGATAACGTTAACACCATCATAGACGGTACCAGTGACAGTACCAGCAACAACTGGAACGTGCTCAAGTGTAGCACTTGTGACGTTGCCCGAAACACTGGCGTGAACTTCGTTCTGAACGAACTGATGTGAATAGAAAACGTCAAGGTTAGCAGTGCCGTCAGCAAGCTGCTGTAGTGAGTTAGCATCATCGCCGGGGAAGCCGACTTTGTTGCTAGCACCACGGACCGCACCCTTGTCGCTTCCGTATCTAAAACGGAGATAGTAAACGAGACCGGTTGGTCCGAGCAATGGCTGGACTGAAACGATCTTGTTTGCAATCAACTGTGGATAAACTCTACGAACGAGTGGGATGCTGATTCTCTTGAATTGAGCAACGTCACCTGTGTCAGTAGCAGACTCATTGATGAGTCTCTGGTTTTCAAGAAGTACGGCTGTATTGGATCGGACAGTACGATCTTCGATTCCATCTAATAAGCCAGTCTTCTTCCAACGAGACTCTAACTCCTTAGCCTCGTTTAGAAATTTAGCATTGATATTCATAATTAACCTTTTCTATAAAACTTTTGTTTAAAAAATCCTTTTTTATACCTTAATTGGTTCTTTTAACACCAGCTAAGACTTGTAAATCGTTGAAGTCACTTGTGTCGCTAGCATTTTCCGCAATGATAGCTTCACCGGCAACTAGTTGTCCTCTCCCCGATACATTCTTGCTTTTTTCGACTCTTTCATTCTGTTCATTAACAATCCCAGTCTTCTTAGCGACAACTGCAACTTCTTTCTGCTCAGTAATAACATTGTGAGCAGCTCTTACAGCTTCGTTAAGTTTGGTGTTCTCGGTGCTTAAGCGAATGCTTCTGGCTTCGAGGAGCTTGATTTGACCCTTCAGGTCATCAATAGCCTTCTTTGATTCTTCAAGTTTGGCACCTGAAGCAGCAGCATAATCTTCGTCACTTAAGTAATCACTTGTGATATCAACGATCTTGTCGAAGGCACTCTTGTGCTCAGCCATTCTTGGATCGTTCATAATATCATGTTTGGCTTGTTCATAAATCTCAGATCCCTTGAACTGTAGGAACTGATCGACTTTATCAACAATGTATTCTTTCATCTCAGCGAGCTTCTTGTCATACTCTTCGTATAGGGAAACTTCGAGATTACCATTCTTGCTTCTTTCTTCTTTGAGCATTTGGTAAGCTTCTTCATAACCCTCTTCAAGAGCAGCTTCATACTCTTCGCTTTGAACTTCGAGTCTATTTCTTAGCTCACTGATAATTGAGTAAGCTTCGGTATAACCCTTCTCAGCGACAGTTTCGGCGTCTTTGAGTTCCTTGGAAAGCTCAGCATAAGCTTCCTCAAGTTTGTTGTTGAATTCAGTCTCTAACTCTGTCTTAGCTTCCTTCAGCATCTCCTCAATGGCTGAAGTAACTTCACTAACTTGATCTTCAGGCAACAGTTTCTCAAGTGCCTCTTGGATTTTATTGTTCATGAGCCTACACCTCGCTTTAATGAATTGGTTGAATTTTCTATTAATGTACCTAAGCAAGCAATTAAAGCTTGTTTATTCACTTTATATATGCTTGAGCTTTCATTTTTTCTCGAAAATTCTTCCACCGCAGAAGAATTTTCCATACTCACCACTGAACTTTCCTTTTTAGCTGGAACTTTTTCTTGGTAAGCAGCAAATGTGCTTGGATCGGCAACTGCATCGAATGTTATTAACTTGTAGCTTTCGCCAATCACAAGTATTCCATTCTCGTCAACTTTGCCATTACCAACACCTCTACTACTGATGCCAATTCTAACTCCATCGTTTAAAAGACTTTTCAGTATTTTTCCATGAGGAGTGTTGAGGATTTCCCCTTCACCCATCAATACATTTCCGTCCCACCAGAGCTTTGTAATAACATGACTTGCCTTCTCAAAGTGAATGATGCTATCAGTTGGATGATCCAACTCACCAATCAAGCCTCTGTGTTTTACGCACTCTTGTAATTTCTTGACGTTCTCATCGAGGACGCCATATGGGTACATTCTTTTGTTTTTATTAATTGCTTCTGCTTCTTGGAATTTACCTCTGAATTTGGTGAGCCCTTTATCACTCACCGATTCATTCAAATCCATCGTGAAGCCAGAATGCTGACAACTGTCTATGAATAGTATTTCTTGTATTTCTTTCATAATTACTCCTTAAATTATTTGGCTAAGGGGTTGTTAAGATTGGGCCATGTATCCTTGCCTTGATTTGTGCCCAGATCGTCACTATCCTTGTCTACTCCTTTATCGCCTTTCATAGTAAACTCCATTGAACTTGGAACATAAGGATTGCTGAGTGAAGGATATGTATCTTCTCCACCAACATTGCCCCATGCATTGCTCATGAGTTCGTCATCAAGATCGTTCTTGATTGTTTTGCCGTCACTTACTGGAGATTTGCCAGTGTCTACTACACTGTCATCCTCAGCATCAGCAGCGGGTGAATAACTCTTCTTGGCATGAGCGTGAACCATTGGGTGGTCACCTGTGGCTGATACATTTGGTTCCATTGTTTCCCAATCCATTGATCCGAGGTTGCTCTCGTAAATGTCTCTGAGATAGTTGGCAACAAACTCAGCAAGCTGAACATCTGGCTCTTGCTCTCTATTTACAACATAAATACACTCTTGCATGAGCTGAGTGGTTTCACTTACTATTTCCTTTTCTCCGAGGCTTTCTGCAAGACTCTTCAAACTATCAAGAGCTTCATACAGATCAGAGAACACCTTTAGCTCACCTGCTTCTGAAGCATCAACATAGTTGTAAAGTTTGTTTGCAACATCCTTGAATTCAACATACTTGTCTTCGCTCTCTAGCTTAACGCCAGTGAGGCTAACAATCTTTGATACTCTGTCTGCGTATGCATCGAAAGCGGTTCTTAAGATTGCTTCGGAGATGAATTCACATGTATTATCATCATAATTTCTTGCACCAGCCATCTCAAGAGCACTCTTTACTGTTTCAGACATTTCTGACTGTGTGAGATAAAGAACTTCTGGGAAACTGGCAACTACGTTCTCAAGAGCTGTTTCTAAACCATTGTTGTTTGAAACATTGTTATGCTTCTTGATTTCAACAACGTGCTTAGCAAACTTTTCGCTTTCACAAAGCTTCTTAGCCTTGCTTCTGAGAACCTTGACTTCGGTGTCCATGGTCTTCCAATCAAAACTCAGAATCTTGCCTTCATTCTTCTTGAGATCTGATGGGATCTTAACAGCAACTACATTGCCTTTATCATCATGGTTTATGGTGCATTCCTTGTAGAATGGACCCATTTCTTTGTGATTTACATAACCAAGAACGTTCTCTGTTAAAGTGTTCCATTCTTTCATGGTCTTAACAACGTACATTCTGGCTCTTGGGTTTGACATGCCCTTGAGTCTTCTTTTGGCTGGAGCTGTGAGAGTCTTGAAAGCACTCTTCATACCCCTTCTCTTTCTCTTGGTTATTAGCATTTTTCTGATACGCTCCTTGACAACAGATCGCTTTTGATGTCTGTTTCTTAGTGGGCTACGTCTGCCGTGTGGATTGGCTACTTTAACCTTATAACCCTCAGCTAGACTTCTTTTTACACCTGGGAGCTTGAGGTACTCACCTAGTTTAGCACCAGCTTCTTCTTCTTTGTTTTCAATAAGATCATCAATCAATGATGAAATAAGCTTCTTTGACTCATTCTTTTCGCTATCTTCGTCGATCACAAGCTCTTCAACGTTCTCAAGGCTTAAGCCACTCGCGTCGAGTTTGTAGTTGGCACGAACATAGTCCTGATCAAGAGTCTTATAAACAGCTTCTGACTCGTTAAAGAAAACTAATTCAAGTTGCTCTGTTTCTAAGACGTTAGCTAGAACTTCTTCTGCATTAACTAACTGCTCTTGAATTTTGGAAATGGATGCCTCTTCCATTTTCTTCAAGGCATCATAGCTGATTAATTTACGCTTCATAATTTTATAACTCCCTAGGTAAGTTTTGATCTTCTGACAAAAATCCTCTAATACGGTATATCAACTATTTTGTAATCACCTTTGATCACAAACAGACTGGTTGATAATCAGCCTTGTGGATTTTGTTCCACAACATTATGTATATATGATTGTGGGTTTAAAATTTTTCTTAAAAAATTTATCAAGGAATATTTTAAAAACACAATAAAATTGATATATACAATTGACTAACTTTAAATAGTCTAAAACCTAATTATTAAGAGAGAAATTATGAAATCTTTTCAAAAGTTTATTGAAAGTCTTGACACTGGTCTTCGTGGAGAACTTGAAAAAAGCGTTGGAAATGCTTCTTTTAATCAGGATCAAGAAAAAGCTATAGCAACTGTTACCAACTTGATCATGATGGCAGCCAATGAATCACCAGCCAGACTCATGACTATGTTGAAAACACTTAGTTCAAGTGAGCCAGCCATGAAAGCTATTTATGATCAAATTGATGTTAGTGCACTAAGAATGGCTGCTAAGAAGCACGTCAGCCCAGAAGCTGTAGACGATGACAACATGATTGCCACATCACCAGATGATGCTATGAGACATGGTGTCTAATGAAAAGTTTTAATGAGTGGGTTTTAACAGAAGAAGCTAAGAAATCTTCTCCTAAAAAGAAGGTTGAAAAAAAGTCTTCTTCAAAAAAAGAAGACGTTAATACCACTAATAAAATTCATGCTGTAATGGATATTGCAGAAAGTATTCAACATGTGTTTAAAAAATATACTTTGAACACAAGAAAAGATGCTTGGAGAAAATTAAACACTCCAAAAGCAAAAGAACTTTTTGAAAAATTGCTCATAAATCCCGATAGATCTCTCAACACTTTCAGAAATATAGCCACTGAAAAATAATCCCTTGTCAAACTACTAAATACTTATAGTCAGTAAGACAAGGAGGACTATGAAAAGGAATTCATGGTTTTTGTTAGGGATTTTTCTGTACATAAGCGTTATTTTTACCGTTAAAATAACAAGTACAGAGAACTTATACCCAACACCTTATTTAACTAGCACGAATCCAGTCGCTAGTTATGAGGGTGAGGTAGAAGATGATCTCAGTGATGTTCAGGTTCCCATTCCAATGAAGGACAGGGTTCCAAATAGGACTGGCATACAATGTGTATGGTCGAGCATAGAAACTATTGCAAGATATTGTGGCGAAAATAAATTATATGACTTAACATATAATGATAACTATAAAAGTTATGCAAGTCCAAAATCTGCAAGAAAAATGTTTGAAACATATGAAGTGAAATATGAAATAACAACAAGTAAAAATGATAGAAGCTTGTTAATAAAGGGTTGCGTGATTGAAAGAAGAGGTTGTACTTTTGGAGTGCCAGGTCATGTTATGGTCATAGTTCATTACGATGAAGAAAAAGGTGTAATAAAATATATCAATAATAGTGATCCGCAACTGAAAGTAAGAACTTGGACAATGCAAGAATTTAATAAAAGATGGGATGGTTGGGTTATGATTGTTTATGCCGAGAATGATAGGATATCACATAGGCAAAACATTCCAATAAAAGATAGAAATGGTGAGCAAGGAAGCTACGACAAAAATTATGTTGTCACACCAAAATGATTCTTGGCAGACCCACTGATGAAAATTGGTGGGTCTGTTTTTATTTCAAAATAATTTTGATGGAATTTCTCTTCTGATCCCAAAAGACGCAAACCTAGGCTTTCGCTTTTCCTTTTTTCTGTTTTTCTTAGTTGGAGGTAGGTCATCTCCACCCAAACTCATATTAGGATCTGCTGTTAATTCGCTTCCAAGGGGTGGATGATCATTTTGATCTGTGGCTGGGTCAGCCATAGAACCATAAATAAATCCTCCACCACTTTCAAGCCATTGTTTAAAGTTCATAGTTTTTTTAAAACTTCTGTAGCCTTATCCAATTCTTCTTGTGTTTCAAACTTTAAAGTTGAAGAACCATCCTCGTTTTTTTCCACTCTATAGCTTGAATTTATCTCGTTGAGAAGTTCTCTTATTTTCTTAATTTCACTTGTTGATACTTGTAAATTAAACATTTTTTCTCCTTATATTGTAGCTGTTGGGGCTGGAGTAGCTGTAGCTGTTGGGGCTGGAGTAGCTGTAGCTGTTGGGGCTGGAGTAGCTGTAGCTGTTGGGGCTGGAGTAGCTGTCACTGTTGGTGTTGGAGTAGGTGTTGGAATTACGATAGTCTGTGTTAATATTGATTCAAGCAAAGAATTCCATTCCTCACCAGCACCTTCTCCACCAATAGGAGGTGCATCATACCAATCCCAGCCCAGAACATATATTTTGCCATCTCCATAAGGAATCAAGGTAACTACGGATTGATTTACTCCATCGCCTTCGTAAATAGTAATAGAATTTTCTGGTAATGTGCTTGTAACTATTGATGATGTGGCACTAAGATCAATAAGAGCTCTACTCGCCTCAGGAAAAATTTCAGAACCAATTTCTGTTAAAGAAATTGGTTCGTCTGAACCATCAGTAGCATCTAGGCTAAATCCAAAAACCGCATTTAACACTTCTGGCACATCGCCATTATTTGGATGAAACATAACTAGTGTTCCACCACTGTACACATAGTTTTCCAAATAGGATTTGGCGCCGATGGTCAAATCAGGATTTAAATCCTCTTTTTCTATCTCAGGTATTAATAAAAACCCGCCTGAGAAACTTGCAAAACTTGATGCACTAATATCTGTAAATGTTGTGTAAGATATACCGACACTATTCATAAAAGCAATAAGATTATTTGGTTCTCGACTGACGCTACCATTAACATTTTCTATATAGTCAACATATTTATTGTTAATTAGTATATGAATGCCTCCTTGTTTGACTCCATCAATAATATTATTGAATTGCTCGCCATCAGCAAGACGTCCTACCATTTTTCTATTTTCTCCATTTACAACCATAACTCCATTAAGAGTTCTTTGTAAAGATTTGCCATTAAGTAAAGAGGTATCTAAACCTCCTTCTGTTGCCATATTAACAACATCGGGACTTAAATTAACTATAAAATCAGTCATAATATATTCCTTTTAATTAAATGTGAATTAGTGCTGTGATAATATTTAGTGCTGTTGTGATAATATTTAGTGTTGTTTTTATGGCAAGGATGCTCCACGCCAAGAATTTGAATACCCCCAATTGTTTGTTTTACTAATTGTCGAAGTAGAATAACTTAAATTAAATCCAGTTGATCCACTGTTAAAACTAGACGGCTGTGCGTACACCACAAAGAAAGGCAAAAAGTCCCCAGGAACTAAATTAATATTTACTGACTGTTCATTAGTAACTCCGCCTAAGTCATAATTACTCATTGTTGGAGATAAAGCATGAGATCCTAGCCATAGATAACTTCCGCTATCTGCAGATAGGTAAAAAGTATGAGTTTCTGCAGTTGTTGCCAAAAAATATCCTTGTATCTTAATGACTCCAGCACCCCAATTCATTAGGTTTTGACCAACAACTGTTCCCGAACTATATACAACACTTACTGTGCTGTGAGTGCCAAAATATTCAATTGTGTCATCCCATTCACTAGCATATATGTAAGCCGTATATCCTGCGTTTAAGCCCCCAGGATCAGGGTATGTTATTGGGTATGGTGTATTAGTTGGAGTCGGAGTCGGTGTTGGTGTTGGTGTTGGACAAATTTCTATATTTGAAATAGTGTTGTAAGAAGCCCACATAAACGATTTATTTTCACTTGAATAATAATAATATTTATTTGCAACCACAGTTTGAATTTGTGCTCCTAAGGAATCCAAATAAAAACTCATACCATTAGTAAGTGTTGGGCTTGGAGAATATATGGTTATTTCTCCCCAACCCTCCGATTCTAAAGCGCACGCAGTTTCATTATCAACCCAACCATACTTATTATTCATACCATCTGATTCACTATATTTTATTGTATATGAATACGGTGCTAAATCACCAGTAGCTGTTGCTGTTGGTTCAGGTGTAGCTGTTGCTGTTGGTTCAGGTGTAGCTGTTGCTGTTGGTTCAGGTGTAGCTGTTGCTGTTGGTTCAGGTGTAGCTGTTGCTGTTGGTTCAGGTGTAGCTGTTGCTGTTGGCGTAGGTGTAGCTGTTGCTGTTGGCGTAGGTGTAGCTGTTGCTGTTGGTGTAGGTGTAGCTGTTGCTGTTGGCGTAGGTGTAGCTGTTGCTGTTGGCGTAGGTGTAGCTGTTGCTGTTGGCGTAGGTGTTGGTGTTGGTGTTGGTGTAACCACCACAGGTTCTACGAACGAACTAACTGCGTTATACCAAGTATTTGTGTCTGAGCTCACAATTTCGCCATCTTTAGCCGAAACTACTTTTCTGTTTCCGCAATTATCAGTAAGTTCAAAGTATCCGGTTCTCTGGATACTTCTACGTTTTCCGGTAACTGGATCGACTATTATTGCAGTATCCATATTGCCTTCTCCGTCATAGGCATAATTAGGAATAGTTTCTGGATGATCTGGACTAAGATTTAATTCATATGTCTTTGGACCACAGCCACCTAATCCAGCTACTTCCAAGAATTTAGTTGCAATTTCTTTTGCTTCTGCAGCCTCCATTGCAACCCCATTGCCTTTGCCCACACAAAGAAAGAAGAGTTTTGTCTTGCCCTCAAGCCCAGTGATGCAATGCTCATCACCCCTAGAAGTTGGATCATAAAACTGATCGATTCCATCTCCATTACCATCAACGATTATAATGTGGTTTATCGAAGGATCACCAGCACCATAATTAGTTTTGAGATATGCGGTATAAGTGTTGCCCCCTGCGTTAATTGGGAATATTTCTGAAATATCTGCACCGTCGCCGTCCGATCCTATATCCCCAGTTATTGAAAACTGTGTGATGTTGATGTTGTTTGCCGCAAGCACGAACATTCCGGGGAACATAGCTGTGAAGTAACTGCTCCCTTCACCGAAATATCCATCACCGACCATGACGTGGCTGTCGCACACAGGGAGATATCGGTACTCAGGCCACTCAATATCGTCGCTACCTGTTTCGTCTGGACCTCTTGATTCATCATAAAAATCGTCCTCTGGTCCTTGATCCCATGCTTGAGTGTGAGTGGAAGGAATGCTACTGTTAGCGTTAAGCCCACAAATAACTCCGGCTTCGGGACACCCGCAAGCTCCTTCACCACCGCTGACAACATTATTGCCTCCATAGCACTTAATGTAAAGATAAGGAAGCGTCAGATTGGTATTTAAAAAATTTGCTCCGTCATACATGTCGTCCATGCCGTCGTCTATTCCCATCTGCTTGAAAGCAGGAAGAACGCTCCACTCCTGCAACGTGCCATTTGCGTCCAACTTGGCGTATTGAAACCTTGCGGCATGGTTGTAATCAGTGAAACTTCCGGCAACATAAACATTACCATCAGCGTCCAATTTTATATCTTGAACTCTTGGACCCCAATTCCATCCATTATAACTGAATCCGAATCCGATATCGAATGTTCTGTCTATCGAAGTAGATGCAGCAGGATAGGTATATTCCAATCTTGCTATCCTGCTCTGCCACAACCCGTTTGCATTGTCGAACCAACCACCAACTATTATCTTTCCATCATCTTGAAGAGCTATGGTGTTAACTCCGCCTTGATGATTGCCATCATCGGGTGTGTCTCCTGTCCAAACATCATCAAAGAAAACAGAAAGGAAATTATTGTCTCTAGTTCCGTCGCTGTTCAAAAGAGTCAGTCCCTTTCCACAATCTACGCCATTATAGGTGCTGAACCAGTGTCCAACTAAAACTTTATTATCAGGCTGAACCTTGATGGAACTTACTCTGGGATTGCCACCGCCGATACTACTACCAAACCCAGACCCTACGCTAAAACTGCCGTCTGTGGTTCCGTCTTCATTCAACTTTATGATCTTGTTCGTGAACTGACCGCCGACATATATTCCAAGGGTTCCTCCGGAATAGTCGCCCGTCACCTCTATTGCGTGAACAGCGCCATTCAATGAAACATTTCCCGCAAAGGTTCCATCCACAATTCCATTGCTGTCCAAAAGGGCAATTTTGCTACAATTTACGCCGCCATATTGGTTAAAACTTCCACCAATCAAGATTCGGTCATCACTTAGCACCTTGACCACATATATGTTGCTATTTGCACCCGGAACACAATTAAATTCATTAAGAGTTCCGTCCGAGTTCAGCCTGACGATGCGACCCGCCGATGCCTCGACATCGAACTGATTGACTTGGTCAAAATGCCCGACCACAATCAATCTCTCATCTGACTGTTGAGCGACATCACGAACGTATCCGTTATCACCACCGCTGAAAACAGGAGGCATAAAACTTTCATCTTCTGTTCCGTCCTCGTTTATTCTTCTTATGTTGCGAGATTGGTCGTTTAACCCACTCACACCTCCGACCACAATCTTTCCATCAGCCTGTATGAGCACAACATCGCCAAGACCAAGCTGATCAAAGTTGGGATCTATTCCATCTCCACTACCGCCATCTATATCGGCATCGTCTGAAAACAGAAACAGACCCTTAACAAGGTCAGTGACCTGGGAGTAACCCGTCTTGAGATTGCTTAGTTGCCCATTCAACTCTTCGTCGTCCGAGGCACCATTTGCTTCGTAAATGTTGATCATTACGCCCTTGAAGTAAGCCGTGCCTCCATCATAGTCAGCATCAAATCCAATTCGGTAAGGACCGCCATCCATCAACTTCTCGTGCAACACAATTGTGTCAAGAACAGTTCCTAAGGTGTCCTCGCCTTCATAGGTGACGGCAGTAACGGTTCTGGCGGCTGGGTTATATGTGACCTTGAAGGTGTAGACGCCATTTTCTAGAACATCGGAGCCTCTTCTGTCTGAGTTCCATAAACCATAATACTCACCAGAATTGTTTACAAACTTGTTCGTGCCGTAAATGTATGGAGTTGGGCAATTAACAGAAAACGCTATTCTTGAAGGATCTGGATTCCAATTCCAATTTGGTAATTGTCCATCATTATAAAAACATATACCTTGGTCTGTGCAATCATCATTGTGATCTACTGTAAAAATAACTTCACAAACTTGATGCCCACTGATATTAAAATTAGTTCTTACGCTATATCCTGTGATCGGAGTGCTGCCGAACGGACCATCCTGACTAGAATTTCCAATAAAATACATACCATCAGGACCAAAGCCAAAGTCAGTGTTTAAGGTTTTCCCGGTTTGATTACCATATTCGGCTAGCCAAGATGGTATTGAAGTAAGGTCGCTGGTATATGTTTTCATATAATTTCCTTTTTAATGATTTATAAAGGTATATATGAAAACTACAAATTATTTAACAATTAGACTTTTGATTTTATATCTATACTTTTCATAGAAGCTTTCGGCTTCGCTCATTATGTTTCTATCTATATAAATTTCTTTTTTATCTTGTGTGTTATTTTTTATCTTTATTTTATCTTTTATTCCAATCATTTGATGAATTTTATTGTAAGTTTCATTGTTTTGTAAATCTTCATCAAAAAACACAAGGCAGTCGCCTGATTTTTTGATCATCTCATATATTCTTCTAACTCTAAAGCAGTAATAATTACAAGCAGTTCTTTCATCATAAATCTTATTATGAACTATGCTATCTAAAGATTTTTTTGGATCACCAACAACATAAACAAAGTTCAGATATTTAAATAATTCTTTGCAAGAAAACTCATGATTATAGAGAATGTGATCAAAATAAACCTTGGGTCTTTTTCTATATTCTGTGTTTGGTCTTTTAAAAGATAGACAATCTAAGTTGGAATATAAATTAAAATTTAACCTCTGAAGCCTAACACCAGAGTCCAAATTTTGAACTAATCTGTCACTTCCTGATTCTAAGTGACTTACAATTAAAAGAATTTTATTCATTTTAATTCAACTGTTAAATTACAAACAACTTCTTTTTTCTCTTCTGCGGAAGTTTCAATAGAAATTCCAGGTATTCCTTCGATTTTTAGCATAAATTACCTCTCTTTAGGAGAGTTAATAATAATAAAGTTTATACTTAAAGCTTGGTCCACCTCGGCGGCTTTTGTGATAGACTTGCATAACAGCACACCATAGAATTAATTCTTTTACTTTGTGTTTTCTTGCTAAAGACACGAGATCATCTTCCTTAAATCCTTTCTCCCTCTCCGCCAGTAACCAAGAAGTTATTTTTTCAACACTTTCTTCTTCCGAGCTAGACAGATGATTTAGCATATAATTACCCAAAAAAAATGCCTCATCGCGATCGTCGCCTTTTGATTCACTTGTGTCAGCCATTGTTTTAAGAATAGAGTCAAAAGAATGTCCTTTTTCAAGCTCTCCTCTTGCCCAATTTACCAAATTCTTTTCTCTTGATAGTCGATTTAGGTAGCGTGCATTATTATTAATAATGTGATCAGGTATTTTATGATCTTTTGCTATTTTATTTATTGAATCTATCGAATGTCCTTTTTCAAACTCTCCTCTTGCCCATTTATTATATTCCTCGACTTTTTTATAATAGATGTCAGCCTCTTCTTTTGATTTCCAATGCTTTCCGTAGATGTCGCGAACGGAGTCTGGTTCTCCGCCTGGCTCGTGGGACCAGGGCAAGGGCTCTTCATCTTCGTGTTCTTCATTTTCTCTTAAAAACTTTTTAAAAGTTCTCATGTTGTTGGAGGAGGTGATGGTCCACCAGAAGGAGTTCCACCAGAAGGAGTTCCACCAGAAGGAGTTCCACCAGAAGGAGTTCCACCAGAAGGAGTTCCAGCACCTCTTTGAGAGAATGTTGGTTGAGTATTTGCCGCAGGCTGCATTCTTGGAATCATTTCTTTTTGCTTTTCAAGAGTAGCCAATATTCTTTTCATGTAGAAGGCTAAATTAGTTTTTCCATCTGTCATTGTCATATTTTTAGTCTGATCATTCTTTTCTAATGTATCGATTAATGCTTTCAAAGAATTAACAGCAGAATCAAATTTAGATCCAGGACCCATTACTGTGTCCTTTGCTTGAGCCCAGCCCCCCTTGACGCCTCCGCCGCTGATAACATTTTGTCCGAATTGCTTGATCCCAGAACCAATATTTTTTATTGTATCTAAAAATCCTTCTTGTAACTCAATATCTGGATCTTTCGAAACATAATCTAATATGAATGTTTGTGGATCTATGTCCATTTCAACCATAAGATCGGCTGCTCTGACAATAGAGTTCTCAAGATTCTTGTGATCAACAAATTCATAAAAAGTTTTCATTGTTTTTCCTTGTTATCGAGTTGCTAAATTATATATACACAATAAAAAAAAATTTTCTAATATATAATAGGCTTTACAAAAGGAAAAACATGAGAAGAAAACTTTTAATTTTAACGTCTTTTTTGCTTTCATTGATTAATTCTGGGCTAATTTACACAAAATTTGTTGTTATCGATAAACAACCACAGAAAATCGAAGAAAAAAAGTTTAATTCTCTTGAAGAAGCTGTAGAAGCCGTGAGCGAACAAGATTTGAAGCAATATGTTGAAAAATTATCTGATAAAGATCTTGAAGGCAGAATGAGCGGCAAATCTGGTAATAAAAAAGCCGCAGATTACATTGATTCTGTGTTGGATGAGAATGGAATATCTCATGTAAGACAAAGATTTGGTATTAAAAAAGCAGTCAACATTGGTCCAAACAAAGAAGAAGGAGATGCATTCACAGAAAATATAATTGCTTATATTATATCGGACACTAATAAAGACGACATAATAGTTTTAGGAGCACATTTTGATCATATAGGCTACGGACCTGCATATAGTAGGGATAAGACTGCAATTCATCCTGGTGCTGATGATAATGCCAGCGGTGTGAGTGTTCTTTTGGAATTAGCCAAGATTCTGAAGACTATGAAATTAAATAAAACAGTTTGCTTTCAGTTTTATTCAGGTGAAGAAATGGGTTTATTGGGAAGCAAGTATTATTGCAATAACCCTATTCTGCCACTAGACGGTCCAGACATTAAAAAGCATTTGGCAATGATAAATTTTGATATGGTGGGATATTTAGATGAAAAATATATCAGAAAAGCCAATATGTTTGAAAGCTCGGTTGATCTTAGAGAATATGTTTATAGTTTAAATGAAAAATATAATTTCGCAAAAAAGATTAGCGGATTCGGACCAGGTTCAAGCGACCACTCAAGTTTTTATAATAAAAAAATACCAATAGCTTTTATTCATACAGGAGTTCATCCATATTATCACACATCAAGAGATACTCCTGAAAAACTAAACTACAAGGGTATGGTTGAAATAACAAAATTCGCTCTTGAACTTATAAACAAAATTGATTACAATAATAATCCTAAATTCACAATAGTTGACTTCAAGCCTTTTGAAGCCAGCTACGATCACGAACAAATAAAATTCGGAGAATAATAGTGACTAAACAAGAGCTTATCAATCTTTTAAACAATGATCTTAAAAATGAATGGAAGCATCATAATTTTTATCTTCATAACGCAAGCACACTCACAGGCTTGCTTTCAATAGAATATAAAGAGTTTCTATTAAAGCAGGCTGAAAGTGAAATGCATCATGTGACTCAGTGGTCAGACATGATAAAAGGCTTGGGCGGCATTCCTACAAAAGTGTGCAACGAGTTTCCAACATTGTCTTCTCTTGGAGAGATTCTTAACTACGCTCTATCTATGGAAGAAGAAGTGTTGGCTAATTATGTCAAAAGAATAGATGATGCCGAACAACTGGGCGGGGTAGACGGATATTGGGTCACTATATTTCTTGAAAATCAAATACAAGACAGCAGACAAGATAGAGACGAAATACTTAAATTTTTAAGTTAATGTGGTTGCCTATGGTGTTGGTGTAGAACAAGGTTGCGTATTACAACTTCTGCTTTCAGATAGCGCAGGACAAGCACTGCCTCCATTTGCAGGAGCCACCAATACAGAGCGTCTGTGTGTTTGTGTGCCACCATCACAAGTTTGACTACACGCACTCCAAGCACCCCAAGCGCTGACCACACAGTCTACTGGTAGTTGTGTAGGTGGCGTTGGTGTTGGCGTAGGAGTAGGAGTGGAAGTAGGAGTTGGTGTGGGTAATGTGTTTTGATCAACAAACCCGAAACAAACTGTGCAGTAATTTTCACTCACAGTATAATTAAATGTCACACTACTTACCATTCCGTCTATTCTAATGATATTAAATCCTTCTGCGCCTGTAAACTGATCATATTGAGTAGAATTTGTTGGATTTTGATATGTTGTATCTATACTCCAAATTGGAGTAAATGGCGTTGAAACCTGAACAGGAACAGCAAGTCCTGGTTGACCAACACTAGCGAATGCAACCAAAGCATCTGTGACAGGACTACTGAAAGTAGCAGTAAATATACCAGATTGGGTATTTTTTATTTGAGTCCCATTAAACGGCACACCATACTCTGCAGGAAAGGAATTCGCAGCATACATTCCAGTAAGCTCTCCCATTCCACCACCGCTTTGGGTAATCGCAACAGTAATATCGTTTTGACCGATTCCAGATGCTGTGTTTGATGTAACAGAATTAATAGTCATCCACTGAAATCCCGAACTACCAAAAACTTGTGGCGTGGGCGTTGGCGTGGGCGTGGGATTTGGGGTTGGAGTTGGCGTCAAATTAGAACCAAAATACAATATTTGATTTGTAATTTTATACAAAGGCTTTTTCCAAAACCTACGTACAACACCCTTGGTTAAATCATAGTGTCCATGAGATTTAAAATATTTTTTCATAACTATGGTGTTACGAAATCACCATTTGCCAACACATATGGTATTTCTGTAACCTTTGAGGGATTAGTATTGCTACCACTATATGTGTAGTTTATTTTTCGAGCAAAGTCGCCTTCCACCGCTCCAGCAGGATATTCGATTATTTGAGTTATCCTATCACTACCATCTACTGTTATTTTTTGAAAAGTAAATAAGCCAGATCTTCCCTTAAGAAGCTCATAATCATCTTTTGAAGGTATTGTGAATCCAGCAGCCTCAATTACATCCTGATCTAAGGAATCAGAGGTGTCCAGCTTGATTAACATCCCGAGGCTATCTGGATAAGTTAATCTATTTTCTATTGTGTGTCTTTCAAAATAACTTGGAAGATCTGCAACACTTGCATATTTGTTGAATTTTAATAAAGATTCGGCGCCTGTATTGCTAAAATAAATCTTTATATCCTGACGCTTTAGATTATTCTTGGATACAACAATTGTGTCTGCATTATTTAATTTGGTAACAGAAGCAACAAGTAGTTCTGAAAAAACTGGGTTTGCATTTAATGCGGATGCTATTTCCGAAGCTCTTGTTTGTGAGGCAGTTGCTCCAGCTATGTTTATTTGAATTGAGCTCCATATTTTAAAATCTCTATCCCAAGAATAATTTAGAGTCAAAGTATTCAAAGATGAAAGATCGTACGGACCAGAGTTCCAAGCTATTTGTTTTGTTTGAGCATTTTTATTTGCTGGTATCTTGTAAGTGATAGATGCTTGTCTATCACCTAAAACTAAATAGCCTTGAAATTCTTGATCAAATAAATTTTGAAAAAACATTTTTAATCCTTATTTAACTAGCAGGTAAACTAAACCTATTACTTGAAGAGCAATAAATACAACTAAAACTTTATCTACAACTTTTGAGACATCCAGTTTTGCATCACTCTTTTTTGCTACTGACATCTTTTCTTCAATTTTTTGTATCATTGATTTTTTGGCATCAACTTTTGATTCAACCGCCTTAGGAGCTAAAGATTTATTTTCTTTTGCGGGCTGTTTTCTATTTTTAGGAACCATGGGCTTTTGTTTTTGATCCAATGGTTTTGTTTCATTTTTCTTGTTAGGTTTTTTCATTTTTGTCTCCCTTTTAAGTACAGGTATATATAATTATATTCCCCATTTATTACTTAAGTAATTTATCAATTTTTTCTTATTTTCTTCAAAATTTGATTTGGATAATTCTTTTTGCTTCTCTCGGCTCTTAATTTCCTTTTCTTTAGCCCTTTTGTATAGTGGGTTTATCTTTTCCTCCCATACAATGTTTGGAACATAAGCCTCTAATTCTCCCGAAACTTCCTCATAAACATTTTGTGATTCATATGCTACTTTAATTTTTTTATCATTTTCAAAAACAAATATTTCTAAATTAACGCCCATTCCAAGTCCATCAAAAAACCAACCTACGCAATCAACATTTGATTCTATATCCATTTCCTGTATGTCTTCGCCGGAAGTTTTCCAAAAATCATCATATGACAAAGTCTCTTTAACTACGCCTTGATCTAATATCTCATGACCAAGATTTCTGGCTATACATACGAGCTTCCCTTGAAATCCCATGTATTCTTTTTGTATGGCTTCTACTGTTCTTTTTTCTTTTATTTGTTGTTCATTAAATTTCATGGCTTCACGCAATATATATCTATAGAGTCAAAAGAAAAAGGAGTTTCTTATGCTAAACAAAATATATAATTGGATTTTTCCAACTAAAAAAACAAACATTCTGAATAATAATCAACCCATAGAATATTGGGTGAATGATCCAACAACCCCGGAATTAATAGGAAGCACCATATATTCTGGCTCTGTTTTGCCTATTGATGTCAGCGGATTCGTAGGTGGTGGACACAAAATGACCACGCCAGAAGGCAGAGCAGCCAATTGCTATGCCATAGTCAACAACACTGTTGGCAATATTACGCCAAAAATGAAAAAATTTCCTGGGCGTTGGGCAGCGACTAGTAAATTAAATGTATATCCAACCGCTGGTCAAGATCTAAATGCTTTTTACGATAGACACAGCCTAAAGTTCTTTTATGCACTTGATCCTGTTGTTAAAAAGAATATTTATACAGCCGACAGTAGCGACATAGTTTCTCACGAAACTGGTCACGCCCTTTTGGATGCTATAAGACCAGATTTTTGGAATGTTCAATCTTATGAAGTTTGGGCTTTACACGAATCTTTTGGAGATATAGTTGCGATATTAAACATAATGGAAAATAAAGATCTTGTGAATATGGCTTTAAAACAAACTTCTGGAGATCTCAGCAAGAGTAATGTCATATCAAAGCTCGCAGAAGAGCTTGCCAAAGCTATATTCAATATAACAAAAGGAAAAAAGGGGTACAGTCCTTTATTTTTAAGAGATGCAGCCAATAACTTTAACTACGTCTCCCCAGACAGACTATCAGATAACACTCCTGATAACGTCTTGAGCAGAGAATGTCATAACTTTAGCAGAGTTTGGACTGGTGCGTGGTACGCCTGCTTAGTTGGAATTTATAATTTTAATGTTAAAAATAATATTAATCAATACGATTCTTTGATGTCTGCAAAAGATATTATGGCTCGTTATTTTTTCGAAGCCGTTCAGAATGTGCCCATGACAGCCAGACTATTTGAAGCTTTGGCAAAAAAAATAATATTAATTGACTCTGGAAATGGATCAAAATATTCTGAAACATTAAATAAGGTGTTCACAGAAAGAAATATTATTGGAAAAATAAGCTTATTGAATAATTTTTCTTTTGATAATGTAAAAGGAGATAAAAAGTTTCTGAAAATAGAGTCTGAAGGAACTGAGATTTATAGCGATATGGAGAAAATAAAGACTTTAAAGATATCGGATTATGTGAGCAAAAAAGATATTTTAAATAAAAATCTTTATAATGTTGAAATAGAAGTGCCTTTCGAGGATAGATATGAATTATCAAAGGGTGGTATATTTATACAATCTACCAATAATATTGAAGAAAATGTAAATATTGCGGTTATGTGCTTAAATAGTTTGAGTAAGAATAATTTATTAGGAAATCTATTTAAAGTAGAAAACAATAAATTAGTCAGAAATAAATTTATAAATTAAACTATACTATATTTGCCCAAAAAGAGATAGGTTGACTTAAAGTTAATTTAATGGTAAATTTTCACCTCTGTTGTTGAAAAAGAAAGGAAAATAAAAGATGCCCCAAATTATAGACTTTGAAACCATGCTCCCAGAGAAGCTTCTTAATGTTTTTTGTTTTTCAAGAGACGAAGATTATTTCGTTGATGATAACGATGATGAAGAAGAAGATTATAATGACTATGAAGATGAAGAAGAGGAGGATGGCGAGGAAGATGAAGACTGGGGCGGGGAGTGGGAAGAGGTAGGTGACGATGAGGATGAAGATGACGATGAGGACGATGAGGATTGGGATGAAGACGAGGATGAAGATGACGATGAGGATTGGGATGAAGATGAAGATGAAGATGAAGAATATTGATTACAATCAAGATTAATTTCCTTTCTTTTTTAAAGCCCCTGATTTTTAGGGGCTTTTTTAATAGATAAACTTATGGACTTTAAAGAGTATTATTTAAAACATTACGATCCCAAGTACTTTACCTTAAGTAATTATGAGTTCGCCATAGATCCAACAGAAACAATGGATGAGGTAAATTCATATGATATGGACAGACAAAAAAAAGAAATTGTTAAATGTGTCAATAGTTTTGAGTATTTTTGTCACAAGTATATTAAAATCCTTCATCCTGTTAAGGGATTGATACCATTCGTTCCTTTTAACTATCAAAGAAAAGTAATAAGTGATTACGAAAAGAACAGATTTAATATAATTTCTAAGTTTAGACAGGGCGGTCTTACCACAGTCACTCTTCTTTGGGGTTTGTGGAGATGTATGTTTAAATTGGATCAACAAATAATGTTGATATCTAAAACAGACAGAGAAGCCACAGACACAGGAGCTATAATAGACAGAGCGGTAGAGCACTTGCCTTCTTGGCTTATTCCAAAAAAAGACAAGAAGTGGAATGATCATTTAAAAGAATTTTCTGACACTGGGGGCGCCTTGAAATTCTATTCACCAGAAGCTTCCCGTGGTAAAAGCGTTACATTTTTAATAATAGACGAAGCTGCATTCATACCCGATATGGATAAACATTGGAAAGCTATGTGGCCAGTCTTGAGCACAGGTGGCAGCTGTGTTTTGATATCCACGGTTAACGGTATGGGAAACTGGTATGAACAAACATATAATGATGCAAGAGAAAAAAGAAATATGTTTAACGTCATAGATCTGGACTATTGGGAGCACCCAGAATATAACAACGAAAAGTGGATCGATGAACAAAAACGTCAGTTGGGAGAAAAAGGGTTTCTGCAAGAAGTTTTAAGAGAGTTCTTAGGCTCTGGCGAAACTTATATACCCTCTAATATAATAAGAGAATTGACTGAATATACAGAAAAAATGCCTCCCATCAAAAAACTTTTTCCTAAGTGGACAAATAAAAGCGGCAGAGCAGCACAGTTAGAAACCGACGAAAGCAACAAAGGTGCTTTGTGGATTTGGAAAGAACCAAATGAAAGTAGAGAATACATAATAGGTGTTGACTGTGCTGATGGCATGGGAGAGGATGCAGACAACAATTGTTTCCAGATTCTTGATATGGAAACACTTGAACAAGTTGCTGAGTTCTATAGTAATTTAATAGCTCCGCATTTATTTGCACAAATAATAAAAGAAGTGGGTGTATATTACAATACAGCTTTAGTAGTGGTTGAAAACATGGCTGCCGGCGGAGCCGTCTTAAGTTCTCTGCAGAACACGCTGTTTTATGAAAATATATTTTTTGAAACTAAGAAGAGTGGGGCGCAAACAATAGGTTTTAAGGTAAATAGAATAAATAGACCAATGCTACTGGAGGCTATGCAAAGTAGAATTCTTAGCAAATCAATTAGGATAAATAGTGCCCGTCTAACTTCTGAGTTGCAAACATTTGAATATAACCCAGTTACTAAAAGAGCCGAGGCTCAAAAAAGAAAGCATGACGATGCAATCTCAGCTTTATGTTTATCTTTGTACGTCAGAAACCAGATGATTCAAGACTTACCAGTTGGAGCTTCTGCTCCCCAGGAAGCGACAAGTATTTTAAGCAGTGACGTTTGTCAAGAAATTAAAAGAGAGCTTTTTGATTCAAGATATGAAGATTTTATTGAAGAAGAAATAAGCACAAGTTCCTCTATTAGTGAAGAGCAACAAGAGCTTCTTTTTAATTTATATAGAAAAAATAATAAAATATTAAAAGAGTTTGGATGGTAAATTGTGAAACATAACTATGAGACGGTTGTAAACTATTTAGAATTAGCTTATAAGAATTGTGATTCTTCAAATGAATCGGCAGATCTTAAAAGCATAATTTCTCAGCTTATAAATGGTTTTAATAAACTCATAATTAAAAATAAAAAAAGAAATAATAGCAGATTAGGTGAAGCCAAATCAGCCAAATATGCATATCCATTAGAAACTCTCCAGATTCTAGAGGGATTGATTGAAAAAGAAAGAGAAAAGGGAAAATCAAATGAGACTATTGACAATTGAAAATATAAAATTATTTGATAAAAACAATTACATAAAATACGAGCAAAGCAACTTAAAAAACACACTACATCAATCGGGTGAGTTTTATATTTTGAGTTGTCTTTTTGGAAACACAACAAGAGCAGATTTTTATTATGCCGGACTTGACAATAGAACTACATTAAGCACATCTGATGTTATGTCTTCTCTTGTGAACGAGCCCTCTGCAAACGGTTACAGCAGACAAAAAATAACTTCTTGGTCTACACCAACCATTTCCAATTCTGTTTATGTTGTAAAAAGTGGCAATATAACTTTTAATGCATCAACTGGAGTAAGCCCAGCATGGGGACCAGTCAAAAATATATTTCTAACTGCTAAACAGAGTGGTATTGAATATTTAATTTCTTCTGTTAAATTAAATCAAGTATTAACAATGGCTGCTGGAGATTCTATTGTTTTGGTTGTGAATCTTTCTCTAAGTAATTAAAGATTCGTTTAAATTTTCTATTTTTTGAATTTCTATACTATGGATTATATTGATATAATCTGAAATTTCATATACTTTAAAATTAATCCATTCTGCTCCGCCATCTTTTATATCCAATAATAATTTCGAACAAGGTATGTAATCTTTTTTTTTCTTAAAAAACTTTTTTATTTTTGTAGGCAAGATATTATCGCCTTCTCTAGCCAGGTATATCTTATAGCCATCGTCTGTTACATCTATTCCTTTTGATTGATTTTTATCATCATTTGCAATAATGTATTTACAAAAAACTTCTATTGCAGGCTCAGATGTCTCACTCTTGTCATAAAACCAAACGGGCACACTAACACCCACAACCTCTATTTGTTTTCCTTCATAAATATCGTATCTTTGTTCTCTTGTTAAAAAAACATTGTGAGAAACGCACAGTATAGAATTCATAACATTATATGAGTAATATTTTTAGCAAAACTAATAAATACATTATGGTTAAATATTTGTGTTTTTTCTTTTTGTTATTGTGTTTTACATCTTCGGCTTTTGCCCAAAGAATTAAACACCCAATGGATAATATGCCATTGGTCCCCACTGTTCCTCTGACGGGGGAAAACGATCTTTATGGAATGCCAATAGAAGAAAGAGGCGAAGAATACAAAAAGTTTTTATCTCCTTCTTTAAAAATTATGGTAAATGGAGCAAGCGGTTCTGGGACAATAATTTATTATGATAAAAAAGATAATACAGCTTATGTGGCAACGTGTGGACACCTTTGGAATCCTGGTGTCTTGAATTATGAGCAAGCAAAAATCAAAAAGCTAAAATGCAAGGTTCTAACTTGGTTTCATAATAATAAGAAGTTAGATGAAACAAAAACATACGATGCAAGCGTTTTATTTTACAGTTATGTTGAAGGTTGTGATACAGCTCTAATAAAGTTTACGCCCGACTGGGTCCCTGATTATTTCCCAATAGCTCAAAAAGACTACCCTTATGTTAAAGGCACAATAGCTCATTCTATGGGTTGCGACGGAGGAAACGAAGTGGCTCATTATAAAGTAGAGATAGTAGGGTTAAGAAATAGAGGGGATTTAGTAACCATTCAAAACAGCCCAAGACCCGGCAGATCCGGCGGCGGTCTTGTCGATGATAACTTTTTCTATATAGGAACTTGTTGGGGAACTACAGCATTCGATGGTGGAGGACAAGGATTTTTTACATCATTACCTGTTATTCATGATTTTTGGAATAAGAATGGTTTCGACTGGCTTCTTAAAATTAAAAAACAAAAAGTAATTATTTTAAATAGAAATACAAATAAAAAAGAAATAATTGAAGGAGATTATATTCTGATGCCATCTCTCTAAGTCAATGAGTAGAATGGGCATAATTTACGAAAATCGCAGCGCCTGCAGTGATCCCCGGTCCTTCCGAAAACATTTTCCGGATCCTTAGCTTGAATATCATTGTATATACTCAATAGCATTTTCTCCACTCCATCAAGCATAGATTGATTGAATTTAGTTGGTATTAAATCTCCGCCATCCAAATAATAAAGAGCAGCCCTTATATTTTCTGCTTTTATTCCAAAAAGCTTTTGTACAACTTTTGCATAGCACAACATCTGTGTATCTTGACGTATTGTTTGAGGAGTTTTCCTCCACCTACCCTTCTTCGTAGTCTTATAGTCTATTATAAAGCACATATCATCTTTGATTATCAATCGATCTATAACACCTGTTAAATATTTCTCATGCGGAGGATCTAAATCATATTTAAAAAAATATTCTGTTTCTCCATCAAAGCCTACTCTATCGCTTAATTTTTTAATATTTGTTATATGTTCATTTAATTTATTTTTGTATTCAGATGTTAATTCTACCTTCTTATCCTCTAGCATCAGTTCACCTTTTAAATACGGCTGAAGAAATTTATTTATTTCTATTTCACCTTTATTCTTGACATACTCCTCTGCCACTTTATGAACAAGTTTTCCGTAAAGAAAATACTCAGGCTCAGGCTCTTGAGATGATAGTTTTAAATGATATTTGTATTTATATGCCTGGTTGCATTGATCCCAAAGTTGTTTTCTACTGACTGATAAATGTTCTATTTTCATAAACTATAGGAGTAAATCGAATTGCAAAAAAGAACAAAAATCGATATAATTTGAACATGGGAATCTTTGAGAACTTCCAAAAATGGGCAGAAGATCGCTTTGACGGAGATGTAGTCGTCAAGGGAAACGAGATTGTATTAAACTCTATATTTGCAGATGATACAAAATACCATCTATGGTGTAGCCCATCAGGCGGCAAAACAGAAAGAAAAAATGGTGTTTTTCATTGCTTCAAAACAGATAAAAAAGGCTCCCTTCCGAAATTAATACAAATTGTAGATAAGTGTAGCTTTGAAAAAGCCATATGCGTTCTACATGGTAGATCAACAATATCAGAATTAGAAGAAAAGCTTTTTGAGTTTTTTGAAAACATAGATGAAAATCAAGATGTAAAAATAAGCAAGCCCGAAAAAGTCCAACTATCTTTGCCAGAAGGAAGCTGTCTAATAAGCTCTTTGCCAAAGAATAATTTTTGGAGAAATTTAGCTTCTGAATATCTTGCTAAAAGAAAAATACCTACGGATGGATTGTATATCTGCAAGACAGCCCCTTATAAAGCAAGAATAATAATTCCATATTATGATTCTTCTGGAGATCTTTTTTATTGGAACGGTAGACATGTTGGTAATTCAAGAATTAGATACTTAGGTCCACCTAAAGAAGTTGGAGTCGGCAAGTCTGACGTTTTATTTTTCGCAGGAGGAAACTGGGCTGAGAAAAATGAAGAAATATATCTTTGTGAAGGAGAGTTTGACGCACTTAGTCTCTTCTACAGTGGGCTAAACGGGGTTGCTTGCGGCGGCAAAAACCTAAGTGAAAAACAAATGAATTTAATAAAAGATTACAAGATAGTTATATGTCTTGATAATGACAAGGCTGGTCTGGGAGGCATGACCACAATGACAGACATGATTAACAAAAACATTGAGTCAAAAAACTTAAAAGAACGATTAATGTTCGTTAGTCCTCATAAGTCCTATAAAGACTGGAACGAAATGTTTGTAAAAGAAGGTCCATCTGTCATGAAAAACTATGCACTAGCCACAAGAAAAAATTTAGATTTCCAAGCTCCTATGGGTATGGGTGGAGACTATTTTAGAATAAAGGGAATGTGATCAACTACCCAGCCCCTAAAGGACTGGGTTTGTGATTTAACCTTATGGTTATCCACAATAGGCTTGTTGATAGAAGCCCTTGAAATATTAATTGCAGCATTGAGATCAGCATTATTTTCATAATCGCAAGACAAACACTTGAATTCACTTTGATTTAAGCGATTATCTTCATGGCAATGACCACATTTGCTGCATGTTTGACTTGTATAAGCAGGTTTAATGTAAATGACAGGAATGCCAAGCAACTTGGCTTTGTAGTCAATAAAACTACGCAATTGAAAGAAAGCCCACTTGCCTATTCTTGCATTATTGTCTTTCCACTTCTTGGTGTAACCTTTGCTCTTAACCTTTTTCTTAAAGTTCAAATCTTCTAATTTGATTCCAACCTTAAGTGCATTTGCTTTTTGCACCAATTTCTTGCTTATACAGTGATTGACATCTTTCTTGTAATTCGCCTCCCTTTTACTTAATCTTTTTAGTTTGTATTTTGCCGATACTGATTTTTTGCTTTGCAACTCAGCCTTTAATTTTGTGATTTTCTTTCTGTATTCTTCAACTTTTTCTCCACTAAAAACTTCGCCATCGCTTGTGGTTGCCAAATTAACTACACCCAAATCAACGCCAATAAATTTTTCAGTGTCATATGGAGCAAGTTCAGTTTTATCATAAAAGAAACTTACATAGAACCTGTTTGTTGGTTTGTCAAAGTTTAATTCGCTTTGACAACAAAGATCATAATCTTTGAGTGGTTTATGGTATTTGTATTTAATGCTTATCCTTTTGCCAAGAGTTGCCAAGGATATTACATTGTCTTTTTTGATTGAAAGGTTTCTTGTGTCGTAATCGATACTGCCCATTTCTTTAAAGTTAACAATACCAATTCTTTGTTTCTTGTTTTTATAAACATCAACCACTTTGCCAATTGCTCTTATTGCCAATTGGCTTGAGAGGTTGTATTTCTGCTTGATTTCGTAGTAGACAAGTTTGTGTAAATTGACTTGTCCGAAAGTTTTGTTTTCAAATGCGACCCTTGAAACATAGTTGGCGGCACGGTTGAAAGCAATCATTGTTTGAGTTAATTGCTCTTTTTCCTTTTGGTTGACCACCAATTTGACTTTTGTCGCAAGTTTCATATTTTCATATACCTTCAATAGGTATGTATGCACTTATTTTAAAATTTTCCTTGACTTTTTAGGAAATTTTCCTATACTAAACGGCAATTCCTCCCACCCGCTAAAGCAAGTGGGTTTCCTTGCCGGTGACATATGAATCCAAATTTAGAAAAATTCAAATATTTTATTGGCAAGCCAATAACAGTTTTTACTGTGCACACAGGTAGAAACTTCACAGAAACTCAGTTTAATGACTACTTCACAGGTGTTTGCCAAGCTGTGCACATAGATACGATAGAAACACTACATCCTATTACAAATTGTAAAAATCTTTTCTTTTTCAACAACATTGTTGGAATTTGTGAAGAACAACAGTTAGACCCAGAGAATCCAGAACATCAAGAAATTATAAATGAAATAAAAAGAGAAGTACCAGTAGAGCAAAATGATTTACAGCCGAATAATTCTGTAAACATAGATATAGATCTATTGAACAAGATAATAGCTAAGTGAATATTGACCAAAAATTCAAGTATCCTCTTCATCGTCATTCAACACACCTTTTCCACCCGCACTTATATATGTTAGGTGTAGGTTCAAAATCTCTGCCACATGCCTAACTAAAAATCCTTCCCACTTACTTTTGGAGCCTTCCACCTTAGAAACTTCGCTGGGATGAGATTTAAGTCTCTCTTCGTAATCTTTTAATATTTTTTTGAAAGATTTTTCAAAATCTATATCAAAATTAGTTTTGAATTCTTCAAAAGTTTTCCCAAATTTTTCTTCAAAAGTTCTTTCGAATTCACTTATCCTATTATCACCCTGGCTGGGCTTTTCAGCAGCCATAGCGTAATCAGGATGATCATCTTTGTTTTCACTTAATTTTTCAAAAACTTTTCTCTTTATATGGTTTATTGAATCTTTTTGTTGCCTTCCTCTTTCCGACATCTCAATAATTTCAGATATAGTTTTGGGAGCCGATGTTATTTTTTCTTTTGGTCCCCACCCATCTTTGCTCCAATAAATTTTAACTCGTGCCGGGTTGCCGCGAGTTGCCGCAACCGCTGCTCTTGACGTAGCTCCTGGAATGGCACCCATTTGTGCAGTGTTAGTGCCCATTTGCGCAGCACCAGCATCCATTTGCGCGGTACCAGTACCAGACCCAGAAACAGACTCCTCTGATTCAGCATTGCCCTCAGCTGCACCAGAAAATTGTTTTATTATTTCCTTTTTAAATTTATCTGCCCAGCTATCTATTATTCTAAAAAGTTTTAAGTTCTTCAAATTTTCTGACTCTGTCTCAAGGTCTTCATTTAAAACAGACAATTCTGATTCAAGTTTATTGTACTGCTCTTTAATAAAATTGTATTGGGATAAAGTCAAGCGGTTAGATTCTTTTTTTACATCATCTTCGTGTCCAAGCGCTCCAAACTTATTTTTGTATACATATGGATTGTCTGGATTATTTCCACCCATCACAGTGTTGTGCCACCAATTTTTCATCCTGTCCCAAACTCTTGGCAAAACACCAGTCTGGGCGGGTTTATATCTAACAACTAGCAGGTCTTTTTTCAGTTGTGTTACAAAATCATCTACAAGTTTTGTAAGTTTATCTAATTCTACTTTTTCCATGATAATATATATTATACTTTATCAGAAATATATTCGTTTATTTTTTTCAGACTCATCAAGCAAGAGTCAAATCTATGGAAGTCACTTGTTAAATATTCAAAGGCAAGTTCGTCGAATTTATTATCACTTTCAACTTCAAAATAGATATATTTTCCTTTTTTACCGAGCACCTTATATTTATGCATCAATATATATGCAGCAACGCCTAAGTCAGTAGCAAATCTAATATTACCTGTTTCGTTAAAGTTATATTCTCTAATTTTCTTCAAACTCATTATGCAAGAGTCAAATCTGTGAAATTCACTGCTTAAATAATCAAGGCATATTTCATCAAATTTCTCTTCGTTCTTTTCTTCTTCTATGTCAAAAAGAACCTCTCTACCTCTTCTTCCTGCCAATTTATAATTATGCATAAGGACATAAGAAGCGGTCCCAAGATCTTCTACACTTTTTATTTTTTGCATAACTTATATTAGTTAAAAATTTAAAATTAAGTAGCAGCCTCTGCAGCTAATAAACAGCCCCTAGCAACGCTATAAAGAGGATCTTTTGGCTGTATAACCTCTCCTATTTTCACAGATAAATCTGCTTCTTTTAAGCATTGTGTAAAAAGCTCTTTGAACCCAGGTGGGCTTGATGTCCCGCCGGCTACAACAAAGTCTATAGCTTGGTCAGTTTTAACACTTTTGGATGTATTTAAAAGTCCTTTTTTAATACCAGTTACAGTATGTTCTATCATTATTCTGTACTGAGTTTGTATTGCTCTTTCAACAAGAGTTGTGGGTGTTTTTGACAAATCTATTTTATGTTTTTCTTTATTGATATAAGCTATACCTTCACCTGTGGCTTTAGCAGCCATTTTATCAATCCAGTCTCCGCTATTAACTATTGAAAATGAAAATAAAGGGTTCCCAAACATGGCAAAGCAAACATTTACCATCCCACCGCCACATGAAACCGAAACACCGGTATAGGCTTTGTGTCCAAGCTCGGCATAAACTAAAGCTAAGGCTTCATTGATGGGTCTGGGATCCACTGTGTAGCCTTTATCACTCTTATAAGCTCTGAATATAGCTTCTAACACCTTGCCGTGATACTCAGCGTCGGTTTCTTCATTTATGGCGTTAGATGGAACACAATAATACAAAACTTCCTTGTCCCTCTCTACTTCTCCTATTAAACTATGGAGCATTATGCTTAATATTTGAAATGCATCTTTCTCTTTGGGGTTAACACACCCTGAAGTCATAGGTCTCTTTAATTCTAATCCGCTCATGGTATAAGCCATGTTCACAGCAGATTCTCCAAGAGCATATGCAACTTTTTCTCTTTCAATAAGAGGAACCCCAGCATTTTTCATCATATTAAAAACAAACTTATTCTCCAAAGGCATCTCAAGAAATGCATTTATTTCTTTTTTATAAACAAAATTATCGTCTTCATCTCTTTTACAACAAACGAGCGTGTAAGTTCCACAATCCATCCCAATCATATGATATCTCCTTTAATTCTTTTTTCCAAAATCGATTTTTTCTGGTATAAAGTCTGGAATAGCCCAGGTTACCTTATCTTCTAAATTATCTATTAAAGTTTCTTTTTTTGGATTAGATTTACCATCGGCAGATAAAGCACCAACAGAACCATTCATATTTATGTTTAAATCCAAAGTTATCGAAACTTTTAGTTCACCGTCCTTGGTTATAATTTTAACATCACTTGGTCTTATTAATTGCGCCATATTTCACCTATTTCTTAGTGGACTCAGTAACTACTATTGCTGAGATAACTTGTAGGGAAACAGGACCAGAAGAACCATCAGGTAATTTAGCTTCAATTTTCTGGATATTCAGGTCACCTACATTGAAAACTTGAACTTCTTTTGCCCCAAGATCAAAAATAGCGCTATCTATACCGTTAAGTCTTATTTGAACTGGATCTTCTGATTGATTTGCTATTTGGACAAAGTCAGCAAAGCTATTTGTATCACTTTGTATATCAATAACGTTATCGGTAAAGTCTGTACCATCATTGATAATTAGTTTATAAACTTTGGGAATATTGTTGATATCTGCTTTGTCATACCAGGCTGATCCGTCATCTTCTAAAATGATAAGAAATGCCAAATCAGCAGAAACATTTGGATAAACATACCTTTTCCAGTAGTTAGAGCCAGAAAATGTTTCTCCATCTTTTAATTCTCGGCTAATTCTATCCGGACCCATAGCGTAAACACTTCTTTGTATGCTTATTCCATTTGGATCGTTATCTAACAAGCCTTGTGTGCCATTGTTTAATTTTACTTTAAATATGCTCATGTATTTATATATGCTCCACAGCCAGAAAACCATTGGATTTAGCAACAAACCGCTATATATCTGTATGGAAGAAAAAGAAAAAATAGAAGAAGCAAAAGACACACTTGAAACTTTTTTCGGTCAATTTGGACAAAATGATTTATACACACAAATAATATTAGAGATGATATTTGAGGAGATGTTTAAAAAAAATGAAAAGTGATTTAAAAATTTTATGGTTATATTTGGCTAAAAGAGACAAGAAAGGTGTCAAAATACTTTCAAAGCTCTACTCTAGAGACATAGGTCCAACACCACTAGAAGATCTGAAACTGTTAAATTTACCTTCAAGTTGGTACGGCAAGGTTAAATCCTACATAGATGAAAACTTGTTATATTGGCAGCCTTGGATACAAACAGCAACGAGTTTTGATGAATTAAAAGCTAATTTAAAAGTTAGAGGATACTCAGAGCTGCCCGCCAACGGAAAACCTATGGTGTTGGTAACACCTACATTATTTGTAAATAGTAATTTTTTTGAAAAACAAAAAATTATGCTGCGGAAAAATTAGAAATAAACTTCTTTTTCATTAATATAAAAAGTCCCAGAATGAACTTCAACCATAAGCATATCGCCATCAGCCCTGAGTATAACTCCGCCTCTTTTAATGAAATCTTTTGTTAATTCTTTGTAACAACCTTCTTCCGCAATTATTTTGGAAGATAATTTTTTTGAATGCTTAGGGTATACTCTTTGATTTTTCTTTATATTAAAGTCTTTGTTAACTTTTTCTTCTTTCATCCATTTACTGAATTCATTTATAAAAGAAAAATCTATATTGTTGTTTCTCATGTTAAGTAATTCTTGATGTCTTCCTTTTTTATATACTCTGCATTATTGAATTTTTTTCCATTACCATAATAATATGCTTTTCTTCCATTTTTTGCAAACCAATATAAGTAACAATCTATTATTTCATTAGCTATGTTTTGTTGAGGATAGGTATAAAGTCCGTTTTCTAATTGAACACTTCCTGGCTTATTATCCTTGAAAGAATCATCACAACATAACAATATAACTTCACTGCAATTAAATTTGTACGCTAAGTTTATTGATGCACAAATTGGATTTCTATAATCATCTATTTGGCAATAGCCGTCAGAAGATTTATTGAAATTTATACTTTCTTCATTCGCCGGGCTGTACTTATATTTTATACCATTATAATTTTCTAAAAATTCTGGGCACGTTCTATTTGATGCTATGCACTTGGGGAGACTTCTTTTGTTTGGAAGAAAACGCAAGCAATCTTCATATGGATTATTCACAACATAATAACCAAGAGAGGTTGAGTTGTTATTCCACTTCTTCAAAGAATTGTTAACACCCATAAAACAAACACCATTGATTTTCTTTAATAAAAGATGAATTTCATCAAAATCATAACCATCTGATATTATTACGGCAGTATTAAAGTTATTATTTTCTGAGTCTGCCCAAGGGTATTTTTTTCTGTTATTTTCAAATTCATTTTTTAACAAAAGAAAGTATTCATTTTCATTAATAGTTTTGTTTACATCTATTACCTGGCAAGAATTATTGCAAAAATTTCTTATCCAAAAATTATAGTTTGGAGTTTTTATGAATTCGTTATTTTTTATTTTTTTTGTTTTGGGTGACATATTACTTACAAGGAACAATTGCTACGCAATTGAGTTTTTGATCATCTCCTGTGATTTTACTTATATCCAATTGTATTTTGACATCTATCGGAGCCCCCTTGTAGACCATTTCTATTTCTGGTTTCTCTGGCATTAACAATTGGATGGTCGATGGAATATTTCCGTTTATCTCTATAACAGGAGGTATTCCGACAACCTGTATTTGGCTGGGTATACCAGAAGCATCAATCTTGATTTCTCTTGGGAAATCTTCTGGAATATTTAATCCAATAAATTCTGGGATATCACTCTTTATTTGAATGATAGTAGGAACACTTGTTGCATCTAAAAATATAGATTTTGGTATATCTGCTTCTGAGATAATTTTAATTTCAGATGGAAGCCTCACATCTGGTGCTATTATTTTTATTTGCTCCGGAAGATCTACTTTTTCTATTTTTATTGAAGATGGAATATTAGATGTGTCTATCGTCAAAGGAGGAATACTTGGAGGAACAATATTTATTACAGACGGTATTCCCAAGCTGTCAACTTCTATTGTTGCATTCATAGAGGGGTTTTCAGAAGAATAGTTTCTGTTTCCCATAAAGCCCATTCCAGGCTCGATAAATTGCCCAGAAAGATCTTTCATAAATGGAACGCCAGTCGGACACTGAACTGTAACTATGGCGCTAAGTACCGGAGGTAGACCAAATGGACCTCCCCAATCAACAACCATTGTTGGTGTTGAAAAAGATATCATAGATGGAATTAAAGGATACCCATTAATATCAAGTAGCCCACTTACTGTAATTCTGTTGGGAATGCTGGGCGGCATTCCGATCACACTAATGATAGATGGTATGTTAAGCCCGTTAGGATAAACATTAATTTTAGATGGTAAGCTAAAACCTCCATCTACATGTATTGGAGATAGACTAATATAGGATGCCAAAGAGCCAGTTATATCTATTTTTACAGGGGATATTCCTATATCGGGTATTTTTATTGGACTTATCGATATCGGTGGAATAGTAATAGGCGATATTGTTATTTTGCTTGGAATGTTAATTGGCGATATGCCAATATTGATAGAAGAAGGCACAGCATTTATGTTACCAACGTCTAGACACGGAAACACAATAGGAGGAATGTTATATTTGTTTGGAAGTGGAGAAAAAGGTGTTATTAATATAGGTGGTATATCTGGTGGTGGAGGAATAGGAATCTCTAAGGGAGTTATAATTTCCGCCACAACAGGCTCTAAGGGTGCAGTTCTGTCAGTAGGAGTGAATGTAACGGAGCATTTATCATTAAAAATTGTTAAAACAGGATCTGGAGTTGAATTTGGAGCATATGTGTGATTACCTTGTAATACATTTGTAGTGTAATTCCCATCACCAAAATCCAATCTAAAACTTGTGAAAGATCCATTTATTTCAAGTAAGTATTGAGCAAGCACGCCTGTTGTTTGACTGTTTTCAAGTATGTTAAATGTAAAATTTACATCTGGGCATCCATAATCATCAAATATAGCGGGAACTGCCTGTAGATTTCTTATCCTCCAGTCAAGTGTGGTCTTGTCAGTAGAAAAATTATTTCCTATAAATTCTTGTACATTTATAATGGCATCGACCATCTGATTGTGATGCTCGGCTATTACAAAACCTCTTACTTTAACCCCAGAATAATTGTATTTTGTTTCTTCTCCGCCCAAATTACGAATACATTCTTTGAATTTAAAAACTTTTTGTTCGCCATTAACAAGTTTTTTTTCAACACTATTGTAGTAAAACAACTCTCCTTCTATGTTTGCAAATCCATTATTTGACCATAATTCATTATTCTCAGAAGGTCTTATTTCTATTTCGTCCGCCCACGGAGCATTGTCAGAAGCCAATATTGCTTCCGATGTATTGAAAACAAGAAACAATGTCTCGTCAGAGTCATATTTGCTGGGATATAGTGGATTTGGCGGCGGTCTTGTCAATTCATTTTCCTCGTATTAATATATTGTAGATAGCCATTGTTTTTCATTAATATCGCCAGGTCTTCCTCCAAGATACCTGAAAGTTAGATCTATATCATTGAATTTGACAAAGGATTTAGCACTATAGTCATAGCTTATATATACATTATGATCCTGATCTGAAGTAGCCAGCAAAGTTTGATTAAGATCATCAAAACCAGTTACAGTAGAATCTTGAAGTGATTTAAAAGCTGTAGATCCAACTCCAGGACCACCGGTTGACCAAACTCCTGTTGTTGAATTGAATACCGATATGGCACCAGAGTTATTAAACAGAAATATTGCACTGGAGAGATTTACTAGCTGACCTTCTGTCTTAGTTGGACCGGAAAGATCATTTATTTTTTTAATTTCAGAAATTGGATTTGATGTAATTCCACTTGTTTTATAAAAGTTTTTGAGTCTGAAGAATTTACCCTCCCCAGAATTTTGGAGTATGTATCCTGATCCATCTCTCCAAACCGATCTTGTGAAGCTATACCCATCGGATGGCAAGGTATAATTTTTTATATCTTCTGCTCCGTTCTTGAATGAGCTTGAATTTAAACAATTTGTGCTATAAATATAATTTGATAGAGACAAAGAAACAACGCTAGTGTCTATTTTTGATACATTTCCATCTCCGCACGCATTTGCATTTGTCCCAGATGATTCATTTTTGTTATTCCCCAGAATAAAATAAATATTATCTCCTCCCGAAGGCAATCCAGCCCAACCCCATTGTCTAGATACGGCCGGTCCTATTAAAGTGTATGCAGAATAAACATCATAAAAAGAACTGTATTTTTGAAAAAACACTCCTTCATACAAAACAGGTTCGCCACTATCTCTTCCCGTAGCCCAAAACATCAAACCCTCAGAATTTTTATTACCAGACCCATAGTTATCCATCTTAGCAAAACCATTATTTCTTTCGAATTCTCTTATAGATCTGCATTTTTCACTATATGAATAGCAACTATCACAACACTTTGTTCCACAATCACAGTTGTTTGTTCCCACACTTCCTAAAAAACTACTATTGAATTTTGGGCCTATGTCAGAAGTGTTATTTAAAGTTTTAAATGTTTCACTTATAAGTCCAAATTCATGAGAAACAATCACATCAGATTTGCCTTTTGTCCATATCCATAAATTTGAATTTTCTATTACATCTATGCTTGATTTAAAGTTTGTAATCCGGTAGTTCCCACTATCAGTATCTGTTCTCAAAACTACATCATAAACTCCCCCAACACTAAACGAAGCTATTGTGTAACTTTGATTAAGATGAGTGAGATCATCACTTATTCCCCATGAATAAGAATTTATTGCATCTGATGCATTTTGACCATTTTTTAAAGAAGCTGTGGCAGATACACTAACATTTTCAAACTTCTGATTGACCGCAGAGCTGCTGCCTATTTTTATCACATCTCCTGAGATCACGCTAAAATTTGGGGAAGTTATACTTGTTGAAGCAGGATAGTTAGTATCAGAATAAGAATAAATAATGTCGCCATTTTTGTAAATTATTGCAACATTTGAGTTTTGTTCGCCATCAGAGTAATCAAATTTAACGGTGGCCAAACCAGGATCTGTTGCCTCCCATTGATATTCATTGAGTCCGTCAGGTTCAAACAAAGCAATAGAAGAAGCTCTTGTAAAAGGATCGCCCGGAGTGCCTGAGCCTAAAAAATTAGACTGCGCGCCGTATCTGACTGTTTTTAGATTATAAGTTGGTATGTTTATTGAAATATAAGTGTTTATTGGAGATGTGATTCTATAGAGTCTTTTATTTATTTCTTCTTCTAAGAAAGTTTCGCCCAAGAAAGTTTGGGTCACCCCGGGCACAAAATTAATTTCTGCTTCTGAAGGACAAAATTCTCTTACATTGACTATATTTCTGAGAATACACGTATCAGATCCAAAATCATTAGTAACAGTTAAAGATACATCAATAAAACCAGGATTTTCATAAGTATAAATTAAACTATCTTGATCTAAATTTAAATAAATGGTAATTCCCCCAGATTTATCTCCTCCTTCTCCTATGACTAATCTATATTTTGGATTATTTCTTGTAGAAGAATAAATAATATTGAAAGATCTACTATTTCCAACATCACTATGACTAATCCACTCATCTGTGGATTTCTGTAAAGTATAGTTTTCTGGCAAGAAACTTTCTGTAACTTCCACATTAACAGTTGTCAATACTTCGCCCGTGCCTAAGGTTTTAAAACTAAATGATTTGCTATATGCAAAATAATCACCAGATCCATAATTAAAATTCCACTTATGTTCTGTGGAGCGACTGGTACCGTCAGTGCCCAACCTAAAACTTAAATCAGTGAATTTTATAACACTTGGTTTCAATCCTATTTTTTTATCAACACCAAACCAAGCCTTGGGAGCTAAAACTAAGTATCGTAGATAATTAGTTCTTTGTTCAATTGTTCCTTCTAAAGGATTAGCTGCTCTTTCACCCTGTACTCCTGCAAATTTTTCTATGTTTATAACGGCGTCTTTTAAAGAATTATGATGCTCAGCCATCACATTCTGTGTAATATTTGTTATATCCTTGTATTTTTTAACATCCTCAAAGCCAGAAAGAATGTTAATTCCACTGAAATATGCTGTTGTTGAAGATGTTATTGTTTTTGTTGTGTAATAAAAAGATATGGCTCTTTGTTTTATTTCCTCGCATTGATCCGTCAGTGTTATTATTCCTCCTCCGCGAGATTGATCTGGGAATCTATCTATAGCTTCTGTGTTGCCATATACATATATTTCTTTGGATACTCCTGGAATATAATCTTCCGCTAAAGAGACTCTTAGATAATCATGAACCTCATACAAATTTTTATTTGTATCGAAATTTTCTGGGTAGTTGCTGAGATTCATTTTTTTCCTAATCTATTGTTATTTCTTCTTTTAAGAAAGCTTTTTTAATTGTTTGATTGTTAAATGAAACAAACACCGAAGGGTTATATAAAGAAGATGGATAATTTATTTTATACATAAAATATATAGTATGTATATTTGGGTCTGTCTCTGTGTAGCTCCTGACTATTTCTGGTTTCCAAAGATTTTTTGATTGTCCGCCACAGTTGGCAGTATAGAAGCTTCCATTTATCGGACCAACCTTCCCAATCATAACATTATTTAAACTCAGGCTACTTCCGTCGCCCTTCGATATTGTGATCAATTTTCCGTCGCCATCTATTGAGGATATTTTTCCGATTTTTGTTGTTGTTGCACCTCCTTGCTCATAAGCAAAGATTACATATTGGCCAGTATAAGGCGAAGTCAAATATTTTCTAATATCTTCTTTGAATTTGAATTTATTATTATCAACACCACAAGAATAAAACTTTTTGATTACACAGCCATCTCCATTAAAGTTCCAATATCTTTCTTTCACATCTCCATCTGTTTGATCAACAAATTCAAAAATAGTAGGGTTTTCGCCTATAGGCACGACTTCAAACTGATCGCCGGCATGGCACTCTTCTGGTTCTGCGAGAGAAAAGGATGTGCCGCTTGTCATGTTTGGAGTTGTTGTTAAAACATCAAATCCATCCGGAGAATTCTTTACATAAAAGAATGGGGTTCTTAATGTATCATCCACTACTATATAATTATTCTTTGTGACTATTCCTTGCCCGCCCAATACACTCACAACAACCAACTCTACAGAATATGATCCTTCTTTTGCGTATGTGTGAATTGGATTTTTTTCAGTGGATGTTGTTCCATCTCCAAAATCCCAAAAACATCTAATTAATGGTCCATTTAACTCATTTGGCGCCATGCCAAGACTAAAGTTTTGAAAAGAAACTGTGAGAGGAGCACCCCCAGAAATTGGATAAGCTCTAAACAATGGCTTTGGTGTAAGAAATCTATTCTCTTGGTTTTTTAATATCCCATTCAAAGATATATCGTTTGGATTTGACTTTAAACCTAAATTAATTTCTGTTTTTATAACAGCATCTTTTACAGCATTGTGATGCTCTGCACTAACAGAGTTGGACACGGTGCTCCCTAGGGTCCATTGATTTTGTCTAGATCCCGCAAAACCACGAACCAAATTATTGAAAGTATTATCAGTCCTGGCTGCGTAATAAATTAATTCCCCGGAATTAAATTTTTTATTTGTAATTCTTATTAACCCCTGTAGAGGGAAACCTGATGCATCTTCGACAATAATTTTTTTTGCAGAATATCCTACACTTTGTTTCAAAGTAGTTGTTGCATTATTTTTAACCTCATATAGACTTTTTTTGGTGTCAATAGCTTCTGGGTATAAAGAAAGATCTCCGGTTATATAGCCGATATTTAAACTATCAATTCTTGCCATTTGATGCACCTAATTTTTTAGTATATTCATTTTGTAAATTCATCATATTTGACTGTAAAGCATTCAGTTTATTTAAAACCTGTTGTTTTATAGGTATGTCATCTGGTAGAGATAAAACTGTCTCTACTAGATCTATATCTATATTATTTTCAAGCAAAATTTTAAGATTCATTTTCTCCAGGAGTTTTGTGCCCCAGTATTCTTTTTGAGCTTCAAAATCATCAAAATTCTTAATAGGTTCTATTTTTTCAATATTTTTATATGTTTGTAAGAAGAATTCACACTCTTCTTCTATGAATTTTTGCTTTTCTTCCAGGTCTGTTATTGTGTTTTTAACACTTTCGACAGCTCTATTTAATTGCCTGTGTTTTATTTCAAGCTCTTTCTTGGTGAGTTCATCTGCTTCTTGATCTTTTAATTTATTTAATTTAATAATATTTATTTCTTGAAGCTCTAATTTATCTTTCTCTTCTTCAATTTGTAGTATTATGTTCTTTAAGTTATCTTTTCTTAGTTTTAATTCCCTTAGGCATTGCCACATTTTAGCTTGATTTGTAGGTTCTTTTCCTATTAAAAAATATTTTAATTGAAAATAGCTATGTCTTGAAACCACGTCAGTTTTCAACAAATCATCCATCCTTCTGATCAACTCATTAGGCATATTTTACTCTCTATAATATAAGATTTCTTTAAAACTAAGATAGTAAAATCTGAGACAATCTATGACTCAGAAACTGAAGGAAAAAGAATCCATTTTATTTGAGATTCATCCCAATAATAGTTTTGTCCGTCGATTGGATAAGCTATGGGACTTTCCCACAAACAAGTCTGTTCATTTAAAATCCAAGAATTAAAAGGTTTAATTGGAATAAAAGCATCTAATGCTTTATCATATTTTCCGCCAATAGAAGCATAGTTTTTTCTTATGCTGTTTGTATAACTTGTTTGTATCCAATTTTTTGGATCTCCTAAAAACCCGCTGTCTATAAAATCCTGCTCTGCTACTATTACTCTTAAAATATTTCCATCATTATCAATTTCTGCAAAATGACTCATGTTAAATACCTCACTATTACTATTCCGGATCCACCATGGGCAATTCCTCCGCCTCCACCACCTCGATTAATACCGCCAGCTGTCCCAGCATTAGAATTTGTATTTCCACCACCACCACCACCGACACTACCAGCCCCAGATACGTGTTCTCCGTTACCACCACCACCCCCAGAGTATGCGGTGTTGATTCCGTTTATTAATGAATAGCCACCTTTTCCCCCCGCCCCTCCAACTCCTTGATTATTCCCGGTTCCCGAACCTCCTGCACCACCGTACCCGCCACCACCTCCGCCCGCTATCCAATTGCCCCATCTGTTGTTTCCACCCACTCTACCCTGCCCCGAAGTACCAGCGCCTGCACAACATCCTCCTTTAAATCCTGCTCCACCCCCAGAACCACCACGGTTACCGTTGTTGCTCCCACCCTCTCCATCACCTCCACCGCCGCCACCAATGGCTCTTAGAGTAGTAAAAACAGAATCGCCTCCATTGCTAGATTTTGCACCACCTGCACCAACAACAACGGGAACCGTTGTATCGGCTAAAAACGTGTATGTAGAAGAAACAAATCCACCACCACCGCCGCCGCCGGCGGCTCTTAGGTTTCCACCACCACCACCACCCCCGATCAATAACACCTCTACATCAAGAGGTTGAGAAGTATATATCTGCAAAGTTCCACTAGTTTTAAATGTATGAATAGTGTAGCCCCCTGAGTTTGTTACCACCCCTCCTACTGCATAAGGTTTTAAAGTAGCAGTAGGCGTTGGTGTGGCGGTAGCAGTAGGCGTTGGTGTCTTAGTAGGAGTTACTGTAGCAGTAGCAGTTGCTGTTGGTGTGGCAGTAGCAGTAGCTGTTGGCGTCTTAGTAGGAGTTGGTGTAGCAGTAGCTGTTGGTGTCTTAGTAGGAGTTACTGTAGCAGTAGCGGTTGCTGTTGGTGTGGCAGTAGCAGTAGCTGTTGGCGTCTTAGTAGGAGTTGGTGTAGCAGTAGCTGTTGGTGTGGCAGTAGCTGTTGGCGTCTTAGTAGGTGTTGGTGTAGCAGTAGCTGTTGGTGTGGCAGTAGCTGTTGGCGTCTTAGTAGGAGTTGGTGTAGCAGTTGGTGTTGGTGTAGCAGTTGGTGTTGGTGTCTTGGTTGGTGTGACTGTGGGTGTAGCAGTTGGTGTTGGTGTCTTGGTTGGTGTAGTTGTCGATGTTGGTGTGGCAGTTGGTGTTGGTGTATTTGTAAGTGTGACTGTGGGTGTAGCAGTTGGTGTTGGTGTCTTGGTTGGTGTAGTTGTCGATGTTGGTGTCTTGGTTGGTGTGACTGTGGGTGTAGCAGTTGGTGTTGGTGTCTTGGTTGGTGTAGTTGTCGATGTTGGTGTATTTGTCGATGTTGGTGTATTTGTAAGTGTGACTGTGGGTGTAGCAGTTGGTGTTGGTGTATTTGTAAGTGTGACTGTGGGTGTAGCAGTTGGTGTTGGTGTCTTGGTTGGTGTAGTTGTCGATGTTGGTGTGGCAGTTGGTGTTGGATAAGTAAAACCTGGAAGTGTTTCAGTTAGAGTTGGAGTTGGAGTTGGAGTTGGAGTTGGAGTTGGACCCAAAACCTCTTCTACAAGATAGCTGCACCATGGACAATGAATGTTTCCTGGAAGGAATGCTCCCCCAACCTCTGCCAGGTGTTGTTCCACATATTCAAATGTTGCATCGCATACCTCTGCCGCCACTTCAAAAAAAACTATAGTATCTGTGTCGTACTGATAGCTCCAGTCAGGATTATAATCTGCTGTATATTTAATTATTTTTCCTAAAACATGAAGTGGAGGCTCCTGTCCACTTAATTGTTTTCTTGCACTACTTATTTTTAGTGAATCAGTTAATTTAATTACAAAACTATTGATCGATGACGAACACCTAACTTTAAAATATGCTACTTCTGGTGTTGTAGTGGGTGTTGTAGTGGGTGTTGTAGTGGGTGTTGTAGTGGGTGTTGTAGTGGGTGTTTCTGTTGGTGTAGGAGTAGGTGTAGGCGTAGGAATCAAAGGAAATCCCAAATCATAGCCAACAGAATTACTTATAAATAAATATATTTTATCTTTTTGTAAAATAGAGTTTATTAATATAGTTGGATTCCAAACAAGCAAAGATAAACCAGATTCAGACTCTTTATAAACTTCAGATATTTTGTTCTGGATTGTAGGATCCAAGTTATTTAAATTGAAATTTTCATCATTTCTATAAGTAATAAATTGATATTTCTTTGAAACATAACTAGTTTGATCTGCTATATATGTATTTATATCTATGTTATATGAATAAAATCCAAAGGGTTGACTTATAATATAGTATGTTTTTCCATCAATTAAATAATTGAAATTTGATATTTGAGCGGGCTGCCAAGAAAGAATAGAAGAACCAAGATTAGATTCTGTTTTTATGTAAAGTATTTTGTTTTTAATCTCCTCTGGTAAAGAATTTAGATCGAAAATCTCCCCAGAATAAGAAAAAAATTGATTTATTTTTGTTACAATCAACATACACTCTCCAGCTAGGCGATGGTCACATTCCCAGAAGAAAATGTACCCGTATATTTTTTACCATCATAAATTAAATCAAATGTATCTCCAACATAACCAGAAGGTATATTGGCTACTGCGATCTGAGAAGATTCCAAATAGATATGCATCACAGAAGGAATGCCTAAAGCTTCAATATAATTAAATATTAAAACGCATGGTTTTGTTAAACTTGTAATATTCATACCAGCCAACTCGCCAAAATAATAATTATTTAAAGAATCATATTTTGTTAATAAATTTTTATTATAGTGAGATGTTGAGCTACTTATATTAAAATTACCATCTATAAGCGATCCACTATAGGTTACCCCATCTACTATTAAAACAAACGGTTTGTTCAAGTAGCCACCACCTAAATAATCAATGCTAGCTACTGTACTGCCGTCAAATATTAAATTCATGGTGGCACCACTGCCAGTTGTCGATTCATTATATGCAATTCCAAGCACCATTCTATCACATACAACGGTAGCCCCGGTTTCGCGAGAATCTAAACAACCCCAAATAAAATGTCCTGGTATCTGGCACTTTTCATCTGTTGGGGGAAAGTTTGCATCACAATTACCATATAAATAAGAAAGCTGGATTGCCTGAGTTATTGTTGGAGTGGGTCCAGGAGTTTCCGTGGGTGTAGCTGTTGGTGTTGCTGTAGCGGTTGGTGTAGCTGTTGGTCCAAGTGTCTTTGTTGGTGTAGCTGTTGGTCCAAGTGTCTTTGTTGGTGTTGCTGTTGGTCCAAGTGTCTTTGTTGGTGTTGCTGTTGGTCCAAGTGTCTTTGTTGGTGTTGCTGTTGGTCCAAGTGTCTTTGTTGGTGTAGCGGTTGGTCCAAGTGTCTTTGTTGGTGTTGCTGTTGGTCCAAGTGTCTTTGTTGGTGTAGCTGTTGGTCCAAGTGTCTTTGTTGGTGTTGCTGTTGGAGGATAAGTAAATCCTGGTGGAGTTGCTGTTACAGTAGGAGTAGGTGTGGCCGTCGGTGTTGCCGTGCCGGTTGGCGTAGCTGTTGGAGGATAAGTAAATCCTGGTGGAGTTGCTGTTACAGTAGGAGTGGGTGTTATCACCAACGTCCCAGTAACTACTTCAAAGTCCACAACTATTTTATCCGTAGTGTTTATTGAAGAAGATAAAGTGAAACTTCCTGAACTTGCATTTTCTGTGAAGCTAACTTTTTTCCAAGACGAGATAGTTATCAAACTATTATTGTCTGATACCACAGGATAATAAGAAGCATTCTCCGATGCGCCAAGTATTCTTGATCCATTAATATACACTCGTAATGATCCTGGCTTAAATATATATTCAACATAGTACTTATTAGAATCAGATAACATCGGTGCTACTTGGTAGAAATGTTGATGATAATCAGTAGGTATCGCCAGATTCGCTCTTACTACGTTGTCATTCAGATCCCAGGTAACACCATTGGAATTTTTAAATACTAAATTTCCATTATCGACAACACCCAAGCTAACATCATATTTATTTTTAAATTCCACAGTTAAGGCAGATGCTATTTTTAATCTTTCTTCATCTGTCATTCTCACAAATCCACCACCATCTATATGGTCAGATATATGATGCATAGACAGGTCTACTGCATTCTTCTTCAGAGTCCCATCTTCGTTTAAAGAAACAGCCAGCCTGGCAAGAAGATCTCCGATATCCACACCTTGTGTTTGTAATATGGATATAAGATTGTTTACTTGTTGAGATATTATCTCGTCTCTTTTTGCCAGAGACCTTAGGGGTTTATTGTCGTATTCCCAATGATACGGATCCCCAGGCTGATAAAAAGGAGTGTTTTGGTTACTTAAATTTAAATGCTTAAAAGATTTCTCGTCGTTATTCTGCATAGAGATATATATCGTCTACATATAAAAAATGGAGCCAGAAAACTATAGAAAATTAATTCGCCAATTCCATGTTATCTGCATATTTTCAGTCTTGGTCAGGTCTGGAAATGTCACCATACTGTATAAATCTCCGCTATTCATTTCTAAAGCCATTTCACTTAAAACCCTTCCGTTTATCTCTGAGTATTTTATAACGGATGTAAAAACAACCTGTGATGATATTGAAGGATCTATATTGGCTATTATAGGCTTGGATATTACTTTATTTCCAAACAATGCGTTTCTACCTCCATCTACTATCTTTGGAGAAGAGTTCAATGTCCCTCCATCTCCAAATATCATTTTAGAAACATAAAAGGAGTAAATATCACCTACTTCGTTAGCCAAACTCATGGCTAATGCTTCTTTTCCTTTATTCAAAATTGTGTTTTTCATTGTATAAAAAACTTTATTTTTATTTAAATCTTCTATGCAAACGTCAACAAAACCTTGAATTTTCTGACTTTCTTCTTTCATATTTCTCCCTTTTCTCTGAATCCTTCTAAAGTTGTTATTTCGAAGCTAATGCTTTCTTTTTGGGACATATAGTGATTGACACCAGAATTATCTGTTGGGCTGACGATTTCTTTTCCACTTCTGTCTACTGAAAACTGTGCTTGCGGCAAACTCAAATAATCTTCATCAACAACGGCGTTAGTTTTCATGTACTTATAAATCTCCACTTCCATCTCAACGCCTTCTGTTCCAAAATTTTCAAAAAGACCAGCCAACCAGATTGTTTTGCCATCTATCTCTGAAATAAAATAGTAATTATCCCCAGAATTCAAATTTATATATGGATCATCATAAACTTCTTTTACTAAAATCGAAAAATCTTCTTTAAAATTGTCAGAGATAGTCTTCACAGAAGAATCACTATTTTTACCATTAACTATACTTAAAGTTTGCTCAAGATTAGTAGGGCAATCTGCTTTCAGACCTACATAGGCAAAATATCCTTCAGAAGAAGGCAGCAATATCTGCCTATACTCTAGATTGGTTGAACCCAAGTTGCTTCCATTGTAAGTATCTATGTATAAAATATCCTCATCCTCAGAATAACCCACTATTTTACACAAATAGTCATCGCCCCCAACAGTAAAGAATACATAGTTATTATTTCTATTTAAAATAGACATACCTTCTGTATTATTAAATTTGATTTTTGATCTATTTGAATGTCGAATATTACAAGTGCTGGTTGCGTTTTCATTATTAATTTCTACAGCATCTAAGTTTTTGTCTAAAATAGAGTATGTTTTGTTTAATAAGTTTCCCGTTATCAAATTATTATTGTTGCTTAACAATAATTTATTGTTTGGTAAAATTTCTATTATGTCAAAATTATAGTAAGACCCACCTATATTGATTCTCACATAGCACCCAGCAGTTGGTAACGGCGTAGGCGTCGGTGTGTGCGATCTTGAGACGGTTGCTATGTTTAAATCTTTGAAAGAAACACTGTTGTCTGAAAGTTCTACAATATCATCTTTTGTTACAAATTCTGTGTCGTAACTAAAGAGTTTATTATATAATTTAAAATTAAAAGGTGCCACGTTAAGTGGTTCCATCGCATCCGTGACAACAACGAAATTCCCAGATCGTGATACACGATACCCACCAGAATTTAATCCCGATGTGACTTCTATATGACAATTTTCCGATATTGGTATGTCGGCAAGATTTAAATCACCACTAAATAAAACTACTTTTTCATTGTAAAAATTTAGTCTACCAGAGAACACTAGTTCTTTAGATGCCATGTCACTTCTTATTTTCAGCTGGTTCATTAATTTATTTCTATAAAACCATTGTTGTGTGGCGCCAGCTATAACCGACTCTTGGCTTGTGTTTTCAATCAATACATCGTAGTCTTCAATTGGCGGCGTAACAAATTCGTTTTGCCCACCATATAGGTTTATAGTTTTTAATATTGAGTGAAAAGGAGTATTTTCTGCAATTATACTTTTAACTTCTGATATTCTATCATTCGATAAACTTTCTACTTCTAAGTCTATATCAAATTTTCCACTCCTGCAGTATGAGCAAGAATCTAAAAAGTCTTTATCTATGTCGCATGGATCTAAACTGTCTCTCATACTGCCATTATATTCATCCATGTTATAAACATTTTCACTGTATGGAAACTCTGTTCTTATTTTGCCAAAAACTATGTTTTTAACAAAAGGATGCCTTTTAGTTAGTATTGAACTAACCATTGGATCACGCTCGGATATAAGTCTAGTATTCCAGTTTTTCAAAGGGATGGTTAAAACACTCTGTCCATCAACAATAGTTTTTTCTTCCCTTTCATCTATGAGTTGAAGATTTTTTATATAAGTATCAACAGATTCCTCTGATAAGGAGGGAATTTTAAAATAATATAAGAACCTTATAATATCTCCCGGAACTAATCCCACACTACTAGAAACTTGAGCAAAATATTCGCCATATTCATTTTCTATAATCTCGATATTGTGTGTGTCACCATTGGATATATCGACACTTATTGTTTCTGTGCTATTATTTTTTGTTAAATATATTTCAAAGTAATCAGTAGTTAAAGAAGCTGGTTTTTTAGACAGTTTAAAAGTATTTGTTTCCAAAACAAAAAATGACTCTTGTGTGAAAAAAGGAGATGTTATTTGCCAAAAATTTTCCAAACTTATGAGCCGCATCCCAGCCTGTGAAAAACTATCCTTTAAAGATCCAATTGTTCCTTTCTTTTTATAAAGGGGAACTGCTTCTTTTATTTGTCTTCTCCATAATGTTGGATCTTGACTCTTTAATTTAACGTCGAGTGTATTGCTTAGGTAAGTTATCATATACTCACCCACAGCGTTAGAATCTAGAAGATCTACAATTTGATTTCCGATATCTTCTAAAACAGTAAATCCTTCAGCAACAGAGCTGTTGAATTTTTGAATAACATCTGGTGATCGATCTGTGTCGGTAAGCATGATTTTGTACATTTCCGGCAAGTATCTGTCCAGAAGTGTTTCATATTTACCAGGAGTGGTGTGATGCGTAGGTGATGTCGTAGACAAAGCATTCGAAGATCTGAGATTAAATTTAATATTATCTGAAAATACACTGCTTGATACTTTTGGCATCCAGCTCCAACATATAAAATAATCTCCCTCTCTCATCCCTGTGGGATCCCATGTGTATTCAAAATGCCCAATAGAATCAGTCTTTTTTATCAAGCTATTCGCCAGATCCCCAGAGAACCATGCTGGGAATTCCGCAGTACCCACAGTTTTAACAGATATAACACCTTTGTAATAAAAGGTATCCGAATACACAGGATCGTTTGTAGATGTTTCACTAAACTTCAGAGAAGCCCCAGCTAAAGTTTTAGAGGCAGGATAAGAAAGTATTATTGATGTTTCATTTAAAACATACGAAATAGTAGTCCCTATCTTTATCCCATCTCCTTCAACCAACATTCCAACTTTTAAATTTGTATTATATGTGAGATTGCTTATTTTCCTTGAATCAGAGTTTAAATCTCCTGTTATAACTAACGAAGGATTTTGTTTTATTTCAAAATTATATTCTTTTTGTTCTGTGTCTCCAAAATCTCTTTCAACAAAGTATATCTTTACATTTTCAACTTTATATGGATCTATTAAATTATTATTTTCATCTGTTATTTTTAAATTAAACAGAATGTTATCCGCAACAGATGGATTTTGATCTATTGTTAAAGTTTTCATTGAATTTGTTCGTACTGGAAGTTTAAGGTAATAATTCCCGGTCTAATTATTTCATTGAATTTAGGAGCAATAATTGAAACACCACCTGCTTCCATATCATTTTCATTTGTAAAAGAAACCTCATAATGATCTGGCTCCTTTATATCAGCTAATTTTTTAATAACATCTACGTCTCTTATTGTTTTTCCATAATCCCAATTACTTAACAAAAATAGATCCAATAATCTTCTTGTAATTTTTTCTCTCATTTCATCTTCAAACTTTCTGTAGAGCCTATCTATAAAAATATCCACAGAAACATCAACCAACACTACTACGCCATCTCTTATGCAAACAAAATCCGTTATCATTTTATTTGCTTCTATATAAGTTTTAAGTTCGTCTTTAAGTTGATCGCTTGCTTTTTCTAAAGTTTGTTCATCTTGCTTTGCCAGAATATAAAGATCTACTATATTTGCTGAGCAACCATAATTTCTTAAAGAAGCAACAGATTTTCCAATTTGTCCTTGATAAGGACTTACGAATTGTTCAGATAATGTTTTATAATCCAGTCCTGTAACAGCTCTATTCTGAGTCCTAAGATATTGAGGAAGCTTTCTTCTTATATCATCTATTGTGTCGCCATTATACCCAAACTGCCCTTTGGTATAATTATTAAAAGTAACTGGAACGCTAATCTCATAATTAGGAGGGTTAATTATAGTTTGGGTACTAACACTACCAGCAACAATATTACCTATGGATCCGCCGCCGGTCCTATACGTTACTGATACTTGAGATCCTTGCGAAGGCAAAAGCCCGGCTCTATTATTTCCAAATATAATATAAGCAGTATAGGTAGAATCAAATTCAACTCTATACTCTCTTCTTGGTTGAGAATCTGTAAAATATTCTACTTCATTCCATCTAACTCCATCAACTGAAACTCTAATAGAATCATATATTACAGGGAAGTAACCTAAAGCAACAGTTTGACCAACTTGACCCGTTCCATCTATAATATCGTTTCGAGTCACTCCTTCAAGACCAACAACGCTTGCATTAACAAAACTACCAGCAGGTATAATTATATCGTCATCAAGAACGGGATTATTATCGGCATCTGAAGGGAACAATTCTATTCTTATAATTCTATCCCCACTAACTGTTTCTATATCGAATGGTGTTGGTATAACTAAATCGAAATCTAATGCATTATTAATTGTTGCTGTCCAAAGAGATCTTGCGCTTATTGGTGGTTGGGGTTTAAAGCCAACCAATTTGGATAATCTGAATGCATTTTCTAATTCTGTTACTGTGTCTATGAATATTTCATTTGCAATTTGATCCATCTTGAAACTTAGAGTATCTGCTATAAATGCCCAGTTCTCTATGAGCATAATTGCAATCGAGGATTCTACAAAGTCGTTAAATTCCGTGGAGTATTTTTGTCTTATAAACTCCACCAACCTAGTCTTCATAGACCAGAAATCTTGGTTTGTATAATTTAAATTAAAAATATTAGGTTTTTTAATAGTTTGTGATTGTGCGTACGGCGTTATATCAAATGGACAGTTGCTCATAATGTTAATATAGTTTTTAATTTTTAAGTTAGTGGAATCTGTAATCTTAATTCTTGCACCTCAGATATCTGTTCTGGGTCCACAAATGTTATTTTAATATACAAGATGTTATCTACGTCTTCTCTTGGATCCATTGGATTCAAGCTGCTATTCGGAGTTTCCCTGGAAACTTCTATCTGACTAACTGCTATTCTTGGCTCCCACGTAGATATTGCTTCTGCTATCATGTTTTGTGCCATAGTTTCCAGCGCTGCGTCGTTTTGTTCAAATATCAACCTCTTTAGAGGTGTTCCATAATCAGCAAGAAAAACGCGTTCTCCTGGATTTGTTAATAATAAAGATAACAAATCTGATTTTATTTGAGAGACTCCGCTCTGAGTTCTAAAAAATCCAAGTGGATTTTTTATTACAGGATATGGTAAACCAAGAAAATTAGCCATACACTATATAAGCTTATATTTTTTTATTTAAATGCCAGAAGCCTGATTTTCTGATGATTCCCCAGAAGTAATGGCTTGTTTTGCTCTTAGGGTGCTCTCATCTGCGGCTTTATCTGCCGGAGTACCAGCACTAGATTCGCAGCAAGGAGTAGTTGGACACAATGCAAGAGGCTCTAGCATGAATATACTTGCTCCTTGTGCTGTGCAACTGGCACTTGCATAAACTCTATCGCTCAACCTTAAGCAACCACCCACATATACAACAACAGGACCTAAGCATGGAACACATCCTTCATCATTGTTCTTTGGTTGGCAATCTTTACCGGCAAGCAATAAAATTTTCTCATTTGCTACAAATACATGTGACTTTTTAGTAACATTCACACAGTAATCTTCAGTAGAAACAACTTTGAGTCTGCTTACTATCTCTACAGAATCAGATGGATTTTTTTCTGGGTCTCCGATTATTTCAACTTTATCTTTGCATGTAGAAACAACATACCGCCCCCCAGAACGTAAGAAAATATAAGAATTTTCAGAGTTGGTGCTTTCTTGCATTCTTATTATGTGAGGTCCACAGCTGCCAGGTTTTGTTTTTTGAGGAGCAAGTAACTGGATGTATTGCTGTTGTGTTTCGTCTTGAGAAGATGAATCATTCATCATTATCTCCAGCCCATAGCCTGTTCTCATTTTAACATAGGCTTTTTTAGCCTTAGCTTTTGGACTAGCTCCTTCTTTTCGAGTCTCAGAGCACTGTTCGTTTGCCTCATCACACATGTCTAGTGTGTGATTAGAAGTGCTTTGTATATGTATGCCTCTTCTGGATCCTGCTGTGCAAGGAGCAATTGTATGATCATTTAATTCCACCTTATTACCAGTGGCAGTTTTTAACATTATGTAATTATTTTCACTTCTTGCTGGAATATCTCCGCTGGTCTCCAAGTCACTAATTTCTATAGAATGCCCTGTTGCACTTTTGAGATACATTCTCCCTGCAAAAGTATTGTTACAACCAAAATCAAACGCCTTTGTTGACCTTGCCCAACCCATATCACCAGACGGCTCTTCAACACTGTCATCCATAACAAAAGTATGTCCAGATATACTCATAAACTGTATACCAGTTTGTGGTAAATCACACTTATTATTTTGTGGTGTATTTGGACCCTTATAAGGTCTGCACTCATTCTCATGTTTAAAATAAGGGTTATCTCCAACCTGACTATCAGGATATTTAGAATTTGGGCTGCCTGTACTTGGATGTCCTCCTATAATTTTTTTATTACTTGTTTTACCATCGCAATCTAATTTTTCTTTCGGATTATAGCCTATGGGACCAATATTTGTTGTTCGTGCTTCGGGTGAAATAGCGCTTTCTCCAAAAGCCTGATATCTACTTATTAATCCATACTGTTTAGTTGTATCATCTTCTGGACTTCCTTCATCTTGTCCTGGGACACAACTCACATCTCCTGGCTTGGCTCCACAACTTGTGTGTGCCCACTGACCACCATAGTGCAAGTGATCATCTTTAAACATCATCCAGTTACCACAGCTGGACATCAACTCCATTCTTTTCCATTTTCTATTGCACTTAGCATCTCCATCTACCATTTTAAGCATGTGTTTTTCTGGTGTCTTAAAGCCGTAGATATTTGGATATGTTATTCTTTTTTGAGCTTCTACATCTTGGGAAAAATCAACAATTGAATTAAGATCAAACCCATTATAGCTTTCTGTATTCCAAGGCGGCAGAACTTGACTTTCATCGTTAGCCCCTACTAAATATCCTTTTCTTTTGCCCTCATATATTTTTTTATATTCGCTGTCTGGACCTCCCATGGAGCTATACAGCCAATTATGTCTTCCTTGGGGTCCTCTATTTCTGTGCCAAACTGTTCCTAAATAATATGGCGCATTTCTATCTCCATTTTCAAACATGATGGCAACAGTGCTGCCTGCAGGCGGAATCCAATTTAAGCCACAATCATCAATTCCACCCATGCTTGATATTGGATAAGCCCAAGGAAATTCTTTTAAAGGTCTTTTAGGATTGTGTAGAAATGGACAGAAAAATCTTATTCTGTTCATTTTCCATATATCAATAGTATCAATACAGAAAGCTAAATAAATACCGTGTAAAGTTTCTTCTTGTACGAAAACTTTCATTCCATCATTAAGAACACTTTGAACTACAGATTTTGTTTCATATCTCATGTTTCCAAATCGTGTTTCAATAGCCCTTAGTCTAAGGTCTATTTTCTTTAAATCTTCTGGGTTAAACATTATTTTACACACTTTCCACAGTTTTTATCTTCTGAAATATTGAGCTTAAATCCATCTGGGTCATCACCAAGAGGAGCATTTCTATTCATTTCAACATTTGGAGCATCTAACATCACCTTTAATATAGTGACATAAGAACCGGATTTTATTTGATGATTAACCGACATTATTCGCCAGTTTTTATTACTAAAAACAGGATTGCAGGCTGGTTCTGCCAACCATTCTGGACAACCCGCATCACTTAAAACCAAGTTTTGACTTTTCAAATGAAAAGGATTCACCACTATCAAAGATAGTGTTTTGCTAAAAAAATTTATTGGAAAAACATATTTAGGATCACCTATTATTTTTAATTCTGCTTCTATTGATGGAATTATTTCTCTTGGAGCATTAGCTTTTTCATGAGCTGCATTTGCACTGGCAGTATCTTTGGCTTGTCGATCCGGAGCTCGGTTGTTATCCTGACCGCCAGTACTCATTTTAGAAGCTGTGCCTCCTTTATCTTTATCGCTTTCCGCGCAGCTAGCTCCTGCTTTTGCACCGGCTGCACTAGCACCCGCTTGAGAAGCACCAGATGATCCTGATGATGCAAATTGCCAATTGCATTGGGGGTTAAAGCTTAATACTGGGCTTTTATTTCCTCCGTTAACTATGTAAGTTCCAATATTAGCATGACACTCACTTAATCCTTCTTTTTCGTTTGGCTCTGGGTCCTCTAACAAAAGTATTGTTCCTCCTTCTTTTGGTATTCCTTTTGTTTCCTTTCCCTTCCACTGAAGAAGTATTCCTTTATCGTTTTCTGTTTTATATGGAGATATCCATCTTCTTAAAGTTGCCAACTTATTTTGTTGGCAAGAACCCCACACACTTTTTGGACCTTCTTTTCCACCGTCTGAGTTTTTAAAATTCCACTCTTTTCCATCTTTGTCTACAAATTCTACATTTAAAGTTGGAGGCGGAAGGTTTTCCTTCATAAACTTTCTTATTGCTTCTTTTAAAGAAACTTTTTTATCTTCTGTTCCTATGTTACACTCTTGTCTTACTTCACTAATTCTTCCTACCATGTCTTGGGCTTCTAACGTGTATTTTATTTTACCTCCCTCGTAAACCACATTCATTTTTAGTGGAAGCAAATGTATTGGAGATCCGTTTTCTGTCACAACAGAAAATTTTTGAACAGATTCTCCACCGCATTTCTTTTCAACTATCCACCCAAAGTCTAGCTCCACATAATTCATATCTCTCGAAACATCTCCAAGACTTTTGTTAAGTGCTTGAAAAGATTTTGTGAAATTTCCGCCTTGTTCATCGAATATTTCAATATTAACCCCCATTCCTTCAGAAGCACCATATTCCAAAGACGTAATAACAGCCGTGTTATCTCCATCGGGTCTGGAGTTGTTACCTACTGTTACCACCTCTTTATCAAATCCTATTTTTAATTCAACAAAAGTTGCAAAAGAATATCCTTCATATTTTTTATCTCCATCGATCACTCCGTCAAAAGGAAGTCTAGGGGGTCTGCCTGCACAAGAAAATTTAGACAAACAATTAACTAAAAAATCTTCAGCCATTTTTCCTCATTTCATGTTAAAATAGCATCAGGTATTCTTAAGTTTAATCCTGGCTTAAAATCAAATATGTCTTTTATCCCATTGACTTCCATTATTTTCCACCAAAAGTCTGGTGTTCCATAAACTTTTTGAGATACTAAATCTGGTCTATATTCATAACCTGGGGATACAACCATGAACTTGTCATTTTGACTTGTTTTAAAATTTTTCTTTTTATACGTATTAAAAGTTATCAGTTTGTTTTCTGTATAATAAACAACAGTCGAGTTATAATATCTGCTTGAAAAATTTACAAATTTTGCAGGATTTGTTGTTGTTTCTTCATAGTAATTTGACATAATCATGCCCCACTTCTTAATATTTTCGATTGACCAGGAAGACTATTGCTGCTGTACACGATATCCCATTGTGTGTCTACGCTAAATTTATAAGGTATTTTGGTTACTTCGTCCCAAGCTACATCTGTGGGAAATTTAACAGAGTAAGACTTTAGAACAGCACATATTGCTTTAGACTCACTTAAAAGTTTTCCGCAAGATAAAACACAAACTGGGGGAGGCGCATAAGGGGCACCAGAGTTACCATCTCTTGGATAAACTGCACTTTGAATGGCTCTTAAATAACTTAAGTTTTTTACAGCATCTCCATCTTTTAAAATCATAAAGTAAGATGTCCAATTAATAGCCCTATTTTCTGAGTGTGAATAAGTTTTCATTGGAAAGCTTCTTCCAATTATTGGTTCATCATTATATTGAGCCGACTTTCCGTCAGATATATCTGGCAGTATTCTCATGGGAATTTTACCATAGCCAGGAATAGAAATATAACAATCTTCTATTGGATTTAATGTTCCCCCTGAAATTGTAGATTGCATCATGATTGATCCTCTTTAATAGTTTAGTATATTATTATACATTAGCTATGTTTGTTATTCCCTTACTTGCAGTCTGATTAAAGCTGCCGGTAGACCACTTATAATACCTAGGAGGACTAGTCACCACAGAATTTGTAAGGGTGGAGCCACCCGCCTGACCTCCGCCGCCACTGCTAGAGGATGGTTGCATGAGCGCCACCATATCTGTTAGCAATCCAACCATCTCTGTTAACTTCTCAACTTGTGTTTGACTGCTTCCAGCTATGGTTCCTAACTCTGGACCTCCTACGCTTGATACTGATGGTTCTTTTGTCACTTGATCTCTTTGAACTCTTTCGTGCATTGATGCTGATGTTGCTGTTTGTGCTGAAGTAGATTTAGTAGCACTTGCCGCTGATAAACTGTCATTTAAAAGCGTCCCAGCTTTACTTCCGAGCCAACTGGCTCCATCTAATACTTTTTGACCCGCCCACAAAGCTCCCTTTCCTACCGTTTTCCAACCATCGATATATTTTTGCCCCAGCCACAGAGCGCCTTCGCCAACAGTCTTTCCTACCGCTTTCCAACCATCGATATATTTTTGCCCCAGCCACAGAGCGCCCTCGCCAATAGTCTTTGCCCCATCCCATAGTTTTGATCCTAAATTTTTTGTGCCTTCCCACAATGTTGATCCAAGATTTTTTGCACCATCCCAAGCACTACTTGCTATCGACTTTGCTCCTTCCCATGCGCTGCCCGCTAGTTTTCCTGCACCACTTATTAGTCCGTCTCCAAAAAAGTCAATTCCTGCTGATAGTACAGGTCCTATAAACGGAATCGCCCCAGCCAGTCCGCTTGCCAGTTCTTTTACTGCTCCTCCAACATTTCCTTGAACCAATGCCGACAATGCAAACCCGGCGCCAGCCAAAGCGCCTATTCCAGGTAATTTCTTTAATAAACTTTTACCTACTCCTCCTAATCCTGCCTTGGCTATAAAACCGCCAGCCTTACCAAACATACTTCCCATTAAACCGCCACTTTTACTAAATAGCCCCCCAGCTTTTGCAGCAACTCCCCCTGCTTTACCAAACAAACTACCTAACAAACCACCGCCTTTGCTTAACAATCCTCCGGCTTTTGTAGCAACTCCTCCTGCTTTACCAAACATACTCCCTAACAAACCTCCAGCCTTAGAGACAGCAGGATTTTTTGAAGCCTTTCCCCAAAGATTTCCCATCAATCCTTTGCCTTTTTCCATAACACCTGCTGCGCGAGCTTTTGCTTTACCGAATAACCTTCCCATTAATCCGTCAGATTTTCCGGCAATCTCTGCCGCAGCTCCAAGAGGAGAATCTGATATTGCTTCTGTAAGACCGCTGCAACAGCATCCGCTGCCTGATTCTGCCGCTTCTCCTCCTCCACCTCCAAAAAAAGATCCCAACATAGATTTACCAGCCCCAGCAACAGAAGATAATAATCTCTTGCCTTTTCCTAACAATCCTTTTCCCTTACCCAGAACGCCAGCACCCGCACTCAACGCACTTGAACCTGCGCCTAAAATACTTTTGCCTGCTCCGCTATTTTTCATGCCACCAAAACCAGCCAAAACAGATTTAAAAAATCCTTGTTGTGAATTTTTTGCTCCGCTAAAACCTTTCACAAAGCCAGAAAATAAGCTCTTGGAATAACCAGCTATTTCTGAAAAACCTGTTTTCATAGTTCCTGATATTAACGACACAATTGATCCTATTCCTTTCATTATCCCAAATGGTAATTTTGCAAAAAAGAATATTATTTTTGTGACAAGGTCTGGAACTATACTGTGTCCTACAAGTATGTCGTAAAGCCATCTAAATGGAGCTAATATACTATTAGCCAAATTGTTTGCCCAAGTTATAATTCCATTAAAGATGCCTGTAAAGATACCTGTAAAGCTTGTGATAAAAGATCTATATAAACCTTGTCCTATTTTGAATATATCAAAAGTTGCTATTCCCTGTAATACTTCTGCTATACCCATTCCAAAATTATAAAACATCTCAATAAAAGGAGATATCAAATAAGAAACTATACTAAAGGCTGTGCCTACTACACGAATAGCGTAAGCCAAAGGTTCTATTACAACACTTATTAATCCCCCTATTAATCTTCCAACTGTTCTTAAAACAAATCTTATCACTTTGCCTAATGATCCAACTATATCTGCAGTCATTTTAAATAAACTGCCTGTTTCACTTAGGGATGATTTGAAATCAAAAAATGGATCAAGTATTGCAAAAACAACGTCTCCTATTGCACTAAAAAGTGATCCAAATGGTTCAAAAATATAATATATCATTTCACCAATTCCCATTATCGTATCGCTGATGGTTGTAACAACTCCCCAAATTGCTCCCCCTATCACATCTATTATGCCCATAACGATTGACAGTAAAGGAATAACTCTATTAAAGTGAGCAAGAGCTTTCGTGATAGATCCAGCAGCACCAAGCCAATGATCAAATATTCCAAATGTTATTGTGTTTAAAAATCCTGTGACAAATCCAGCACCTTTAGCTGCATAAAATTCAGCAGTAGTTACTTCTTCCATGCTTTTCCCAAAAATCTCCGCAGCTTTTTCTCCACTTCTTACACTTTGAATTAACCCTCCAACTGTTCCTGCAACTACGGCAGCAGCAACACCAATACTTGCAAGAGAAACATTCATGCTTGATGCAAAAGATGTTATTGATTGCCCAACACTTGAATTCATGAATGTTCTGAAATTTCCCCCGAGAGTTTCCAAGGAATTTTGAAATGCTCCATAATCAACAACTGCACCGTAAGCAAAGCCAGCAAACCGACCACCAACATCAGCCAAGGTTGTCAGAATTCCTAAAGACCTACCAAACACACTACTTAACATAGAGCTAATAGCACCTTGAGTTGTTCCTCTTAAAGTTTCGTTTAATGTAATCATACTCTGATTAAGCTCAGTGGTAACATCAAGCTGAGTCTTTTGACCAACACCAGCCTCTGCATTAGCCTTGTTTATTTGGCTGACCATTTCTCTATATGCTTCTGGGTCATTTAAAGCTTTGCCTATGTCTTTTTCACTTATTTGTAATTGTTTTTTACCAGCCTTCTTTAAGTTTTCATTTATCCCTGCAACAGATGCCTTCATTGCTTCTTTCATTGCGACTTTTGAATCTGTTGTTTTTATTCCCATTGCGTTTAAATCATCTGCCAATTCACCCATTTTTAAATTAGAAAAAGCCTCGCCCATGTTTTTCGCACCCTTTGAGGCTGCATCTAATTTTGTTAAAGCTTCAAGAGCAGTGTTTGTTTTTAAGCTTCTTTCTTGTTCAAGAAGATTTGCCTTTTCCTCAAGAGTCAATGTCTTTTCTCTATCTTTATTTATTTTAGTTAACTTATCTCCTAAGGATGCTCCTTGTTCGTTGTAACTATCAATTAAACCTAATACTTCACCCGCACTCTTCTTGATAGGAGATAGTTGCAGTCTTGTGTTTAATTCTTGTTTTTCGTAGTCGCTTAATTTTTCAAAATCTTCCCTAGTTCTGACCATTCCTCCGGAGAACTCGGCAAGCAGATCTCCCATGCCTGTTGCCATTTGTTTGATTCCCTTTTTTGTATTCATTAAAGTTGCATCATAAATCTTTGTCATATCTCCACCAGCAGCTCTGGACAGAATAAGTTTCATTCCTGCGTCTGCTTGCATAAAACCTGCCATGCCCTTAGAAAGAGTGGCTGTTATTTCTTGACCCGCTTCTGAAACTCCAAACTTTTTGAAACTTGCCATTAATCCAACAACATTACTCGCAGCCTCAGCATTCAGACTGCCAGCGTTGCGCATGTTTTTTATTATGTCTTCACTGGATCTAACAGCATCTGCTAAATTCTCTCCCGTTACACCAGTATTTCTTGCAACCTCTTGTATTCCTCTGCCGAACTCTGACATTTCATTGTTGCTCATTTTCATTTGCAACGACATATTTAAGAAGGTGTCGCCCAAAGCTCCTGCTTCCACACCTATCATTTTTTCAGTATTGAGCTGCTTCTTTGTTATAGCTTCAGAAAGCTTTTTATCTTTTAATCCTTTTCTATAATTAGAAAGATATGCTTTTGAATAAGTTGTTCTATCAAACCCTGTTTCAGATGCTGCCTTGCCTATGTCTTCAAATGCTCTTTGCAAACCTCTTGATTCTTTTGTGATACCGGCAACTTCAAAAGCTGCCTGTCTGGCGTCAATAGTAAATTTCCTCTCCTCTGCAAACAAATCTTTAAAAACAGTGTCTGTTCCTCTAAATCCAAATAATGTTTGCTGTAGATCAGCAGCACTATTACCAAGATCTTGCATCAATCTAAGAGGGATGAAACTATCTCTTATTTCTTTCATTCGTTTTTCTGTTGCTTCAAGTCTCTCTGCTTCTGCTGCTTCCGGGGATGAATCCCTCTTATTCTCATATTTCTCAAGCTCCCCAACCAGATTCTTTATTTCAAGCTCTAAGTCTGCTAGTCCTGTGCCACTTGTCATGGCAATTCTCAGAGCTTTTGTTTCCAGCCAATTAAGTCTTGCTATTTTTTCCAAATAAACATCATGGGTGTATATGCTTCCTTTTTTAAGACCATGCTCAGCCATTTTGAGCATCATCTTTTCAGATTTTATAGAAGTTGGGTTTTTTAAAGTAGGTTTGTCACCACTTTTACCTTTAAAGTTTTTTACAAAGTCTTTGAGAAGCTTCACCATATTATCAAACTTTTTTGACATCTCTGGTGGCATGGCGCTTTGGCTTGGTTCACTACCTGCCGTTTTGTTGAAAGGTACCGCTTTTCCAACATTTCCTTTTGCTAAGGATGCAACGGTTCCCCTGAGTTCCTGGGAATTCATGCCGCCGCCAACATCTCGTCCTATATTGTCTATTGCCATGGTTTAAAATATATATCTGAGAATTTTCTTTTTCAAAGAATATATAGTGTCTTTTTCTAAAATAGTGTTTGCTAAAATTGAAGTTTCTCAACAGAAGTTTCTTCGTGGTACGCTTTTGTGTTGACAACAGAAACCCATCCGCATAGAGTTCAGATATGTTCAACGATACAAAAGACCCCCCAGATTATCCTTCTTTTCATAAAAAAAATATTTCTAAGAAAACTTCTGTAGAAAAACCGCTGGAGCCTCCAGAAATAGAAGAGAATACAGAAGACAAATTCGATTATCCCTTCACTTGTCTATCTTGGCATTCCGGCAAAGATTACTATCCAGAATTGGACTCAGCAATAGAGTTCTACAATCAAAAAAGATACAAAACAGCTTTGGATCTTTTTGAAACTCGTCCAGCAGATCCAGCCCGAGGACTCAAAAATCTCGTTTGTACCTTTCGCGGACCAATTGGTTGGCTGCTTATGGCAAACACCAAGGCTGCTAAGAATGAATTCTTGAACTTTTGCATAGCAAGTTGCCATTACCAACTGGGCTCTTATGCAAAAGCGTTGGATTCTTTGAAAAAAGATGCCAGCGAAAGAGCTTCTTATCTAAGGGCTTGGTGCCAATACAAGTTAAACAAGCATGATGAAGCAAAAGAAACTTTCAGAAAAGTCTTCTATTCAAACCCAAGGTTCTTAAGCTATTCCAATCCATACGGGGAAGATTACGAGTGATCACTTGATTATTTGATTTGTGATCTTTGCAAGCTGTTCGTTGACGGTTTTTCTTATCGCTTCTACTTCATTTGGAGAAACAGCTCTTACACTGCCCATCAAATTCAATATAAAATCGCAGTCAAGCTGTTTTAATCTTCTTATTCCACTTCTTTTATACTGTCTAAAGGATGACACAAGATATTTGTCTCCTTTTATTGTTCTATAACTGAAATTAGGATTGTTGCAGTTTGCTTTCAACAAATTTCTTATATATGGAAATGTAAGATAATGTATATTCAATCCTCTTATATACAATTGATTCACATCTGTTACTATTACATTTGGAAGCGGATCATGCCCGGCTTTATGAAACATATAGTTGAATGAAACTAGGCTTCCTTTTTTTACATTTTGTAAAAAAGTATCATTCTTTTGAGGAATATTTTTGAATACAAGGTTGAGATCCATAATCAAAACTTAGAGTAAACACTGGAGCTATAATCGGTACCACTTGATCTGACCATCAGATTTTTATCGTTGCCTTTTTCTATTTTGTTTTGAGCGTCTGAGCTCATTTTGAAAAACCTCTTGATTTCTTCGACAAGAGTATCTGCAACTTTCCCCCCAGCCTTTTCTTCATCTGCACCTTTTTCTGACATAAAAGTGTTGAATATATTTTCAAAATCTAAAAGATACGCTTTTCCATATGGATGTGTGTCTATTCTGTTTTGAATTTTGAAGGCTATGTTCCTTCCTATCGAATATATTCTTATTCCTTCAAAGTCACACTCTGGATCTGTTGAATAAACAAACAAAAACGGATCATCAACATCCAAAAATATTTTGTTTTGGATCTTGCTCAGCTTTAAAATATGGTGAATTATTTTAAGCTTTCTTTTTGCTCCAAGTGCATTTCTGTTTACATAGTCAAAAAATTTGTGTCTCATATAATTACATATTTAATGGTTTCGCCATTCTTCCACCCACCGATGTAGTTGCTCCTGCAAGTGTGTTTATTAGCTCCCCAAATAATTGCATGGCTTCTGGATTTTTCTTAAGATGAGCAAACAAAGGCGTATACATGCCTCTGGTATCTTTGTTTATTCTCTCTATGTTTAGTAGAGCTTTACGCACCTCTTCTTTACCAAATGAGTGGGGGTTGAGCGATTCGTCAGATCCTGGCTTAACACTTCCGGTGTTACTGGCTCCATATCCTGCCAATTTAAGTCCCGAATCATTGGAGGGCTTTGCTCCCATTACTGGATTAACATCCGCTTCCATTATTCTATATAATTTACTGAATTCCATAACTTAACCTTTCTTATAATTATATTTAGCAAGTTCTGAGTAAAATTTCTTGTGCCGATGGAACACATCTCTGTAATACCAATAAATCACTGGGATTGCCGTTGTAAGGCGTTTCTTTTACAACAACACCAGGAAAGCTTCCAGCAGCTTCTTTTATGGTTTTCATTTGAGCTGTTAAGAATAGCATTCCATCTATTCTTTCCAAAAAGTCGCTTTCTCCCTTTTTGGGAAATCCGTTTTCGTCAACCTCACCAGTTTCATAAAGATACTTGACTTTAAGATCAACAAATGGAACTAAGTTTCCATCATCATCTATCATGGCTTCACTGTTGTCTGATTGAATGATTCTTACGCTAAGTTTTCCCTCAGAATAAGCTGCATCCAAACAACTAGCCAAATCCAAGCCCAAGGAGTATACTGTTCCGTCATTTCCAACAACGTTTATTAAAAAGCTTCTCTGCTTGAAATAGTCAGATATACTCTCCATTATAACTCTTCTTCTCAGAACATCTTTTTCCTCTGGGCTTCCATCTTGAAGTCTCTTGAGCTCGGGATCTTCTAGAAACTTCTCTGGGTCATCTTCTCTTAAAGCCCATTTTCCAAGATCAATTCTTCCCCATTTTTCATTGAATCTTGTTGATATTTTTATTGAGTATTTTCTTTCGTTGTAAATAAGATCTTCGCTGTTTGATCCATTGCCAACTTGAACAGCCCCCAGTAAAGCAGCCATATACTTTCTGTGAAGATCACCCTTCATTCCAAGAGTGCCCTTCAATTTTATGAAAACACTACTGAGTTCACTCATTGGTTGAAGAGCTGTGAAAACATGTTTTGTTAAAGATACCGAAGGATTGTTTTGATCCAATTCTTGTCTGATTAGCCTTCGTATCTCTTTATTAGCTTTCTCAATATTGGAATTTTGCCTAAGAAATAAAATCTGTAGATTATCCTCTACAAACTTTCTTGGATAAGAGTCTAGCTCTGAATCTCTTATTCCATGAATACTATCCAAGAGTGTTTTAGTATCACCTTTTGCGCTATTTTTAAAATACTCCATCTTCCATGTTTCAAAATTTTCTTCTGGCTTGTTTTCTTCCTCAGGCATATCAGGAGTGACAGGTTCTTTAACTTCTTGTTCTGGAGGTTGTTGAGCTTGAGGTTGTTGAGCTTGAGGTTGTTGAGCTTGAGGTTGTTGTTCTGTTTGTTGGGGATCTTGTGGCTGTTCTGCTGGATCTGCAGCGGGAACCTGCATTCCAGAAGAAGCATTAGTTGCAGGTTGATTTGCTGCAACTTCACCTGGATCGCCAAGATCCTCATTTAACCAGTAATTCATTGTGTTAAATCTCATTTTGACCTTCCTCTTTTTTCTTATTTAGTGCCTCTAGAAATTGTCTTTTATTGTTCCCTGAATTAATATTTATTGTGTTATTTTGATTTGCTGCTAAGTATTTAGGGAAGGTATCTTTATCTTTTAATTTAATTCTTGTCATTAAATCTGCTATTTTTGCCATTTTGTCAGAAGTATCATGCTTGAGCTTGAGTAAATTCACAAGAGCTTCTTTGCTTGCACTCGTAGAGTCTCCTTCGTTTATAACTAAATCAGCAAAGTTATTTATAAATTCATCTGTTTGTTTTCTATCTTGTCTTATGTTTTCGAGAACTTCCTGATAAACATCTACAAGTTGTTCATCACTTACTATGTTTGACAAACTATTCTCTGAGTCTTGCACGCTTAAAGAAGAAACATTCATGCTGGGGAGAACCTCGCCAGCTATAGCCAAATCTTCTTTTGCTTCATCTAAAATATTATCATTTTTACCCATATACTCTATATAGCTTAATATTTATTATCTTTAGTCACCTTTTATTATTCTAATTGAGTCTTCTTCAAAATGTTGTGTTGAAAATTCAAACAACTCACTTTCTTCCAATGCTATTATTTGATGTCTTGTTCCTCTTGGTATATCAATTTTATCACCTGGATTTAATACTATATCTTTGGCTTCTTCCATGTTGTCCGTAGATCCAAGTTTCAATAAAATCCTTCCACTCTGTAGGTAGAATGTCTCCAATTTTAAAACATGGGTATGGTATGAGCATTTTTTATTTTTATTAAAATATAATATTTTCCCACAATACTCATTGTTGTTAACAATAATTTTTTCGTAACCCCAGCCCTTTTTTATAATTTCCATATTATCATTTTAGTGTTTTTCTTTAAATTTTCAAACGAAAAATGTAAATATTAATATGGATCAATTGACAAAAGAAAAATTAAACAATCTTGAAAAAAGCCAAGATAAAGTTTTGCAAAAAATAGATGAATTTAAAAAAGAAATTATTGAATTTGAAAAATCATTGAATTCAAAAGATTCTAAAATCAGCGTATTACAAAGTAAAATAAAAGATTTAAAAGAAGATGTAGATACTTTTTGTGAAAAAGTTCAAAATTTTGAGGTTAAAATAGAATCCATCCACATACGCACCACAAGCACAGAAAGTAAATGGTCAAGTATAATTGAATTTTTTGTTAAGATATTTTGGGTAATTATGGTGTCCTATCTACTCTACAAACTAGGTATACAGGGACCACCAGCATAATTAATTTTTAAAACACCCTAATATATAGTATACAAGATGAAGGGAACAAATATGCCAGGCAAATTTAGTGATTACTTATCCATCAGAGAAAATAAAACCCCTGTATTATCAAAGGTTAAGCTGGCTAGGTCACCAGGACAAGAAGAGTTTCAGCCATTTGTTATTGATAAAGAAAATCACTCAAATTTACGAGAATTAGTAAAAGCTTTTGAAAATAGTACAGAAGTTGGCGTTGGTTACACGACAATAGACAAAGAAAAAGGTGAAGTTGAACCAAAATTAAAGAAGAAAACATTATATCTTACTGGTGGTGCTGTTAGAGATCATCTAAAAGGAAAAACTCCACGTAATTATGACCTGGCGACTGATGCAACAGCCAGTGAAATAAAAATGATACTATCAGGCTCTGGTTTCGAGGAGATTCATTCTGAATTTTCTAAGGACAAAAATTTACCAACTAATCCAAAATCAAATAAATATTTCTTTGTAAGCAGGCTCAGCAAAAAAGGAAACGAGGCTGAATTCACAGCTGTAGTTGATAATGAAGATTTCTTTTTGGCTCCAATGTCAAAAAGTCTAAAAAGCAGAAGACTATCGCCCGAAGATTTTTCTGCCTCAAGCCTGGAGGATGACGCTTCCTATAGAGACTTTACAATTAACTCAATGTATATTCCTTTAAAAAATTCAGATGGAGATAACACAGAGCTGATAGATATTTTTGGTGGAGCTCATCATTTAAAAAATGGTCAAGTGGTCTCTGTTGGTGAGTTTGGCAAAAAGGTCAAAGATGACCCGATCACAGCCCACAGATATTTAAGAATGCAGGCAAGATATGGCAAAGGAGAAATGCCAGAAAAACTCACAAATATCACAAGAGGAATAAATGGCTTGGACCCAGACTATAAAAAAGAATATGTCTTTGGTCTTGAGAACCCAGATATAGATTCGTCCAGATATCTCAAGATGTATTCAAATTCTGGTCTTTTGAACACAGTTTATCCTATAGATGATTTGTCTGTTGAAGATATGCCAGAAAAAGCCTTGGGAGATAGGTTTTTAACAAGTGCTTGGTTGTTAAAAGATAAAGATATGGAGCAAACCAAGTTTGCTTTAATGTCTGCTGGTTGGGATAAACAAGAAGTAAATGATATTTTATACTTAATTAAGGCGTATCAATCTTTTAAAAACAGATACGACACTACAGACCAAACAAGCTCAATGTGCGGTTTGCCAGCGTATAAAATAAACAAATGGAAAAACCTATACTAGTTCAAGCAATCGGATCTCCCTTCGATTTAAATGTAAGCTCTTGTGGAAAAAGAAAGCCAAAGCTTTTTTCTTGGACTAATAGTCCACAAGATATCAAAATAAGAATAGACCACGCTTTACATGATGGCTTAAGCGATAATAATAAGTCTGGCAAATTTGGCTGGACATGTGAATCTAAAGCTATAACTCGTGGACTCTTTGATGGATTGAGAAATAATTTTACAAGATACAAAGAATCTTACTCTAAAATTTTCACTTACGATGAACAGTTGATCGAGTTAGACCCAGACTTTTTCATCTATTGTCCTGCAGGCAGTAACGCTCCATGGACACCTGATGAAGAATATGGAATTCATGAAAAAACAAAACTTGTTTCTTTTTTGTGCAGCAATAATTCAATGACAGATGGTCATCGTTATCGTTTGTCGTGGGCTGAGAGGCTACAAGATAAGGTAGATATGTATGGTGGAGCCTGTGGAAGCAAACAAATAGGCGGCTCGCATTGGTACCATCATCAAAGAAAAACTGAAGCAATGAACGAATATATGTTCAGCATAGCAATAGAGAATGTCAACATGGATTGCTACTACACAGAAAAAATAACAGATTGTTTTGCAAATGGGGTGATACCAGTTTATTATGGTTCAAAAAGTATCACAAAACACTTTAACAATGATGCTATAATATTCTTGGAAGAAGACTTTGATGTAAATCAATTATCGGAAGAATTATATTATTCCAAATTAGAAGCTGTTAAAGATAATTTGAACATAGTTAGAAACATGTGTATTTCTGATGATTTATTGTTCAAAAAAATATCTTTATTGTGAAAGCGTAGATAGATTATGAATAGAAAAATAACAATAGTCCACCCCTCCAGGCAAAGAAGCGATCTTTGCTATAGAATAGCTGATTTGTTTTATGGCAATTGTGTAAACAAGGACAATGTTTCTTATTATATATCTATTGATTCAAGTGATCCAACAAAAGATGAATACCTAGCTGGCAAGAAAGATTATGCCAAAATAATTGTTGGAGATGGAAACTCTTGTGTAGAGGCAGTAAATATTGGGGCTAAAGAATCAAATTTTGAAGACATAATTGTGATAGTATCAGATGATTTTGTTTGCCAAAATGGATGGGATCAAAAAATACTGGATTTTGTAGGGGATAAGAAAAATTTTGTTTTAAAAACAAATGATGGAAGAGAGCCTTGGATTGTAACGTTTCCAGTTATGGACAAAGAATATTACAATAGATTTGGCTATGTTTACAACCCATTATATAAACATTTATTCTGCGACACAGAAATGACACATGTTGCAGAGATTACTGATTCTCTTCTAATAGATATGTCTAATGTCATAGAGCATAAAGCAACAGAATTAACAAAAAATGATTCTGTAAACATGAAAAACAACTCAACTTGGTGGCAGGGAGAATCTGTTTATCTACAAAGAATAAGAGAAAATTTTGGATTAAAAAAAGAAGAGATTGTTAAAACTCCATCTCATCCATCGCATATAGAATGGCTTAAGCAAAAAGGAATAAATATAAACGAACACTCATAGTTATAATTATTTTATAACAGATGAGTGGATATAAAAATCATCTTGTCTATTTACTTCTTTTATAAGAATGTATCCTCTATCGGTCAAGTATTTTCTTGAGGCATCTTTTGTGCCACATTCTCTATAGGCATCTGTTTCAAATGTAATTACATTAAAAGTATATTTATCAAAAGGAACCTTGTACAAAGCTTTGAGGCTTATGTGAGGGGGCTCTAAATCGATTGTGAGATAATCTATTGTTTTATTGTCTTTGAAAAACTCATTCATTTGTTTTTCATATTCAAAAGTTAAAGCATCATGACAACAAAACTTTGTGTTAGGTCTATTATCGAAATAGCTATTTGTATGATCTTCAATATCAATACACATTCCACTCCAACCAAAACCCTTGTCTAGGGCATAAGTATTCGATATAGTCTCAGACGGTCCAGCTCCAATATCTAAGAATGTGCCTTTTTTTTTGAAATTCAATGTTTCCATTACAAATACATCTTGCCCTATTTGAGACCTATAGTAATTCATATTTATATTCTCCTAAAAAATAACAAATTGCCCATTATCCTTACATTGCGATAATTCTTTTAAATTTGCCCGATATAATACAGGTATTAAGCCGCAATTTCCTGAATGAGTTATCAAATATTTACAATTAGATATAATTCTAACTATTGACTCAAAGTTTATACTCCACTCTATTTTATTCTCAGTTGGTTTGACATAAGTGTTGTTAAATATCATTTCTTCAAAAAAGAATGCATTATCAAAATTTGACATAAATATATCTCTATTGCGAAGTTCATCTGTTTGTATAAGAAGTCTATATTTTTTGTTTCTTTTGTTGATATGGTCTAACCAATCATTTGGGTGCGCTAAATTAACCTCAACATGCTTATCAGTTCCTCTGTTAAAAATAGCCATAGTGTTACTGTAATCTATGTTGTATTTTTGTTCTAAAAATTTTATTCTTTCCAAAACAAGATCAGAAGGACTAAAGTAAATGTCTTCGACCATTTTGATTTGCTTGAAATTTAATTTTTGAAATTCTGCATGATTCGACCAGTAACCATCATGATTTCTAAGAACTCCTGATTCAAAATCTTCAGACTTAAGTTGATCTAAAGTTTCTAAATTAACCTTGTATATAAAAGGATACAGGTCTTTATCATCACTGTAATTGTGCAGGTGTTTTAAAGTATCGTTAAAAGAAACATTCTCGGGATATATTTTCATTCGCGCCAATTCATATATGGCGAAACGTACCTCATTTATGCATGAATAAAAACCGCCTGTTTTATGAGTCCCGTAAACAGTTTTGTCTTCTTTATTGTAATAAGCGTTTCTGAGAAAAATTAGTTGTTCCATCACCTTCAACCTCCTCCTTGAGTTTGCGATTTCCTACAGTATATATTATTTTATATTTAAAAATTAAATAAATATTTTTTTTATATATAATGATATGAAAACAACACTTCTTACATTTACTGATCCGAATTACGAACCAAGAAGATTAACAACTCTTTCTTTTAATAAAAAAATGGTTGATAAAGTTTGGAACGCAAACCCATCAGATTTTGATGATAATTTTAAAAAACAAAATGAATTTATATTAAATCAACGTAGAGGTTATGGCTACTGGCTTTGGAAACCATACTTAATACTAAAATACATAGAAAACCTATGTAGTGAAGATGAAATGCTTATATATTGTGATGCCGGAGATTGGTTCTCAGAAAAAATGCTTGACTTGGCTAAACTGGAAACAAAAGATTGTCTTTTTATAAGAGGTCCTTTTTTAAATTATAAATATACAAAAAAAGATTGTTTTGTACTAATGAATTGTGATGAAGAAAAATACTGGAATTCTGGTCAAACGTATGGCGCTCTTTGTTTTTGGAGAAAAACAAAAACAACAATAGACTTCTTAAAAGAGTGGTTTGATTATTGCAAAAATCCTAATATTTTAACTGATGCTCCCAACATTCATGGAGAAAATATACCTGGATTTATAGATCACAGACACGATCAATCTGTTTTGACTAATTTGACCATACAACGTGAAATGTTAAGAAAAGATCAAACAACAGACAATCCTTGGAATGTAATTTATAATGATTGATATAAATGATGTGGATAACCCTGAGTTATATTATAATTTAAAAAAAGGCTATGAGTTTTGCTCTTCGATAGCAGATGAGACTTTATCAAAACCAACTGAATATCATGTTGTTTGGAGCGGAAAATTTGATCGCAAGCAGTCTCTCCCAATAAAAAGTTTTTTTGCAACACAAAATTTCAAATTAGCCAAATTAAACTTGTGGTCCAACGAAGATCTGATCAACAATAATTATTTGAAACCCTTTAAAGATTTGATCAACTTTAGAAAATGGGATCCAATCGAAGAGGCTAAAGGAACGATCCTTGAGGACTATAAAAGTTTAACAGCCACAGACGGAAAATTTTGGATCGATGGAGATATATTTAGATTGTTATGCTTGCATAAGTATGGAGGAGTCTATTTCGACATGGATGTTGTTCTGTTGAGAGATTTTTCTCCACTATTAAACCAAGAGTTTATGTACAAGTGGGCAGCAGAAAAAAACATGATTAACGGAGCTATAATGCATCTTTTTAAAGATAGCAAATTAACAAAAGATTTACTTAATCAACTATTGAATACAGCTCCAACACCAAATAGTCATTGTTACGGCAGAGATCTATATACTTATGTAAGGGCTCAAAATAAAAATTGGACTATATTTCCAAGCACTTTTTTTAACACAGAGTGGCAAGCAACTCCGGAAGATACAAAAGACTATCCTGGCTTGGCTGAAGGGTTTAAACCATTTCAGAAATGCAATACAACCCATCTTTTTGAAAGGGCGTTTAGTTGGCACTGGCATAACCGATGGGGTGAATCAATAGAGATGGGAAGTAAGTGGCAAATTATCGAAGAAATTATTGAAAAAAAGCTGTCCAGTATTGGATTCCATCTATAATTAGAAGAGGTGTTTTATGAAACATATGATAGATTGTGGCACTAATTTGTTTTATGGATTGAATGCGCTATCCAACAGATTTAATTTTGATGAAACTTGGAAAATAGATTGTTTTGAGGCAAATCCTTTTGTTTACGAACAAGCGATGAATCTAATTAAAAATGGAGACATTAAAAAATATTATCCAAGATATGATTCGAAAAACTTAAATTTATTCAACAAAGCCGTTTGGGTATATGATGGATTTATTGATATGAATATAGAGGCTGACAAACTCAGTAATGTGGCTAACATATTGAATAAACCCCCAGAAAAAGATACGGTCTATAACAGAAATTTTAAATGGTCAAAAACAAAAATTCCTTGCATTAGATTATCTGAAATAATAAAGCAGTCAAATGCTGAAAAAATTGTTGTTAAGCTTGATGTTGAGGGAGCAGAATTTGAAATTATTCAAGATCTTATCAAAGAAAATTTATTGAACAAGATTAATTTCTTTTATGTTGAGTTTCATGAAAGATTCTTCGTAGAAGAATTAAACAAATATTCTGATATTAAAAATCAATTGATATCAGAGATTAATAAACAGGTAGAATTTTTCCAAGAATGGGATTAGTGAAACCTACAAATTTCTTTCATGTATCTTTGTGGAAGAATAAGATTGCTCACCCCTTCTTATTTTTTCTGTTATTCCTCCGTTACTCACAGAAGATCTTTTATTCAAAACTTCTTGGTTTAAAGCACTTCTCGATTTTCTGGTTGCTCCCTCTGACAGTATGGATCTAAACTCGATCGGAATATATCCACAAACCCATTGATTGTAAGTTTTTGCCCTTGTGTTTATGTCGTGATCATCATTCCCTAAGACAAAGTTAACCTCATCTAAGTAGTTCAGAGTCTTTAATTTTTCTCTGTCTATCATCCATGGTCCACGATTACATGTATCACCCACATAGAACTTATCGTATTGTTCGAACCTTAGATTCAAAGGAATCTCTACGTCTACTCCGAGTTTTCCTAAGCCTTGAGAATAATCAAACAATCCATGCACGCATCTCCCGGAAACAGAGAACACATCATTGTATTTTTCAAAAGGACGAGACATTATGTGGTCATAACCATATGTGAAAATTTGTATGTCTGCTTGTATTTCTATAACATAATTGGCGGTAGATAATTTAAAACCAATGTTATCACATGTTGTTTCAAATAAAGGATAGGCACTTTTTACAAGTGTTATTTTTTTTAAATTTGAAAATGTGTTTTTATTTAAAAATTCTTTTACAACTTCCAAGCTTTTATCTTCGCAATTATCAAAGATCATTATTAATTCAAAATCTTTTGAAATATTTTTTAAATTATGATTTAAATTTTTTATTATTACTCCTTCGTGGTTGTGAACAGGAGTAATAATGGAATAAATAAATTTATCAGATTTTTTTTCAAAAAAATCAACTTTAACATTTTTATAACCTTCTGATGACAAAAAATTTTCTATTTCATTTGGGTCGTTCAACATAAAACTCTATTCTATTTTAATTGTTACTTATATATATTAGTATGAAGAAAATAATATCATTTTCATTATGGGGAAGCAAACCGATATACAACATAGGTGCTATCAAAAATGCAATATTGGCAAAAGATTTATATCCTGGTTTTGAGTGTTGGTTTTATTGTGATGAAAAAACAGTTCCTAAAGAAACATTTGATGGACTGTATTCTCTTGATAACACAAAGATAATAATCAGGCAAGACGCGATAAAATCCTCTACCTGGAGATTTGAAGCTATCGACGACCCAAATGTTGAAATAATGCTATCAAGAGACACAGACTCAAGAATATCTTTAAGAGAAAAAATAGCAGTTGATGAATGGTTATCCTCTGATAAACCATTCCACATAATGAGAGACCATCCGGACCACAGAATGCCTATAATGGCTGGAATGTTTGGAACCAAGAAGATACCGGAAATAAATAGTTGGAGTGAATTATTGAATTCTGTTAATTCTTCTCATTATGGGAATGATCAAGATTTTTTAATGAACCAAATCTATCCTGTAGTGAGAGATAAAAGTATAATACACGCTTCTTTTAATAAAATAGAAGGAGATGAGTGTAAAGATTTCTTATTTAAAGATGGTTCAAAATTTGTAGGAGAATATGTTTATGAATAATCAATTGAATTTTTCTAATGCATAATTCAAAAATTCTTCTTCATTTAGATCTCTATATTCTTCTGGACAGTCAGTTTTTGTTACCCTCTTATTAAACATTTCTGCGAACGTTCCTTTGAATCCATCATCAAATGGCAGATGATAATTTTCAATTATATCTATTCCATACATCATGCAGGCGGGTTTTATTTCAAAACAATCTCCATATCTTTGTAGATTTTTTGAATCAACAAATTTACCAATCTCATACCATTTGTGACAAAATTTTACCATTGTATCAAAATCTATTTTATTAAAAAACAATTTATTCTCTATAGGGCATCTCATTTCTGCAAAATCTTTTTCCTGTAAATCTGGCATGTAATGATTTACAATTGTTTTCAATTTATGGTTTATCATAATCTCTCCCGCAGCATTATACACCTGATGATAATCACCAGAGCACTTGACTATGTTTGAGCAATACAAGCCTTTTTCAGTAAAAGAATCAAAGCAAGATTTGCCAAAGCTGCCAGTAGGTAAAACATCTGCATCTGTATGACAGATAGAGTTATTAGGTATAACCCTGGATGAGTAAGCGAGAGCTAAAGACTTCAAATAATATTTAAAGAATGTAGATTTACCATGACCAGGAAGAGTATATCCTGATGGCTTTACAATATTGTTTGATAAAATATTAAAATGACAAATAACTTTTTTTGAGTTTATTCTTTGACTAAAATCTCTATCTGTTGTTATGCAAAGATTTATTTTATCGTCATATATTGCATCTAATTTTTTAATAAAAAGTCTTGTGAAACTTTCATAAAGATCGCCCACAGACAACACGCTTAAAGTAATGTTTTCCATATGATTTCCAGGGTTTTATTAATTTAAAGAGCTGGGCATCCATGCCCAAAATTGATAATCCTAATCATCTCTACTTATATTTATCCTTCTCGTTTACATAAATTTTTTGTTTGATAAATTTAAAAAAAATTTTTATTATCAAGATAATTTTTTGCAACATCTGCGATAAAATTTGAACACCTTGTGTGTCTAATTTTAGATAAACACACCATTGGTTTGTCTGGATGCATGGAGAAATCATTTTTGCTGAACCAAACTTTATTGAAACTCGGTTGTATTCCATGATCATAATTTATAATATTTTTAACAACATTTTCTAACATATTGCTTTCAATTGAATACGGTCTGATTTCAATGTTTGATGTTTCTTCATCTTTAAAGAAAAGAGCATCCCAATTTTTCCAAACACTTAAATTTAATGCTGCTGTGTCAATTCCTAAAAATTCTTTTTTATCTAAAAAATATTTTATATATAACAAAACGTCTTCAAAAAAAGATACAGGCAGATTGTTGAAAGATATTGTGCTTCCAAATTTTATCCAATTGTTTTTAATTTTATCTTCTTCTGAGGCTAGTTCTTCATAGTAATCACTAATTATATTGTGTGTTAAAAAAGAATCTTCACTCGACACTATTTTATGATCACCAATAGAAATATCACTACAAAATACGCTACAGGGATTTAAAACTGTCACAGGAAAGATTTCTTTTTCATCACCCGCAGTCTTCAAAAAAGACTGCCATTTATTGAGGCTTAAATTTGAATGTGTTTTTTTAAAATAAAATACTTTGACATGCTCGGCTAAATTTCTGCAATCATACATCGACATAGAATCATCAATGCCAACAGTCACATACAGATTATTTTCTATGCCTTTTTCTTTAAAGCTTTGTATCAAAAGCTCTATCTGCCAACTGTGTTGGTAGCTATTTTCAATTGATACAAAATAATTCATAGTAGGCTAATTTACTTTGGGATGCTAAATTTTCCACAAAGCTTCTCAGCTGATGCTGAGGAGCCGACTTTTTCTTTGTATGATTCATTAACAAGCTTCTGATATACTCTGTAAACTTCACTGTATGCAACACCCCATGTTGCGTCATGTGAAAAATCATCGAACCTATCATCTGCTTCCATTGAATCCAACAGATGATTCCAGGCACGAGCATGAGCCCATTCATGAATTAATGTCTCTATGGCGAGATTTTCACTAAGATCTTTGTTTATTTTTATAAAGAATTTTTTCTTGTATTTAACACATTCTCCGTCGAGAGAACGGCTCATGATACACCTTCTGACACTAACAGGATACGCAATTGGTAAGTTTTTCTTTAAAAAACTGACCAATCTTTTGTAGTTTTTGTATTTGTTATTCATGTTCGCCTCATTGTTAAAGTGTATTCAAAATCAACATTCGAATCAACAATAGTATTTAGTGTTTCTGGATTTTGTTTTTAAGTTATATATTTTTTTGATATAAATCATTGAAAACAAAGGACTTACGTCAAGCAGAAAATGGCTATTGACCCAACATTCAATGTGTGTTAGTATCCCGCCAACCCAAAGGATAAACAAATGAAAATTAAAGTTTTAAAGTTAATCACAGGTGAAGAAATCATCACTCAAGTTAAATCTGAGGATGAAAACACTGTTGTTCTTGTTGAACCACAGAAATTTATTATGAGCCAAGAGGGTGTCGGATCAATGCCATTGATGCCCATGTCTAAGGATAAAGAGTATTCAATATTAAAAAGTCATGTTTTGATAATATCGGAGCCAGATGATGATATTAAAAATGTTTATAATACAAAATTTGGTAGCGGCGTCGTAGTTCCAAGCGGTATCATCACAGGGTGAATAAATGGCTTTTAAAATATGCCCAGAATGCAACGAGAAAAATCCAGCAAGAATAAGAAAATGTAAAAAATGCGAATCTATCTTTGGATTTAAGGCTAAGAAGAAAAAGCAAAAAAAAGAAACGGTAAGTGATTGGAAGATACTTATTCCTGGCGATCAAATAAAGGTCGCCAGCGGTGGTCCCGTATTTATTGATAAAGATAAAAACGAACTACCCATGGGATATCATGGTAATTTTTCCGTCATATCTCTTGATAAAAATGGAATAATTGCCCATGGACTAGATAAGTGCTGTGGCTTTTGTCACATTTGGATGGGAGAAGAAAAAGAAAGCACTGCTGGCGTGTTTAAAAAACCACATAAAATTTACAAACTAGCTGCTAGGGTTTAAATTCACTTTTGATTTAACTGGCAGTAATTGTACTTATCTCGACAGTTTTTACCCTCTTCATATCCTGCAATAAAAGCTTGTTCAAGTAGATCAAGGTTTTCTGCTTTAATTTTTTCGATTTTTAACCACTCGTTAAAAGATTCTGTTTTATTCTCAAAGCAGAAATCATCAACGCTCATATAATATTCCTTTTTTTGAACAAGCTCTTAATTGCTTTTTTGTTGTATTTATTGTATTCAGTTTTACCGTACTCAACACCCGATTTACATTTATTAAAGTAAACTGAGTCAAATAAAAGTTCCTTTGGCTCAATAAGATAAATATTTATCCCTTTATAATAAGGGTCATCTTCGTTCTTAATAGACTCATTTATATCTCTTGTCATTATTTCATATAAACTTATATCAAGGGCTCTAAAAGCCATCTCAGCAGGCTTTAAATAGCCTTTAGGCTTATCCCAGAAGCTTAGAGCTAAAGGTCTGCCCATAATAAGATATATTTCATTGCAACCAAAATCAATACATTGTTTTAAAGGAGCTAATTGGCGACTACCAGCATCAACCCAGCCATCTACATCTTGAACAAGCCCTGTTATAGCCACACTCCCCAGAACGCTTTTGACAAACTCTTCTTTTGAAACCTGCATATTGGAGACATATTGCATCTCACCGGTGTGTATATTCATTTTAGATACAACACTCTCACATATTGGATCGTTTTTAACTGCGTTTTCTACTATTTTTTTCATCGGCTTTTGATTCATAACACCAGTCTTGTTCCAAAAAGTATAATTGATGCTAAAAACATCAAAAACATTGGATATATTTGACCACATATCTGCTAATCCTTGTGGACCAAGATAAGAATAACTAGCGGCGCATATACTTCCGCTGGATATCCCTATTGTTAGATCTGGTTTGATTCCTTTTAAGCTCAAGGAAAGAGCAATCCCAGATTGAATGGAGCCGCGAGCACCCTCACCAGTAAAACAAAATCCTATTTTTTTATTCTTCATTGTTTCTCTTTATAAATCTCGCTAAGGGTGATGGCTTGCTTATAATTGAACTACCAGTTTTGGGTTTTTCTTCTTGATCTTGATTTGATCCAAATATGTCTAAGGTTTGTTGATCTTGTTGTTTTTGCTTATCATCCTCTGCCTTAGCACTTGCAAACCAATTTCTCAAAAACTTAACTTGGTCATCATCTATTTGTGGTTCTTTTGGAACAACAGGAGTTACCTCGGGTTCCTTATATTTTGACTTATACTTAGCATATTGTCTTGGGGTTAATTTGATCCATAAGTTTTTTGCTCCCATAGCAGCAAGATCTCGCTCTTCCCGTGGCTTTAGTCTAACGCCTGTCAACTCTTGTTTTTCGTAAAGATGATCAATAGGTATTATGATTCTACTGCCATCATTTTTTGACAAATCTAGAGCTTCTACGTGGCTTCTCTTTATTTCTACAACCTTAGCCAGTCTGGTGACGTTAGCCCCTTTAAGCTTAGTTTCAGGTCCTAGTTCTATAATATCGTTCAAAGACACAGACATTTTTACAGATTTTTTAACACTAATTTCAGGGCGATAAACCACATGCTTGGATTCAAATATTTCTTGCTTTTTTATCCATTCGAAAAAACTTTTTCGCTTCATGATAAATTATATATTAATATTATACAATTTTTATCATAGTTAATAATATGGAAAAAGACTTTATAGATAAAAAAGTAGAAGAGGCTGTCAAACAAACTTTAAAAGAGTACAAAGAATTTGCATTTAAACAAGATTTAGAAAAAGTTTGTTTAGCTGTAATATTAGGTGGCACTTTCGACAGCCTCATTAGAAATATTTCTGCAAACCTAATTATGCCATTTTTTGACTTTATAATAAACAAAACTCACGGTGGCTGGCGAGATTATAAATTGGTAATAGCAGACGGACTAGAACTGGGGATAGGCAAAATTGCCGGTGGTTTCTTGGATTTTGCCATAATAAGTGTTGTTTTGTTTATTGTTTTTCAAAAAATATTCAGAAACAAGATAGAGTCAACTAAAGACTAAGCATTATTCTTATTTTATTGCAAAACTATATCGAAGTGCTTTATGGTTTTGTTGCATATATAATTCATATGCCCACAAATGTAGTACTATATTCATCGGATGGAACAAACTGGAATTATGTTCCCACCAATTTCATAGATAATGCCACATCAGGACAAAACATATGGTGTTACGGTGATAATAAATACCTATATCTGGCATCGGATGGTGGAAGCGGAAATAAAATCTACTACTCTAGTGATTTGTCTACATGGACGAGAATATCTGCAAACAGTCAAGATAATTCAACCCTTGGTGTCGCAAGTGGAACATTGTGGTCGATCATATATGACGGAAGCAAGTTTATTTGTTTGCTAAGTAACCAAACACCAGCAAATTCTTCGGGTAGTCCTAGTGTTTTGTCAACCTCAACAGATGGTCTAAGTTGGACGCCAGTTCCTCCTATTATCGCCGGCAGCTCAAATGCACCAAATGGCAATCCATACTATGCTAAACATTGTATGAATTTTCGTGGAGTTACCAACATATTGTATAATGGCAGTAGCACCTACATGATAGATGGATCTTTGCGAGAACAATATCAATCTGGCTCTAACTATGTTGATGGATCAAACTATTGGAAATGCATAAGTATAGATGGAACTAATTGGACTACCGCTCCTTATGAAAGAGTAATAGTGGGGGCATCATGCTATGGTGATAATAAGTTCGTAGAAATAGCCTATGACTCAAGTAATGTCTTATCATGTTATATAATAACAGTCAATTATGACGCTACAATAAGCTATACTAAGTATTCAAGCCCTTTTTCTTCTTACAATAATACTTGGAACGGCTTCAGCAAACAATACAGCATGGATTATGGAAATGGTAAATTTGTAGCAGTAAGACTATCAAACCCAGCAATTATAGCTTATAGTAGTAATGCTATTAATTGGACTGAGGTTAGCATCCCCGTATCTGGTAGTAAAATCTGGAATGGTGTTAAGTTTGGTAATGGTATTTTTATTATAAATCAATATGGTGCTGGTGACGACACATATTTATATTCATCGGATGGTATGAATTGGAATGTTGGTCATCACAGCTCACATTCTTCTTTTTCTCAAGAGGCATCATTTGCCAATGGTCAATTTGTGTTTTTTGCTGAGGACCCCAATACTACTCCTACACCAACGCCGACCAAGACATCTGCACCAACACCAACACCAACACCAACCAAGACATCTACACCAACACCAACCAGGACATCTACACCAACACCAACCAGGACATCTACACCAACACCAACCAGGACATCTACACCAACACCAACCAGGACATCTACACCAACACCAACCAAGACATCTACACCAACACCAACACCAACACCAACACCAACACCAACACCAACACCAACATCAACATCAACATCTACACCAGGACCGACAGCAACTGCAACTCTCACGCTTGGACCAACTACCCCAACTCTTACCAAGACACCAACTGCTACCCCAACTCTTACTAAGACACCAACTGCTACCCCAACTCTTACTAAGACACCAACTACAACTCCAGGACCAACTACTACTCCAACTGCAACGCTAGGACCAACAGCAACTGCAACTCCTGCTACAACAGAATTTCCTGCAACTAAAATAAGATTTTATACCATGGAGTTGGTTTTAAAAGTTTTTGTAGACCCAAAAATTACATTTGGAAAGCTAGTTGATTTTAATGATCTTTCTAAAGATGTTGGTTTATATTTTTATAATGGCATAGGAAATAGAAATGTTGATCCAAGCACTTGTATGCCTATAAGAGCAGTAGGACAATATTTACAATTTGTTCCAAAGGCTGGTCCTGGTAATACTGCGATGTCTCAGAATGATTACAACCAAATAGTTTTAAAGAGAGAAGAGACAGAAAAAGTTACTGTGTATTTAAACAAGGTAAAACAATTTGAGTTTTATGATTATGAAAAATACGCAGTAATAGACTCAAATTCTTTATGGTTTTTCAAAGATGATAATATTACAAATAATGAAGAGTTTAAATATAGAGTCTCTAAGATAGTAATATACCCTGATCCATTATCTGATGAAGAAATCGAGAGTTTGCCAATATTCCACGGAATTACATCTGATTGTGTGATAGGAACACCAGAACCAACAGCTTCTCCGCTACCAACACCCACACCAGAAGTTTGCATTGTAGATATTAGCGATGTCCCAGAAAACCTATATACTTTCAAAGATTGCCCAGACCCAGCAGATTATTGCTATACCACAAGCTTTATTTCTCATTTAACAAATATTTATTCAACAAATTATTCAAGAGAATGCCGCTCCACAAGCACGGGCGTTGGATACAGAACAGAGTGCTTTTCAACAAGCTTTTCTACAAGCTGCTTTTGCACATCCACATCCACATCCACATCAGCATCTCATGGCTTTATAGATATGGTTGATTTTATTCCATGATTCAAGAAGATAAAATTTTATCTATATAAAAGCCAGACACATAATCGATTAGTATGTATAAGTAGTCATTCACATAATTAAATTTTAAGTCTATTATTTCACCATCACCGTAGTACAATAACGAAGTATTGGTCAAAGAAGAATTTATTTTATATAAACTGTTTCCATGAGAAGTATTCCCTGGGGCTCCACAGATATAAACATAACCATTTTGTTCATCGATGTCCATGCTGATATGTTCCACGAAACTATTGGTCGGTTGATTATTCACTAAAGTGATAGAAGATCCAATAGTATTATTGGAATTCACCAGAGTTACTTTTAATGTAATGTGTCCTGAAGAACTCCAATCATCATTGACTGTAGCAACATATGTCAAATCGTTAGTTGTGTTAGACTTTATAGCTACGATATACTCACCAGAGGGTAGGGTCAATGTTTCTATTGCAGAGTTGTTGGATGTATTTATAATATGCACAACATTTGAATAAAAATTGGCTACATACAATTTATTAGAATGGGTGTTGATCTCCATAGAACCATTGGGATAAAAATCACCAGATATCGTGGTTAAAATAGAGGTTGTTGTGTAATTTCTAACTACTAATTGATTAAGACCTTCTGCTGTAAATATTTTATTGTTTACACTATCTAGCGCTGCATTAAATATAGCGTATGTGGGATCACCGTTTATTGTGGCGACAACAGAATCAGACGCTAAATCAATAATGCTGGCAGTTTTGCTTACATAATTTACAACTATTGCCTTTCTTTGAGTTCTATCCACACTAATAGTTGAGGGTTGAGCGCCAACAGTGATAACATTGCTGACAGAGTTGGTGTCATTATCAAAAACCCAAACAGTGTTGGTCTCTCCACCAGTACTGCCAGTGTTTAATATATAAAGTTTGTTCGAAGTTGTGTCTAGATCCATTGCGTCTGGAAATGTCATTCCCAATAAAGTCAGGGATATTGGCGTGGCTGCTGGTGTAGCAGTTGGTGTAGGCGTAACAGTTGGTGTTTTAGTAGGTGTAGCACTTGGTGTAAGCGTAGATATTGCTGTTGCTGTTAGTGTAAGCGTAGGTGTTGCTGTTTGTGTATGTGTAGGTGTTGGTGTTGCTGTTTGTGTAGGTGTTGCTGTTTGTGTAGGTGTTGCTGTTTGTGTAGGTGTTGCTGTTTGTGTAGGTGTGGCAGTTAGTGTAGGTGTGGCAGTTAGTGTAGGTGTAGGTGTTGGTGTTGGTCTCACATCATCACAATCTCTCCAATCAAAATAATTATCAGAATAATATTTGAAGTTTGTTACTAATTCTCCTGCTATACAAGCTGATTGATTTTTTAAAACATTAACTCTTTTGCCCAATATGGCCACCACAGATCCCCCAATATTGATCCAGTCGTACCCAGATTGCCGCATTACTCCGTCCTTGTAAGCAACTAACTCCAAATCAACATTGCCAGATTGTCTTGTGTTATACCAAAATGCTTTCAAAGAGCCGCATATAGAAAAGCTATCACTATTAGAATCTCTTATATTTTTGATATACATAACAACGGATTCATAGCCAGTACCAACATTATCCCCGCCCCACTCATACCAGGGCAAAGCGGGTGCATCAGGGTATAAACGTTTTTTGCACCAACCAACTTCATGTCCCTGTTCAGAACCATAAGAAATTGATGTTCTTGTGTCTAAATCTAATCCATCTAAGAACTTATATCTCACTACTATAAAATCGGCATCTATAAAACCTACATCTACTATTGGTGTGGCTGTTGGTGGTATAATTGTGGGCGATGGTGTTATCGGGCAGCAAGCACAATTGCATATAGGCTTAAGTTTTGTGCACTCCACCAGACTCTCAATTGCAAGCTTAAGTCCTGTGCCTTTTTCTACTCTTATAACAACAGCATTGTTGCCATCTACTATATCGCAAGCATAGTTGTAGTTTTCGTTGTATGGAACAAGATCTTTTGTTCTTTCGTTCCACTCTCTGAGATTATTCTGGAAGTAAAATCTGACGTCTTTGGATATCGGGCAAGATAATCCACAAAGATCAAAGTGCCCGAATTTATTTGGAATTTGATCGAGAGAGCCAGCACCATAACAATCTTCCCAAGATATAAATATTGTATTAACACTAACGCCTTGTGTTGGCTCTGGTGTCGTGAGTGGACAACAAGACATATACTCCAGATTATTCCAGTGTTTAACTCCATCGCCAATTTTCAATTTTCCCGTGTTTATCTCAAACCCAGGTTCACCCAAAGCTAAAATCGGATTAGCATCATACCACTCTTGAAAAGTTCCATTTCTCAGATGTATTTGCGTGAATGGCGTTGTCATAATTATAAATTATATAGTTTTTATCCGATTAATTGTCAAAAAGACTAGCCTCTGCCTGCTATCATGATACATATCCAACAAACTGAAGGCTATTAACTGATGATTTATTGTTTTTAATTTCCATCTTATAGTATCTATAAGATGCCGGGGATGTTATGTTATATTTATAAATCCCCGAATAGGATGTGTCCGACCCAGATCTATTATCAAGCGAATTCCATGTAGAATTATCATTTGATCCATATAAAGTCCATGCTGTGAGTCTGTAGCCCCTGTTGTAGTTATCCGCATATATTCCACTTGTAATGTTGTAATAGCTTAGAGTGACGGCAACTCCGAAATCAAGATATCCAACTCCTCCTGTTTCAAAAGGACCCCAAGCAGATCGGGAAAGATCATAATATTTGTTTAGAGAGCTTACGGAGCTACTTTGGTTAGGGAATAATCCAAAATCACTACTAATATTTGCGCAATATCTAAACCCGAGATTTGAAAAAACTCTAGCGAAACTTGACCTATGACCTGTCCCAGGTGTTTCAACAAGAACAGAGCCAAAACCATCAATACATTTGGCTGTTGGAAACAATGTATATCCTCCATGAAGTTCACAAGGAGTACTAGGACTTTCATACCCCAAAATTTGCATTTCCCCAATCTGAAAAGCTTGTTCATTACGCAGGTCAGACACACTTCGCCCGCCTTTAGTAACTATTAATCTATAGTTTTTATAAGCCGTAGCACCAGAAACAGAATACTCTGAGTAAGAACAATTTCGGGCGAGCTTGCTTGTTGCGTTCGGAAATTTACCTTGAGATGTTCTGGCATCTACAGTTGTCCAAGTAACACCATCGTTTGTTCCAGACAAATACCAGTCTTGGGGAGTTTGGTCACTCATATCACCATATTGGTTTGTAATATCGTCAAATAGATTTCCAATAACCCCTGCTCCAAAAGCATTATACATCCTGTATTTTGTAATTACCACAGGAAGACCAAAACTAAAATATGCCTTAGATCTTGATACATAACCAGTTGTTCCTCCTCTCATTGAGTTTTTATAAAATGAATCATAAATACTTTGGTACGGCAAAATTCCTGTAAATAAATTATTAACATAATTTATACTTTTTGTAGTCCCATCAATTAAACTAGAGTTATTGTATCTATTTCCAGAATAAATTATTGCTTCTGTATTATTTACATAATTATCACTAACAGAAAATTTATAGTATGACTTATGAGTAGAACTTACGTGTGTGTTATCATACATTGTTCCTCCTCCTACTAAAATTCTTTCGGTCGGCATAATTCACCTTTATGTTAAATAACCTTGTAATTGAATATCACTAATTTTTCCTAAGAAAAAAGTAGTAGAATTAACACCATCAGTAACGCCATATCTATTTGAGCTATCTGTAACAGATATCTTATAGTAAAAATAAGAGTCTGGTGATGCTATGGCAAAAGTTGCCGAAGAACCAACTTCAACAAGGGTTCTGGTATCGAGCAGCGTCCATGAGTTAAATGTATTGGCTCCATATACTTTGAATGAATACTTTACCGGAGCGCCGGTAATGTTATCAAAATCAGCCCACATTTTATATGATGTTAATATTATTGGATAGTCAAATCCAAGATATCCATCTTTTGTTCTGTTTGTTGGCACCCCATTGGCACTACTTGCGACTTCAAAACTCCATTGACCTAGCTTAGCTAGATTTCCAGTTAAGCCAAGAATTGTTCCCATATTAAATACAGTACCAAAGGAATCAGAGTTTGTCAAAACACCAGAATTATTAAGATATTTAACTGTTGGTAATAATGTGTTGTATCCATGCAATGCACAAGGTGTTGTTGTGCTTTCATATCCCCAAAGCTGAATTTCACCAATTTGAGTATCATAATTACAGAGACCGAGTGTTGCTGTTGGTGTTGGAGTTTTGGTTGGTGTTAGAGTTTTAGTTGGTGTTGAAGTTTTAGTTGGTGTCGGTCCAGGCAATCTAGTTGTTGTTGTTGGTGTTGTTGTTGGTGTTGTTGTTGGTGTTGTTGTTGGTGTTGGCGCAAGGGTTTCTGTTGGATCGGGTGTTGAATCAGGTGGTGTTGGTCCCAAACATCTATAGCCATTTCTTCCCCCTGTAGAAATAACAAGTTTATATACTTTATAAGCTACAGGCGCCGGTATTGTGAATTCAGAGTAACTACTCAAACTTGGATCTGTTGATGTTGCATATGGCAATCTTGGTTGATTTGATCTGGTGTCAACTACATTCCAAGATATTTCATCGTTACTACCATGCAGCGTCCAAGCTTGCGGAGTTTGATTACCAATATCTACATATCTGCCTTCAACACCATAATTAGCTAAAAATCCATTCCACATTCTATACTTTGTTACTACAGTTGGAATTCTAAAATCAAACAAAAATATTGGGAAAGAATTATTACTAAAGCTATATGAATCGCTTAACACATATTGAAGAGGAAGTTCACCATTAAGAATACAGGCATTGGCGGGATTTACTACAGTATTAAAATACTGTCTGTAGTCAGGATTTATTAATATTGGTGGATTGTATTTTACTCCACCACCAACCAACGCCCTAGGCGTGCCAGGCGCTGCTGTTAGCGTTGGTGTTGCTGTTGGACCAGGTGTTTTTGTTACTGTTGGTGTGGGCGTTACTGTTGGTCTGAGTGTTGCAGTCGGTCTAGGTGTTGCTGTTGGACCCGGCGTTTTGGTTGCCGTCACCGTTGGTGTTGGACCAGGTGTTTTAGTTAATGTTGGTGTTGGACCAGGTGTTTTAGTTAATGTTGGTGTTGGACCAGGTGTTTTAGTTAATGTTGGTGTTGGACCAGGTGTTTTAGTTAATGTTGGTGTTGCCGTGGGTGTTGCTGTTGGTCCAAGTGTAGCTGTGGGTGTTGCTGTTGGTCCAAGTGTAGCTGTGGGTGTTGCTGTTGGATAATAACAAACATCTATATTTGCTGTAAATGATCCGCTATTATCACCTCTTACATTATCGTTTGTTGCAAGGTAAAGTCTACCTGCTCCGACAGCAAAAGATTCAAAAGAAGACCCAGCACAAAACGGTTGACCGCTTAACCCTATTTTGGCAATAATTGCCTCATGTCTACATGGGCTTATAACATTGTCGATATTGTATAAAGAGTTTGGTAACTGGGCATCCGTTAGTCCATCCGGATCAGAATTATAGTTCGGGCTGTTCATGAACGAATTTACTATTCCGGTTGCATTTATTTTTAAGTAACCAGAAACATCAATTTCACTATCTTGCCAGGGTATAGTAGGATCAATAATAAACGATTTTTGGCAATAAGGAGTTGATGTTGGTGTTGGTGATATTGTGGTAGGACAACAAGAACAATTGCATATAGGCTTGGGTTTTGTACACTCTACCAAACTATCAATTGCAAGCTTGAGCCCTGTACCTTTTTCTACTCTTATTACAACAGTATTGTTGCCATCTACTATATCGCAAGCATAGTTGTAGTTTTCGTTGTATGGAACAAGATCTTTTGATCTTTTGTTCCATTCTTCAAGGTTATTTTGGAAGTAAAATCTGACATCTTTTGATACCGGGCAAGATAATCCACAAAGATCAAAGTGTCCGAATTTGTTTGGAATTTGATCGAGAGAACCAGCGCCATAGCAATCTTCCCAAGATATAAATATCGTATTGACACCTGGTGTTGGCTCTGGCGTTGGCTCTGGCGTTGGCTCTGGCGTTGTGAGCGTACAACAAGACACGTAATCGAGATCGTTCCAACTTTTAGTTCCATTGCCGATTTTTAATCTTCCTGTGTTTATCTCAAACCCAGGTTCACCCAAAGCTAAAATCGGATTAGCATCATACCACTCTTGAGAAGTTCCATTTCTTAATTGTATTTGCTTGAATATTGTCATTATAAATTGTTTGCTTAATTGTCAAAAGACTTAAGTTTAGCTTCTACTTGTTTGTGGGCTATTTCAATCTGTTTATACCTTGTTAATAATCTATCTTTGGCTATTCTATCGTTGGTGGCATCAATTTGAGTTTTAAGTAAGTTTAATTCACCCAACTTTTTATTTAAATCCTCCATCACATCGACATATTTTAAATCTCTTTCCGAAAGCCAATTGATGGAGAGTTTATCCTTTATTCCATCTTTTAATTCGATGTAAACGAAATCACCTTCTCTTTTTACAAAGAGTCCTTTTTTTTGTTCTGTTCCTTCTTTGTTTGTCCAAACATGATTCTTTTTTGGCTCAACGTATTTACCTCCACCAAGACTAGATCCGGAATCATCAAAAGAAATCGGACCATTTTTATTTTTTTTCATTGCTTGTTTTAAAACTGCAGCAGCACCAAGACCCAAATTAGTCAATAGACCAAAAACACTTTCTTCACATTTAAACTCGGGATGCTCAGCTTCTAAATATTCTTTGAATGTTTTTCTTTTTTTGTTTGGTAGCCCTTTATGCTTAGTAGAAGCAAAATCTTTTGCATCTTTTTTGTTGATATTATCTGCAACTTTTTTAATTTTTGGACTCAAACATTCGCCTGTTTTTTGACATTTACGAACTAATCCGAAAAATCTTTGTTGAGATTTACTTTTACTGGGCATTTGATATCCTTTTATAAATTTAATTACTTAAATATATATAATAACAACACTATTAAATAATGGAACAGCATGAAATCATTCAAATTATTCTCAGAGAAAAAAGACAACGATCTTGCAAAAAATGATATTCATAAAATAATAGAATATAGCAAAAAATTACAAGAAATCATCAAAACCAACATAGAATTAGAAGATTGGGTTAAAGCTAAATTAACCCATGCCGAAGACTATCTTAATACAGTATATGATTATTTGATGTTTTATAAGCAAGATAATAAAAACGAAAACTCAAAAATGGCTGTGGGAGACCTAAAAAGTATATTGTATAAGGCTATAGAAATAGAAAAGCTTTTAAATAAAAAAGATATAAAAGATTGGGTTAAGGCTAAATTAAACTTGGCTGGTGAGTATATGGATGATATTTTCCACCACTTAGACTATAATAAAAACAAATGAAACCAGAAAAAGTAGTATTTCTTGATATTGACGGTGTTTTAAACACCGATAAGCATTTAAGAAAATTTGGTCGAGATTATATTGACCAAAAATTGACTTCGATACTAAGAACTATAGTGCTTCAAACAAAAGCAGAAATAGTACTTAGTTCAACGTGGAGGTTAGATGAGTATGCAAAAAATTTAGTTAAAAAAGCTCTGGAGATCAAAGATTTAAAGTTTATATGCTGTACACCGCATATTGAAAGCACAACAAAAAAAAGAACACACAGATCAGAAGAAATCAAAAAATGGCTTGAAAAACACAAAAGTGTCAAAAAATACGCAGTGCTGGACGACAGAGATGACGCAGGCTATGGAATTGAAAAAAGTTTTTTTCAAACAGATCCCAGAGTAGGCTTAACTTATTCAATAGCAGAAAAAATAGTGAGTCATTTAAATGATGACTAAAAGCCTATTTTAGGCTTTTCTTCTTTTTTGGAGTAATTTTCTTCTTCGTTGTATATCTCAGCCAAAGTCATAGGAACATCTGTTTTTCTCTTAGACTTCATGCTTTTAAATATTTTATTGCAATTTTCAGGAGACAGAACATCAAATTCATGCTCTATTAAAAGCCTGCCTTTTCTCACAAGAGCTGAATCTATTTTTTCTTTGTTTATATTGAACGTTGCGATTATTAAAATATTTAAACAATCTCCAAGAACACCATCAGTTATGTTTAATATGTTGCTTATCGCATTGTTATCCTGATTCTCTCTGCTCCTTAAAGCTTTTTCGGCATCCTCCAACAAAAGTATGGAGTTTCTATAGCCCATTATAAAGCTTAAAAAATCAGGATTAGTCAGTTGATCGGCAGAGCCAGAAGACAAATAGATTACTTTTCTATCTGTTTTGGTTGTCAAATATTTTATGAAAGTACTTTTACCAGTACCTGGCTTACCCGATAATAAAACCAAGCCATTTTTATTTTTCTTTGTATAATCAATTATTTTATCAAACTTATCAGAAGCAGATTTTCCATAATTTAATTCCAGGTCTATTTTTTTATCTGGAAGCTTCACTTCAAACTTTTGTGTTGTAAGCATTCCATCCAAGCTACAAAGCAAATAGACATTTTTTTTCTTTTTATCTTCTGCCAAGAACTCCATACATTCTTTGACTTTATTTAAGGTTTCTTCTTTTTGATAAAGTATCTTGCAATTATAATTTTTGAAATCTTTTTTATTTATATTGACGTTTGATTCAACGTCATCAGCCTCCGACCCATCCAGAAAGAAATCTATTTTGTTAATTAAATCTTTTTTGCGAAAAAATTGAATTACCAAATCTTCGTATTCATAGCAAGACTCTATATTGTTTATTTTATTTTTTCCATTATCACTTTTTTCTAAATCAAAAGTGAACACCTTGACTGCACCTAACTTCTCAAGATTTTTAAAAGTTGCCTCGCCTATATCTGCGATAATTTCAAAAACATAAGGCTGTGCTTGAAATTTTTCACAATAATTATAAAAGATATTTAAATAAGTTCCATAATCGTGCGGTGGCGATTTTTTACAGTAACTGTTTTTCATAATATCCTCGAAAGTTGATCCGAATTATACCAGAAAAATTATTCAAAATCCACTAATAATCTCATTAAAAAAAAAGTCTGCCTCTTTTAAGGAGGCAGACCTATTCATACACACAAAGAAAGAGGCAGATGTGTTATGAACTGCGGACGTTTAGCTCATGGTTAAAGCCGACTACCTTCCGCTGAGTCACCGTTTCTGCTGGACAGACGACAGCAGCAGCACATACACGGTAAGTTTTTATCATCCAACCAACATACCACAGAAAGCATCAATGTCAAGTTTCATCTTCGACGCTTGGTACATTTGTACTATTAAATAAAAAATAAATCAAGGTATTCTTTGAAAGAGACATTTTCATCCATTGCTTTAGCGGCGGCGTTAGCTATAAGCCTGTTGATCTCACTATCAATTTCTTGCATTTTCTTTTGTGCATCAATGATCTTTTGTATTGTTTCTTCATCAACCTCTTTTTCTTGATATTCTTTTCTGTATCTTTGAATAAGCTCGGCTAACTTTCTCTTTTTCTGAACAATTACAAAAAGCTCTGTGTCTAAACCCTTAGCTATTGTGTAGGTTATATTTACTGGGTGCTCTGTGTTTATTCGGTAGATTCTTCCCTCGCTTTGTTCAGCAGACTCAGGAGTCCAGTCAAAATCGTTTATTATCATGTTTTGACTGGCGTTTGGAAAGCTTATTCCAGTTCCGCCCATCTTCATACTCATAACCAAAGCTTTGGCATTTGGGTCATTGGTAAAAACTTCTTTGACTTTATTTCTTTCCGCTTTTTTGGTTAAAGATAAATAAGTAATAACTTTGAATTTTGGATCAAGATCTTGTAATTTTTTAGATAGCTTTTCGAATATTTCACTTCCTGCTTTTACAAAGTTTGTAAAGATAACAACTTTGCTGGCTGCGTAATTGTTGGCGGGTTTGTCTAAATTTCTTTTTATTGTCTCAAAAGCCTTATTGACTGTGTAATCCACCTTCATATTAGCTAAAACTTCTCTACTGGCGATTAATTCACTTATAGCCAAATCTGGATCTTTATATCCTTTGAGCTTTTCTTTTAACTTCTTATGAAAATCTTCTTCGTGTATATCAGTTGAAGCAGCATCTATGCTTAAATTTGGCATCTCTCTTAAATCTTCTTTGGTGCGCCTCACATAAACGCCAGAGAGATTGAGCCACTTGTTTAGTTTTTCTGCAGCTCTTATTCTGTCCTCAAAACTTCCTTCTGTGTAAGCCCCTCTATAGCCACCAGGAACCATACCCGCAAAATCTCTTTTGAACTTGCCGTCTTGTATGTCTCCAAGAGGATGTCCGACAATCTTCAATTGATTTTTTACGTCAGAAGGTCTGTTTGCACTTATTGTTGCGCTTGCGCCCCATTTATACGGAATATTTTTTGTTGCTTCTTCAATGTTTTGACTTCTTTTTGCTGTTTGGTGTTTTAGCTTGTGTAGTTCATCAAATATAACTATTGAATAGTTAGCGTTCTTGGTTGAATTGATTACATTTTGAAGATTCTTGCCACTTGAGAAATTGTCGTAATATAAAACAGTCCAGCGTTTTGGATTTGTGCCATCCTTGGATACGTCAGCGTTTTCTCCAACAACATCTTTGATTTCTTCTACCCATTGATTTTGAACTGCCTTTAAAGTTATCACAAGTGTTTTTGAATTAGATCCAACATCTTGCATCCTCAACTCGGCAGCAGAAATCATCTGCACCGTTTTGCCCACCCCAGTGGCATCACCAAGTATTGCATGATTTCTTCCATACAAAAAGGCTATGCCATCTTTTTGCTCTTTATAAAGCTCGAATTTAGATTCAGGCAATCTTGAGTCTATCTTTTCTTTAAAGTCTGCGTCTACTTTTCCTTCTTGATCAGCTCTCTTGACTCCACCATTTTTCAGCTTATTGTCTAATATTGCTCTAAGATCTTCAACATGATAGCCAAACCTTTTTAATATTTGCCCAAACGTAGCATACTGTTTGAAATTACCAGAAACTACATAAGAAAAGTTTTTATCATCCCATCTATAAGATGGAAATGTGTATTGAATCAACTCCTTTAGAAATGCTTTTTGATCCTGAGAAGCTTCTCTGTATGGAACGCTTATTGTCATAACATCATCAACGCCGCCTCTTCTATCTGCGAAAGATATTATCGGTTTACTGGTTTTTATTTGCTCTGATTTCTTTTCAAAAGAAATTTCTTTTTGACTCTCCCCAGAGAATAATTCATTTTCATCTACAAATTTATCTAAATCGGTAACATCTATTCCGCCACCTACTAATTTACTTTTAACAGCATCGTATAAATCTTTGCTATCTGCTGCTATCAAAAACTTAGGAGGTCTTGTTGAACCATCAAAACTATACCCTCTTGGAACAAGGCTGGCGCTTCTTGCAGAATCTAATATTGACTTGCTTTGATCAAAAGAAACATTTAGTTGTATTGCTATTTTTTTACCAAACCTGGTGTCTTGTATTCCGACAACAACCAGCTGTTTCTTTTCAGAAATAGGAGTTTTTTCTTCAGAGCCAACAGGAGATCCCGAGACCTTGGTTGATATACTCATTTCTCCCGAAATCAGCTTTACAACATCGTCTATCACCTCTGGGTGAATGTAATATGTATTTAATTGATTTCTATCTGTGTTAAAAAACTTAAACACAGGATACTTCATCGCACCATAGTTATCCCTCACCTTGACCAGCTTTTTCTTTTCAACAATAAGATCAGAAATTTTTGTCATTAGCTTTTTACTAATTCCACCTGGAACATAAACTTTAATTTTACCCCAGACTCTTTCTGCATCTGTGTGGATTACTATTTCTTGATGATCATCCATTTTTAAACTAGATTTGATATCATTTTCCACAGCCTTCTTTATATCTTCATAATTTGAAATTTGTGTATTTTTATAACGAGAAAGAATGGTAAGCATTCTGCTAGCTGTAGCCAATGGTATTGAATCATTGTGAAAATTAGGATCACCGACAATTGCTTTGTATGCTCCAAAATCTATTTTGTTGAACCCAGTGAAATCATCTACAACAGGAGCGCCTCTTTCAAACATATCGTGAAACGTAGTTTTTAGTAGATCTATTCCCGGACCCGACACAAGGTTTTCTTTATTTTCTAAGAATGATGTAAATTTCATAAAATTATCTAGTTGAATATAGCTAATATTTTGTTAAAATATATCAATGAACTTAAAAGATACAAAGATTGAAAAAATACTGATAAACGGTGTTTTTAAGAAGTTTTATCACATTTTGATAAGAAAAGATGAGTATAAAATCTGTGTGGATTGCGCCTGCAACATGTGGGCAAATGAAAAGGATGGATCAAAACTAAACAGAGGTCTGCTGAATTCAGCAAAAGACCCATATCGAACCGAAAGAATTGGTAGGCTTTGTGAAATGGGCTTTGGAAAGCTATTTGATATGTCGATAGACACAGAATACAAAAAATTCGGAGATACTATGGATTTTTTGTATAAAGAAAATAAAATAAATGTAAAAGGGGCGGCAAGATACCCCGATTGGGAAGCAGGTTTGGTCTTAGCTCGGGACAATAAAGGCAGAAAGTCTGAGTTGAAGCAGGACATCTATGTTTTCGGATACATGAAAAATGAAAACAAAGAACAAGAACAAGCAAATATGGTCTTAGTCGGATACCAGACCAGAGAGTTTATACTCAATCTGTTGCCAGTGCCAGCCAGAAGAGAAGATCACTACAACTACGAAGTTCCTTACCATGATTTGCTTTCCATAGAAGCTCTAGAATCGATTTAGAAGTATGGATTTTTCGTAAAGCTCTTGAACATACTTTTAAATTCTTTTGCACATTCGCTTTTAACTCGTTCAAAGTCTTTTACGCATTCACTTTTAATTTTTTTGATATCTACGTCAAGATAACCAAGAATACCAAGCTTAACATCTGGGAATTCTTCTTCTGATTGATTCTCTTCTTCCCTAAGCCGAGCATAGTATTGCTTGCTTCCGTTTGGATAGTTTCTATACAAGGGATAGAGTTTCTTTTCCTCGATCTTGAACTCTGAGAGAGCGCTGTTATCTCCCGCAAGAGCTTCAAGAACACCATCGAATTCAAAATCCATGATTTTTCTCCTCAAGGAATACAGTATACGCTTTGCCTGACTTCAAAGAAATAGCGTACCACAAAGAAACTTCTTTCAATAAGTCTACATATAGTGGACACATATGTTGCAAGGAGCCGGGATGAAAAACTTTCTATTCTTTTTATTGTCTGCTTCAATACTTGGATGTTCTGTAAGAGTCGATCAAAAACAAACATTCCCAAAACAAAATATGGAGAAAAAAGAAGGTGAATTCTCTTTGATTCTTTTAAATCTTCATAACAAAACAAGAGAAGAAAGGGGTTTAAAGACACTTTCGATAGATGAGGGTTTGATGGTATACGCTCAAAATCACGCAGACAAAATGCTATCCAAAGACAGTTTGACGCACTCTAATATCTCATCCCTACTCTCCAACTATGATGGTTACGTTGGAGAAAATATAGCCTATGGTCAAAAAGACGAAGAGTCTGTTTTAAAAGCCTGGATGAACTCCTACACACATAGAGGCAACATATTGGGTTCTTATACTAAGGTAGGTTTTGGTGTTGCCAAAAAAGAAGATAAAGTATATTGGTGCGCCGTCTTTGCTAACTAGATACCATACTCAGTTAGTTTTATATTCACGGCATAATCACCGGGCTCTGTTATTGAAACATTCTTGTTAAACACTATGAAACCAGTTTGAGTTATTGTTATATTAAAAGAAAACGGAAGATTTAGCGTAGGATTAATTCTAGGATCTAGTCCGGTGTTCACAACACCCTTTGTCGATTTGAATCCCGACAAAGAAACGTCAAACAAACTTCCGCTTGCGTTTTCTGTTCCCCACTTTTCTTCTGTAATCTCAAATTTTGGATCAATAATAGTATAAGAATTTGGGTTTGAATTAATCATATTGAACGTGAAAGTTGTAGATAAAGATTCATATCTATTCAATATTATCTTTGGATAAACTTCTACCGCTTCACCAGTAGAAACAGTCAGAGGTGTATCAAAAACTTTGAACCATAAAAGCTTACCTGAAGAATCTTTCACATAATATCCCACAATAATCTCTGATAATGGTGGTTCGTTATTATTATTCCAAATTACCGGTTCTTTGTATTCTATTATTGCGTAGTCACTTTCAGCCAAAGATGGTCCCCAATTGTATTTTGACAAAGATATAGGCGCATAGCCTACAAACAAAGGATTTGTAAAAACGGGATTCTCGGTATTTTCACTAATATTATTTGTGAAAAGCTCAGCAGAACTATCAAACCCAATCAGTTCGTCTAGTAGTTTCGGATTGTTTATTATATTAGCTGTTGGCATATTAAATATATATAAAATAAATACAAAAAACCAAACACAAATTTGAATCTGTTTAAAATATGACTACAATATTCTATATGGTAGAAAAACTTTTTTATTCTTGGCAAGAATACGATAAAGACATACTTTTAATAAACTCAAGAATTCACATGAGTTCTTGGTACCCAGAACACATAGTTGGAGTCAAAAGAGGTGGTCTTATCCCGGCAGTCTCCCTGAGTCATTTATTCAAAATTCCATTAAGCATAATAAGTTATCAATCGAGAGATGGCGAAGATAGGGACTTGGGAGGATTATTAAGTTTATCAAAAGATTCAAAAATATTGCTAATTGATGATATATGTGACACTGGGGATACATTCGAAGCAATTAAGAAAGAAATAAAACAAAATTATTTAAATATAAAATTTTGTTCAATGTTTTATAATATAAGGCAAAATATAACAGTTGATTATTTTGCAAGAAAGATAGACAGGGAAAAAGATGCCAGTTGGATAGTTTTTCCTTGGGAGTTTTAAAATGCAAAAAGTTTACAAAATAAATGAAAAGAATTACACCCTTCCTCAAGACTTTTGTTGGGAAGACTATATAGAAATTTATGATGATTTGAGAATAGCAGGTATCACCACAGAAAGACAAGCAATATATCATTATTTAATTTATGGAATCAATGAACAAAGAAAATACAAGATAGATGGAATCAAAGAAATAAAAACCACAAACAATATTATTCAAATAAATAAAACAGCAGAAAAATTCTTTGATACAAAAAATTTAATGTATTTTTCTCCGGAGGCACCGGACTTCGATAGAAGCAGTGGAGGGAACAGACTCTTCCAAATACTAAGAATTTTAGTCCTTGATTTGAAATACAACACATACTTTTTGTGCAACAATCCTCTTGATAAAAAATATTTTGATGCCTTGAATTCTATGGGTGTTAAATGTTATACAATAAATCCAGAAAAAAACATTTACTTAAACAAACATATTCAAGACTTTAAATCTTCAAAAATTAATTTTGATTATTGCATATTTTCTTGGTTTGATATAGCTCGACAATATTTTGATATTATAAAATCTTATTATCCCCAAATTAAAACAATAACAGACTCTGTTGATGTACATTGGATTAGAGAAGAAAGAGGTGTGAAAGAAGGTTTGTTCCACAAAACAGAAAAGCAATTGATCGCCAGCAAAGAAGCAGAAAAAAATATTTATGAAAAATCAGATGTTGTCTTTGCTGTCACAAAAAACGATGCTCAAGAAATTCAAAAAGAGCTTCCAAATAAAAACGTTAAGATTTTATCAAATATTCATGAGCCTCAAAAAAATAGAAATAAACTGGGTAATGATATAGTTTTTGTAGGAAGTTATCTTCATCTCCCCAATCAACAAGCAGCAATAGATTGTGTCGAAATTTATAATAAATTTATTTCACAATATGAATTTAATAAAAAAAATAAACCAAATCTTTTAATAGTTGGATCTCACCCTAACGAACAAATCAAATCCCTGGATAATGGCAAAAATATTAAAGTTCTGGGGCAAGTTGAAGACTTGGAACCAATATATGAACAAGCAAGAGTTCTACTGGCTCCGCTTAGATGGGGAGCTGGAATAAAAGGCAAGATATGCGAAGCCGCTATGCATAAAGTTCCCATAGTTACAACCAGAATTGGTAGTGAGGGTTTGTCGTTAACAGATAGAAGAGACGTTTATTTAGGAGAATCAAACGATGACTTCGTAGAGTGTTTGTTCAAGATATATGGAAGTAAAGACTTAAATCTATTAGACATGTCTGATAGGGCTCAGAAAAAGATATTATCTTTAACAAGTAAGCAAGCTGCAATATCTGTTTTAAAACACACACTTGGTTTCAAGAAAGTTATAATAAGCATAGTCACATACAATAACTTTAAAACATTGACCAAATGCGTAGAATCTATATTGAATAATACGGATTATTTAACCTATGAGATAGTTATTACCAACAACTTTCCAGAGCATAATAAAAAAATAACAGACTATTCAAACAAAATAAATAAAAAATATAAAAACAATAAAGTTTCTTGCATAAACAACGGAAAAAATGAGTTCTTCATAATTCCCAACAACAGAGTAATAGAATCGCACCCAGACAGCGACATAGTTTTAGTGAACGACGATATAGAGATTGTATCCAAGTGTTGGCTGAGTAATTTGTATTCCGCTGCTTATTCTGAAGGAAGTGTAGCCTGTGCAGGTGGCAAGACAATATTTCCAAATGGTTTGTTGGCAGAAGCAGGGGCAGAGCTTTACAACGACGGTTTTGGACGGAATATCGGCAGAAACGATAATCCAAACAAAGATATTTATAATCTACGACGGTATGTGGGATATGTAAGTGGATGTTTAATGTATATTCGTAGAGACGCAATAGAGGAAGTCGGTCTATTGGACCAAAATTTGTTTCCGATGTACTACGAGGATAGTGATTGGCAATATAGGGCTCACATAAAAGGCTTGAAAAGCATATATGAGCCAAGTTGCTTGGCTGTTCACTCAGAAGGCACAACAGTACGCAGGTCTAAATTCAATAAAATAAAAATTGTTGAAACAAATAGAGAGAAGTTCATAAATAAATATAAAGACGAAAATATAGAACAATATAACTAGAAGGATCACCGATGTTAGATATTATCTTGTTAACAAGCCTCTTAATTTCAACAATAGCATATTTCTTTATAAGACAAAAACAGAAAAACAAGTCTTTTATTATAACAACTGGGTGCTTGGGTGTTGTTATAACTGTGGTTTTAGTTGTGTCGGCTATATGCACAATACTTAATTTTATTTTTAGGTATCTAATTTAGTTACTTTAACGACTAAATTTCCATCACCTTTTATAACTCGGTGATATGTTTCTTTTGGCACAAAGAGCTTTTCTTTTAAAAGCTTAGGTAATTCATTGTCCATTTGGAACATCCAATTATTATTTTGAAGAACTTCTACAATCCTGTCTTCTTTATCTTTGTGCCAAATAAGCTCACCAGAATCTACACTGCTGCTAAATTCTCTTATTGAGATATTGTTCTGTGTCTTTTTTTCTTTAAATGGGAATTCTGTCACCAGTATTTACCTTTATCATGCGTTCCAAGAGATTTCATTCTGTGTGATCTGCAGCTCCAATAACCAGGAGTTGTTCTGTCTGTCTTTTCTGAGCATTTGTGTCTTGCAGCAAAGCTTTTTCTTCTTGCGGTATTGCTGGCTCTTATCTTCATATTAGGATCACCAAAACGAACTTTCTTAACTTTGCCTGAAGATGATTTTACGTAAACAGCAAACTTTTTCTTTTCTCCTGGTGTTCTGAACGGCTTTCCTGTTGTTACATTTTTGCCTTGATACTCAGCCTCGTTTATTTCTTCTTTCTCTAAAAATGGAGCATCTAAATAAACTGTTTGACCCTCGTATTCTGCTGTTTCTCCCAAATCACTTTCGAGCAGGTCTGCGTCTTCATCACAAACTTCAAGAAGATTATTTTTATACAAGAGTCTGGATTCTTTTATTAGCAAAAAATAAGACTCACTGTAAGTTCTAAAGACATTATCAGAAAGTCTAATGTCATTGTCTATGTGATACTTTAGATTTTCACTAATTTTTTGATTACCCAATACAACCAAATTGGCTTTATAATAATTTTTGAAGTGCATGATAATTATTTATGCCTATGATATATAAAAATATGGATAATTTTAAGAATTTCATACTTAGCGAAATGCCTATTTCCAAGTTTCAACTACTAGGGCAATGGGGACCGGACGCAAAAAGAAAGTATGGATATAGTGCTCAAGACACAGGAATATTAGAAAATCCCAAAGCTGTGGAGAAGATCCATAAGCATTGGAGCAACAGTAAGAATAATTTCGACTTGTATTTTTTAAGAAATTATGCCGGAACGAAACATAGGGAAAAAGGTGAGGTTAAGTCATTATGGGTTTTAAATAATTTAGGAATAGATATTAAACCAAATGAAGATGCAATAACGGTAATTTTTACCACCAATACTGGTGATGAAAAAATTCCTATGACATCCTGGGCGATTGGTCACAGGTTGGGACACGCCATCAGAATGGATCATGTTTTTGAAAATTACTTTAGAAAAGAAATAAACAAAGACTTTGAAGAAATATTAAAGTATGTGTATGGTCTTGATATTAACAATAGAGATTTTTATTATCAGAACGATTATTTTTCTAAATATGAAAAAAATATGAAAGCTATTTTTCTCGCAGTTGGAAAGATGAAAAGTGCAAGAGAAAATATTCTTAGGAATAGCAACGAATTCATATATGAGTTGGTGGCTCAATATATCATAACAGGAAAAATAACATTTAATGATCTGCCTAGGTCTTTAATCTTGTCGAGACAAGTTGCTTGGGGTAGACCTAACTATAGAACAAAAAATTATACCGACGAGACAGCATTTAGGGAATATAACGAAATGCTGCATAACAATGCTTTGAAATACGAGGATTATCTTGACACTGTATTCAACGGATTAGAAGGTAAGATATTTGTTATGTAAAATGATACATAATATAGAAGAACAATCACTTAATTCAAGGAGGATTTGTGAAAAAAAAAGCAAAAAAAATAATAGAAAATAGATTTTTTTTAATCTTAGCAAGAACAATAGATCACAGAATTGGAAAAACAGATGAAGATCATCCTTCAATTCCAATTCTTACTGTAAAAGAAGCGTTGATTAGCTTCTTCATAAGATTCATAATATTATTTGTAAACTTTGTAACTTGTGCTTTTGTAATAGCAAATATAATCCATCACTGGTAGTTAGTATTTGTAACCCCTTACAACTTCTTCTTTTTTAATATTTGCTTTTTTAAAGAATTTTAAACTGGATTTTGTGTGAGGACATACTTTAATGCCTTCGCAGTTCATTTTTTTTGAAATATCCCTAGCCTTATTTAGTATTTTTGTTCCGTAGCCTTTTCTTCTAAATTTAGTCTTAACGTAAATGTAAGTTCTTATATTTTTACTATTCTTAGAAAGAAAATAATCGAGCATTGCCCATCCTATTAATTCTTTTTCATCGAAAAGAGCTACTGCAATATAATTGTCTTCTTTTCTTTTTTTGCTTAAAATAACAGCCTCCCTCATATAATCTTCGCCCAAAGGGGTTGCTGCTACGAATATTCTTCTTAGTTTGGGCGAGCACTTTTTAACATCTCGAATTATCCATTTCATTTTATATTCCTTTTTTCAAGATGTCTTTTTATTTTTATCCTATCTTTCTTTTCAAGCAAGTCTCTGTCCATCTCCCAATGATGATTTTTACAAAGTGCAATTAAATTTTTAATATCATTTATTTCACTTATTAAAATATCACCAGTGAATGAACATATGTCTTTTATGTGACAAACATCAAAGTGCTTAAAATAACCGCAAACAACGCAATCCTTAGAAAGACCGCTTGCCAAGTATTTTCGCCTGGCGTCTTCTCTGATTCTGTTTCCCCTGCTCTCTGATCTTTTTTTATTCTGAGTTGCTTCTGTTTTTTGTTTTATTCTAAAACACATTTTGCAATATGTGTATTTTGAAGCAATTGGATCAGAGCAAGTTTTACAGACTTTTTTTGATTTTATTTTCGGCATAAAGATAGTTTATTCGAAAACAATTTTTGATTCAATATATATTATAGGTTCTCAAGGAGGAGAAAATTATGAAAAAAACTAAGAATGTTTTTGCAAAATTTATTTATATAAGCAACAAAAAAACTAAAAAGAAAAAGAAACCGAATAGTTGATGTTTTGGCTATATATTCTGTATGACATCAACAACTCCAATATCCGGTAATTTATTCGTTTGTGGGTATAATCGTACCCACCAACTTGGATTGCCCGATATTTGGAGCTCCTACTTTAGTTTATTAAAAACCAGTTCTGATCGATGGATAGATGCTGCTGCAGGCGGAACATATTCGATTGCAATCCAAGAAGATGGCACTCTATGGGGAACCGGTGGTCTCCCAGGATACTCTGGGACGATTGGATTGGGAAGAACAACAACTGAAAGCTTTACCTTAATCAACACAAAAAAATGGGTTAGTGTGGCTGCCGGTGTAAACCACACTATTGCTATACATGATGATGGAACACTGTGGGGCACCGGCACTAATGTTAACGGTCAACTTGGCTTGGGAAACACTAATAATGTTGATGAATTTACAAAAATAAGTAGCGACTCATGGATAGGTGCTGCTTGTGGCGCCACACACACACTTGCTATACGCAGTGACGGAACATTGTGGGTAGCAGGAGTGGGTTTTGACGGTCAGCTTGGGCTTGGTAACAGTGTTTCTACAACCTTTGGATCATTTGTGCAAATAGGAACAAGCAAGTGGAAAAGTGTGACTGCAAATTATATGAGGACAGTTGCAATACGCAGTGATGGTACTTTGTGGATCACCGGAGCCGGATTCTCATCAAGGTCATATGACTTTATACAAATCAGTGAAAATACATGGGATAAAGTTCGTTGTAGCCTAGCTGTAAATCGTGTCGGGTGCGTTTTTGCAATTCGTACCGATGGAACATTGTGGTGTTTTGGAGAAGGCGGAACTCTAGGTCTGGGTGATTACAACCGCCGCGACTCATTGACGCAAGTTGGTAATAACACATGGAAAGATGTTAGTTGCCACAACAGTCACACCATGGCAATCAGAAGCGATGGAACACTATGGGCTACAGGAAATAGTTCGAACGGCAAGCTTGGTGCCGGGAGCGTATCTTTAAACCAATATTTAACTTTTATACAAGTGGGAACTTATCTTGATAATTATTGGTCAAAAGTAGTTACTGGTCCAAATCACACATTGGCGATTTCTCAACTGCCGCCGGCTCCAACACCTCCACCAACACCTGAGCCTGATACAGGAACTCCAAAAAATGGTTATTTATTTTCTGTGGGTTTTAGCCGCACAAGCAAATCAATAACTAGTCCGTTTTCAGGACTAGGTAAAGATACAAACCAGTCTTATCTTTCGCAAATTGGAGCGGATGAGTGGGTAAGCATTTCTAGCGGTTTTGGACACACAGCAGCTATAAAAGCAGACCGAACACTTTGGACAACTGGTTATAATGAATTTGGACAATTGGGTCTTGGAGATAAAATAAACAGATCTTCTTTTGTTCAAGTTAGCGCAGAATCTTGGTTGAAAGTGGCGACAGGAAACGCAGCAACATTTGCAATAAGGAATGATGGGACGCTTTGGGCAACTGGCGACAACCGAAATTTTCAACTTGGACTTGGCGATAATGAAAATAGGAAGAGTCTTACACAAGTCGGAACAGATTCTTGGGTTGATGTTTCATCTGGCGATGGTCATACAATTGCTATTAAAAGTGATGGAACGCTTTGGGGGGCAGGATGGAACCAAATGGGGGAATTAAGTCTCACCGACGCAGATGGCAATCCAAAATTATTTTTTCACGCAAGAGTTATGACTAAAATTGGCAATCAAACATGGAATTATATTTCAGCTGGTGGTAGGTTCATCATAGCAATCAGAAGCGATGGAACATTGTGGGGATCAGGAGCCAATTCTTCAGGACAGCTTGGGCTTGGATTTAAAGATTTTAGTAAGACGACTTTAACTCAAATCGACAACGGAGTTTGGTCGAAGGTAGCTGCGGGTTTTTACAACACCTTTGCTATAAAAAACGATGGAACTCTATGGTGTGCTGGGGGTAATACATTTGGGCAACTCGGACTTGGCGATAAAACAGATCGTGCTCGTTTAACTAAAATTGGAGTTGATTATTGGAGAGAAGTATATAATTACTGGGTAAACACCTTCGCCATCAAAGCAAATAAAACTCTTTGGATTTCCGGAGACAATAGGCTGGATGCTGACGGCGACCCTTACGGACTAATTCTAAATGGTGTAGATCGATCTTCTTTCAACCAAGTTGGAGTTGGCTGGACGAAGGTTTCTGGGAACAATAGGTGCATGTTGGCATTAAAAGAAAACATACCAACACCAACTCCAACTAATACACCGGGACCAACAGCCACACCAACTGCAACAAAATTTAAGATAACACCTACACCAACAACTACGCCCACCAAGACACCCGGACCAACAGCTACACCGACCGCTACAGCTACACCAACAAAGACACTTGGACCAACAGCTACACCAACAAAGACACTTGGACCAACAGCAACACCAACAAAGACACTTGGACCAACAGCTACACCAACAAAGACACTTGGACCAACTCCAACTCCTACTGTTAAAAATATTTCAAAAACTGCTCCTCCAACAAGAATTATATTTAAAAATTACACACAATTAGAATGGTATGATTCCAATCCCATATTAGCTGTTGGAGAAGCTGGTTATGAAAATGATGCTGGCGGTTTGAAATTTGGCGATGGAGCTAATCGTTGGAGAGAACTTCCTTACAGTTGCCAAAGAGGTGGATGTGTGGTTTCGACGCCAACTAACACTGCTACACCAACAGCTACACCAACAATAACAGCTACACCAACAATAACAGCTACACCAACAATAACAGCTACACCAACAATAACAGCTACACCAACAATAACAGCTACACCAACAATAACAGCTACACCAACACTAACTGCTACACCAACACTAACTGCTACACCAACACTAACACCAACACCAACACTAACTGCTACACCAACACTAACTGCTACACCAACACTAACTGCTACAGCCGCAAACGAATACTACTGTGTTAGGTTTAGAACAACACAAACACCTACACTAACCAATACGGCTACTCCTACACCAACTAATACGGCTATAATAACTTCTACGCCTGCAATAACTTCTACGCCTGCAATAACTTCTACGCCTGCAATAACTTCTACTCCAGCACCAACTCCTGGACCACATGCTGCTGATTTTATAGTAATAAATTATAATTATCCATCTGAGCTAGATTTAAAAACTGATACAATTATCGATTATCCTGATGAAATTGGAAGAATAACTGCAGGTTCTTGTCGTATTATATTTGGAGAACCGGATATTAAAAGAGGGCAAATGATCTGGGGTGGGGCACCTGATGATGGAATTGATTCTTATCTTATAAATGTTAATAGCATATTTGTCCCCAGTTATACTACATTTACTTTATGTGTTTTCGCTAGGGCATTTTGGTACGCTAATCCGGATCCCGAAGGATCTTTGATCAGAATAGAACTAACTGCTTATAAGGGTGGAGAAATGAGTAAAGAAGGAACTCATTGGATAAATACTGGCGGAGAAATAATTTCAAGTGAAGATAAGACATATAAAGTTGACGGACCAGAACAACCCACATGTGATGGTGATTTCCAAAACTTAGTGCATATTAAATATCACGATAATGGTTTTGGTGCAGGTGCTGGCGTTGCTGACTGGATGGATCCAAAGGATCCACTTAAAACTTGCTATCCTCCTTGTTCCGGGACTTGTACTTATCACTGCGACACAGATAATGGAGGAACTTGGCGTCTTTTAAATAGTAATTGTTCTCCTATCAGCTATTGTGATTGTCATCCAACATTAGTGCCTGAATGGGTAACAGAATGCGATAATGGATATTGCGAAGCAGGGTACCATGATCTTTGTTATATACCATGTAGTGATGAGTTTGGTGGGCATAGTCCTTGGACAAAACCATAATTATTATCACTGACGCCAGACACTGTGTCTAGGGATGAACATTACTTATTATTTTATTCTACACGAGTATATAATCTTTAGCTAAACATAGAGGGAAAATGATGTCAGAAAGTTTTTGCATACCATCAAATGATTTTGATCCCAACATACACGAATTGATCGCCAAGCATTCAAATTCTCAAGATTGCAATGCAGGTTGCGGAGCCACACCAACACCAACTGCAACAGCTGTACCTACTAATACTACCACACCAACTAATACTGCCACACCAACTAATACTGCCACACCAACTAATACTGCCACACCAACTAATACTGCCACACCAACTAATACTGCCACACCAACACCAACTAATACTGCTACACCAACAGCTACACCAACTAATACTGCCACAACAACACTAACTGCTACACCAACACCAACTAATACTGCTACGCCAACAGCTACACCAACTAATACTGCCACAACAACACTAACTGCTACACCAACACCAACTAATACTGCTACGCCAACAGCTACACCAACTAATACTGCCACAACAACACTAACTGCTACACCAACAGCTACACCAACACCAACTAATACTGCTACGCCAACAGCTACACCAACACCAACTAATACTGCTACGCCAACAGCTACACCAACCAATACTGCCACAACAACACTAACTGCTACACCTACTAAGACACCTGGATCAACAGCCACACCAAACTGTCCAGGCAGTAATTTGATACTAAATGGAGATTTTGAATTTGATGTCCCTCAATCTGATGGTGGTACCGCCCAACATTGGAATGTGCACAATGTGGACGTAACATCAATAGAGCTAACGGGACCTAATAAAAATGTATGGATAGATTTAAATTCTTGCTCTCTAGGTTATATCGAACAGTCTTTTTCTACTATAATTGGAGAGAGCTATGTAGTAAATTTTAATATGGCGGCTAATAATCGATGCACCCCTTCTAATCCTTGCGAAGAAGGAAGGCAAGATAATACACAATACAGAAAAGAATTTTTTGTTAATTTTGCAAATACCTACTGGGTCCTGGTGTTTGATATGACCGATACACCAAATTTAATTCCAGGTAGACAATACGATTATGCTGGGATGGGATGGATTCCACAATCCATGGTATTTACCGCAATAGATAATATTACAACTTTAAGATTTGTAAGCAATTGCACAAATTGTGGCTGCTTTGGTCCAGCAGTAGATTGCATTCAAGTTTGTGGTATTCCAGGACCAACCATGACACCAACACCTACTAATACATCAACTCCTACCGCCACACCCACTAAGACACCAACGCCCACACCAACTCAATGCCCATGCCCAGGATTTCCAGCATTTGATGGATCTTCATCTACAAGTGGAACATATTACAAAACATGCACCATAGTTGACAATGATACTTGTTCGCCAAATGGTAATAGAGTAGTAAGTTTTGTATGCGAACAAGGACAATCTGGAGTAGTAACTGCTGGCACAGGAAGCTATGTTGGTGATGTGGGACAAATTATATCTGTTCCCTCTTCTTGGTTGCAATCAAATCCTCTAAATACTGCGACATGGAATTCTGCAACATATGATGGTAATTGCGGAAATTCACTTGGAGATAAAATTTATTACGAACTTAGTGATTCTGTAATTGGTGTTTGCCCAACAGCTACGCCAACACCCACCAAGACACCAACAGCAACACCAACACCAACACCTACACCAACTAAGACAGCAACACCCACACCAACTAAGACACCTACAGCTACACCGACAGCCACACCAACAGCTACACCGACAGCTACGCCGCCGCGAACAGCCACACCAACAGCAACACCAACAGCTACACCAACAGCTACACCACCGCCAACAGCCACACTAATGACAAGTACAGTTTGCTATGATGACGAGTGCAGGTCGGCGTGCGAAGTTAATTACTATGATGGTTCTTGTTACCATGAAGGCTTCTGTGGACCATCCGGTGCCACCAAGGTAACATTTACACTTGGCGGACTTCTAACAGATTGTTGCTGCGCCACCACTTAAATTATTATCAAATTCAATACTATATAAATTGTTAATGGATCCCATTTTTTTTATGTTTTTTAATATGTGGCGCAGCAACAATCTGTTAGAAGTCCTCCAAGTGTAAATGTTACTTTAATAACGCCGGAGCCGCTGCAGGAGACTTCATGGTAACAAGAACCATCATAGTAATTAACTTCGCACGCCGACTTGCACTCGTCATCATAGCAAACTGTACTTGTCATTAGTGTGGCTGTTGGCGGTGGTGTATTAGTCGGTATAGCAGTTGGTGTAGCAGTTGGTGTCTTAGCAGGCGTGGCAGCAGGAGTCTTAGTTAGCGTTGGTGTTGGTGTTGGAGTAAATGTTGGTGTTGGAGTAAATGTTGGTGTTGGTGTTGGTGTTGGTGTTGGTGTCTTAGTTAGTGTGGATGTTGGCGTGGATGTTGGTGTGGATGTTGGTGTGGATGTAGCTGTTGGTGTTGGTGTTTTGGTAAGTGTTGGAGTTGGTGTCTTGGTAGGTGTGGCTGTTGGTCCTGGTGTAGCTGTTGGGCAAGGCCCACCAACTACCGGATTGCTGAGCGACCAATAAACTTTATCTCCAAGTGCATTTCCACAACTACCGTCATATGTTGCAGAATTCCACGTTGCAGTATTTAGTGGGTTTGATGTTACCCAGGAAGAAGGAACAGATATTGTTTGACCTACAAGTCCGTTATAGCTTCCTGTGCCAGCAGTGACTGATCCCAATTGTCCTTGTCCACACACATAACTTATTGTAATGGTGCCATTCGGCGTACAAAGATCATTATCAATTATAGTGCATGTCTTGTAGTATGTTCCACTTGTAGATGAAGATCCATCAAATGCCGAAAATCCTGGGCATACACATCCAGTAGCTGTTGGTGTTGGAGTTTCTGGTCCTGGTGTGGCTGTTGGAGTAGCTGTTGGCGGGGGCGTAACTGTTGGTGTTGGTGTTATTGCACCTCCACAGCAAAAAGTTATTCCGTCTATTTCATTTGCCAAATTTCCTCTTCCTAAGCAGACATTGGTATCTGAGAGGACTATGTATTCAGTCACATCTGTGTGGCAGCGACTTATTGGAGGACCAATTAAACACTTTAATTTAGATGCCATTGTCACACAATTTTGCTCAGACGGTATTAAATTAAGCCCAGCTATAGTTTCTTCTGGTATTGTCACCACTTGTACAGACAAAATTGCGCCGCAGTCCGGAACACAACAATAATCGGCTTCACAAGAATATGGAGATGTTGCAACAATGTTAGGCGCATCTCCAAAAGAATTTAGATTTATTTCTTCTACAAAAATTTCTTTAGATTCATCCCATGTGCCACCAACTAAGCCTCCAACATAAAAATCATATTTTGCCAAATCACATGCATGACAAGCAGAAAAAACAAACTTCAAATTACTAATGCATCCTGGTGTGGACGTTGGTCCAGGTGTTAGTGTTGGAGTAGCTGTTGGTTCAAGTGTTTCCGTAGGGGTGGCTGTTAGTGTTGGGGTAGCTGTTGGTCCAGGTGTTTCCGTAGGGGTGACTGTTAGTGTTGGAGTTGGAGTTGGTCCAAGTGTAACTGTGGCTGTTGGAGTTGGAGTTGGAGTTGGAGTCTTGGTTGGTGTAGCTGTTGGCGTCTTAGTTGGTGTGGGTGTAGATGTAGGTGTTGCTGTTGGTGTAGCAGTTAGTGTTGGTGTTGGTGTAGCAGTTAGTGTTGGTGTTGGTGTAGCTGTTAGTGTTGGTGTAGCTGTTAGTGTTGGTGTAGGCGTTGGAGTTGGGGTGGCTGGATTTGGCTCACACCAAACTTGACAAGTACAACTGCTTGTGCAGTGCTTAGATGAGTCATAAGATAGATTAGGACATCTGCATCCTGGATTGCAGCCATCTTTATCTACTGTATACACATCATCTATATCCCAATAATAATCACACACTCCACACGGACCTGTGGTTGGTGTAGGCGTTGGTGTTGGAGTAACATAATATCCCATACAAAACTCATTGCTGTAGCACAAATATTTTGGCAAAATTGTGGCAGTTGGAGCTGGGGTGGTGGTGGGAGTAGCAGTTGGGGTTGGTGTTGGCAGTAATGGACAATAGGTAATAGAAGAATAATAATAACCGCTATTATCTAGTACATATATGTCATTTGGTCTTAAATAAAGTCTGCCTGCGCCTGGACTTCCTGTGTAACTTGAACCTACTGAAAAAGGAGATCCAGATCCTATTCTTCCAATAAGTTTCATATGACACTCAGAAGGCATTGGAGAAACACCGCCAAAGTTAAAACATCTAAGACCTATAGGGGTAGTATCTCTATCTATTCCATCTGGATCTGCTATATCTCCGGCTTCGTCCCAAACTGCTGTTCCTGTAGAAGATATTGCTATCGTACATTCGGGGAGTACATCCACACCAGTATCTTGCCAATCTCTGGCACAATCCACAGTGAAGTTTGTTGTTATTGTCCCAATATCCATTTTTTCAAAATTAATATAAGAAACAGGGGGAATAATGCTCGAAGAAAGTTTATTTTCAATGTTTTCACATACCAATTCAGATTCGGAAACTGACAAAGAAGCCGGATTAGGAACTATCAATTGTGTCTCAGAGTCAAGATCTACAGATATAATTTTACAACTACCATTTGCCCATTTCCACATATCATAACCCTTGGTTGGATCCATACCAAATCTTTTACTTGGTGGAAAAGTAGCATTCAATCCAGGCTCCCACTCCTTGGTCATGTCATCTAAAATTGTGTGAATTCCATCTGCTTTTAGCCCTGTGTTTATACCTACGGTATAGTATTTATTCCATATCAGAGCAGGACCTATTACATCCAGAACAACTGTGCCCGTAAAGTTTTTTCCAGAATAAATAGTGAGTCTTGAACCAGAATATATGGCAATTGAGTCAAATGTTGTGTTGGCAGCATGATTAAAAGCTAAATTATTATCAGGATATTCTCCTATAGAAACATAATCATCTGCATCCAATTTACAATTTGTAGTATGATCATCAGCAAATTGAGGTCTTTCGTACCAGGTGCATAAAATATGATCGTTAAACAATGCCCCAGTAAAGTGAACATCTCTTGCCCCCAATTCAGGCTTAGGTGTCGGAGGTATTACTATGCACTTTTGAGGACAAGCCATTCTAAAACAAACTTGACAATTAACATCAGATGTTACAGAAGGTGTGGATGTTGGCGTTGAGGTAGATGTTGGCGTTGAGGTAGATGTTGGCGTTGAGGTAGATGTTGGCGTTGAGGTAGATGTTGGCGTTGAGGTAGATGTTGGCGTTGAGGTAGATGTTGGCGTTGAGGTAGATGTTGGCGTTGAGGTAGATGTTGGCGTTGAGGTAGATGTTGGCGTTGAGGTAGATGTTGGCGTTGAGGTAGATGTTGGCGTTGGTATTGGCGTTGAGACGGGTATTAAAGATTTTATCGCCATTGTAAAAGCAGAACCAGGACCCACTAAAACCCATGTATCAGATCCTATCTGAACTGGGTCATATCGATCAGAGGTTGTATTGTCTCCAACTTGTCCGCTGGAGTTATATCCCCATGCCCATAGTGTACCATCACTCTTTATGGCAGTTCCGTGGTTCCAACCTACTCTTGCTGATATCCAAGCATCGGATCCTATTTGTACAGGATGATCAACATAATAAGGGCTACTTATTCCATTTCCTAGCTGCCCTGATATATTAACTCCCCACACCCACATTGTGCCATTATTTTTTAACGCCACACTATGTTCACCAACATGAGCATAAGCCGATTGCCAGTCGGAATCAGATCCTATTTGAACAGGCGAATACCTATCTATGTTTGTTCCATCTCCAAGAGCCCGGGAACTATTTTTACCCCAAGCCCAGAGTGTACCATCACTTTTTATTGCAACGGTATAATTTCCCCCTGCACTCACCAAATTCCAAGCATCAGATCCTATTTGAACAGGTGAGTGTTTTCCAACAGTAGTTCCATCTCCAAGTTGTCCGTATGTGTTATCTCCCCAAGCCCATAGTGTACCATCAGTCTTTACTGCAAGAGTGTGTTTAGCTCCAGTGGTCACAAAATTCCAAGCATCAGATCCTATTTTAATAGGCACAAGACTACCGGTGACTGTTCCATTTCCAAGATTTCCATGTGTATTATCTCCCCAAGCCCATAATGTTCCGTCATTTTTTATAGCAAGAGTGTGATTGTTTAGAAATTCACCTTTTCCAGTACTTGCCAATTTCCAAGTGTCAGATCCTATTTGAATAGGCACAAGACTATCAGTGACTGTTCCATTTCCAAGCTTTCCATGTGTATTATCTCCCCAAGCCCATAATGTTCCGTCATTTTTTATAGCAACGGTATAGCCATATCCTCCACTAACTGATGTCCAATGATATGATCCTATCTGAACAGGCGAATATCTTTCAGTAGTAGTTCCATCTCCAAGTTGTCCGTATGTGTTATCTCCCCAAGCCCACAACACTCCGGACGAATTGGTTTGTATTGATAAATCATTTTCAAGATTAATAAAAGGCTTAGGTGTTGATTTTGCAACACTTTGATTTTTAGAAACTCTATGTATTTTCTTTATCTCAAACATACTTTATATATCAGTTATTAAACAAATAAATCAAGGAGATATAACTCTAATTAAACTTCCATAAATAATTGCATAACCTGTATGAGAGTCAGCAGTGCTAGGTTTTGACACACTAAAACTAACTATAGTTCCCTCATAAATTGCATTTTGTGGAATTTCCAAAACATGCCTTGCTCCCGAACTGTTACTCTGAAGTATGGAGTCTTGGTAATAAGCCTGATAATCTTGATGATTTCCAAACCTTATCACAGGACTATCTCCAGGAGATTGTATTGTTTTGGTCACAATCTCCATGGAATCTATTAAAAACATAAAATCAGGGGGAACTTCAAATATATCCGTCTCTACGATAGTTTTAAAATCTATTACCGAAGATCTGACTGAGGTCTTTTGAACAAAATCAGCATTATCACCTAAAATTAAAGGACTTGACGCTTGATTTGCATAGTTTAATTGTGACCAATAGTGTATTCCGTCGCCTATTTTGTACAAACCTGTGTCTATTTCAAAACCAGGCTCACCAGAATCCAACAAAGGATCTTTATTAATCCACTCTTGGGCGGTTCCTCTTCTGAATTGAATTAATGCTTTTAATTCTCTTTGATAACTCACCTCGCGTGGCGTGATAGAATTTGATACTCTTGGTCTTAATTCGCTCATTTTTTGCTCCATCAATTTTGATGTTTAATTTATATATGAAAAATTAATATATAAATATATGGACTATACATTTGTTGGTAATGGAAAATTAAGATTTTTTGGTTGTCCCATAATAAATGTTGAAAAACTTTACCCATCAAAGTTTTCAATAGGAGAAATTCTGTACCCAATAAGAAAAGCCAGATTGGGAATATTAGAAAAAGTGGCAATCAAAAAGGTCCTTTTGAATTTCAAAGACAGCCAACCAATTTTTATTTATAAAGACACATTCAATAGTCTTCATGAAGAAGAAGAGCTTTGTAGATACTTAGAAGCCCAACAAGAAGTCGAAAGCTTTAATTCTTATGTAGAAGCACTATTAATGAACAGTGGTGGATGTGGAGTAACAGAATACTTCACAAATGTTACTGCTTCCTCAAGAACAACAATGGGAACAACAAGAACTTTAAGAAAGCTTAAGGCACTTATCAATAATCTACGCTCAGATAACTTTAAAACAGGATATATTGATAATGATGTAAAGGCATCAGAAATAATTAAGGAAATAGACTCGCTACTGTTAGATGGAGGCTCACCCTGATATAGAAAGGATTCTATTGTGCGCAATTTACCAAAAAAAATAAAAGATTTAAATAATAATAAACAAGAAATAAAAAACGTTACAACCTATTGCACAAACAATAAAAACTGCAAGTATAAACTATCTTCGCCAGTTGCATTAAGGGGTATAGAAGAAAAATATAGAAGAAACATCAAATTTGATGGTGGATCACCATAATTATTCAGAAATGATTTCTATATCGCCAGAAGGATTTTCTGTCAGAAGCTTTTCTTCTTGAACTTGAGTTTCTTCAGTCTCGATTTGCTCCAGTTTTCCAGCCTCGGTAACTACATCTGGCTGATCTAGGATTAATTTTTCTTTCATTTTAGTTTTAGATCCTTTTTTTGCTTTTTTCTTTTTAGCTCTCTTAGCCTTTTTTTTATCTTTATTATTTATTAAACCATCCTCTTTTTTTTCATGATTTATTTTAATTTCTTCAACAATTTCTTCTGTTTTGGCTTCTTCTTTGACTTCTTCAATCAATTTTAGTAAACATATTGGTGTTTTAACCAGTGTCATAAAATAGCTATCGCCCTTAAACCTTCTTCTTGGTCCAACCCTGGTAAATCCTTCAATCGAAGGCTTTGGAAGAGACAAGTCTGCGTCGGTATTGTTTTCATAAATAAAAACACCTTCTCCAGCCATCAACCTTGTCATTTTTTCTTTTTTCTTTTCAGCAGATAATTTTTTACCGTATTTCATTTTTTTCCTCTATGTCTTTAGATGAGTATAAAATACTAATTAATCTTGAATTTTAAATATTCCAGATCTTATTCTTTTGATTTCTTTTCCATCTTTTTTATATAACTTTTTAATATTATTCAAATAATTATATAAATTTGCTGTTGTTACATCATAATCTTTAAATTTGTTTTTAAGATTATTGAAATTCAAAAAACTATCTTTTTCAAAAGACTTCATAATATATGATTTTATATCATTGGAAAGATTGTCGTTTTTCTTTGAAATTTTCTTATCATTAAAAGTGTGATCAGATATAGCAGCTGATAAATTCTTTAAAGAAAGCGTTTTCTGTCCTTTAAAAACAACTTTTGCAATTTCTTTAAAAAGAATCTTTTTAAATTTTGAAATTTTTGAGTAATTATTAAAATTCAAATAAAGATTTCTTTCATCAAACGTTTTTATTCTTAAGCAATATTTTTTGTTCATTGAATTTTCCTAATTTAGGATTATAATATATATAAATTCCGAAATCAAGATGGATAAATATAGTATGGCTAATAAAGTTGAAGAAGCAATCAGTAGAATGAAAAAAATAGCACAAATGCTAATTCCAAAAACATTCCCAAATGTTTCTATGGACTATGATCAAGATCTGCTTGTATTAAAATCTTCTGAGCTAGTTGTTGATGGGTATACCGTTGTTTTATTTCATTCGATTTCTGATTTTACAGATCATAAAATAAAATCATTACAAATACATTCAAAAAATCATCAATTTTTACCTTTCAATGTTGCTTGTAAAATAGCAAAAAAGTTTCTTGGAAATAAATACATATCCTTAATAGAAATTTTTTCAAATAACAGAAAAATTTATTGCTGGACCCAGGTTTGTGATGAAAAAGAAAATCCAATAATGAATCCATATAGTGGAGAATATGAACATAAAGAGTTTGGGGACTTTGATTACTATTTATTAGAACCAAACAATGTAAATTTCTATTAGTCTATTGAACAAATAAAATAACTTTGCTAAACTACATTTGAGTGTTCTTTTTTTGTTTGTTACTTTTTAAGGAAAATTTATGAAGAATCCAGATAATTTTATAAAAGAATATGTTATTAATTTAAATGAAGAAGATATAAAATTCTTATATTTGAGACTATCCGAAAGACTCTTGGGTGATATAAGCGAAGCTGTAAATTTTTTAGACAAAAATAATGATTTTTCGAAGTGGTTTTATGGTGCTAAATCTTCTAACGACCTATACGATATGGTTGACAAAGTGTTCAAGTTTGTAGAAAAAGAACATAATAAAAGATTCCAGTTAATCAAAAATTGATTTGTCCAACTGTTGTTTGTTGGACTGTTACTCTTATTGGAATCTTGAAAATGGGCGAATTAATAGAAATTTCAGACAGTGATACTATCTACCCAACCAAAAAGTATCCTCACGCAACTTGGGATTTTGAAAACTTTAATTGTGTCCAATCAAGACTATTAGAATATTATGAAAAAGATATAAATGGAATTGTCGCAGCAAATACAAGTGCAGGCAAAACTGTTTGTTCTGAACTCTTTTTAGCTGATGAGATCAGGAGAAGAGGTGGCAAAGGAATGATGCTGGTGCCTATCAAGGCGCTGGCTCAAGAGCGATATGACGATTGGACAAGCAAAGAGCATCATTTTTCTGATTTAAAAACAGCAATATGTACAGGAGACTATAAGCTAGGAAAGGAAGATTCGTTAGATGATGCAGATCTAATCATAATGACTTCTGAGATGCTTAATAGCAAAAGCAGAAATAAAAATAATGAATTCATTAAATCTGTCAAGACATTGATAATTGATGAAAGTCATTTGATTACAACTCCAGGCAGAGGAGACCACATAGAAGTTGGTTTGATAAACTTCTCAGAATTAAATCCAGACGCAAGAATTATTCTGCTATCTGCGACAATGCCAAATGTAAATGAAATAGCAAATTGGCTTCGTCAACTGATGCCGAATAAAGATTGTTTTATATTGAATTCAAAATATCGTCCTTGTCCACTAAACGTTCATTATGAAATATATGATGACGACAATAAAACCTATGATCGGAATGAACAAGAAAAAGTATTTAAAGCAATCGAGATAGTAAAATACTATCCAGAAGATAAATTCATTATATTTGTACACACAAAGAAAACAGGCGAAAGCATAAAAAACAATCTGTTGAAAGATAAAATTGAAACAGAATTCCATAATGCAAATCTCGAAAAAGCTAAACGAGTTGCACTAGAAGATAAATTCAAAAACGATCCAAAATTCAGAGTAATAATTGCAACATCTACACTTGCATGTGGTCTTAATCTTCCTGCTAGGCGGGTGGTCATAGCTGGTGTTCATAGGGGATTGGAAGAGGTGGAGACCTACAATATCATTCAAATGTGTGGTAGAGCAGGGCGACCAAGATTCGACAAAGCAGGTGATGCTTACATACTACTTCCAGAATCTACTTTTGATAAACACAAAGAAAGACTGCGTAGAAAAGAAAAAATTGAATCTCAGTTGCTTAAAAACGACTTTGGACACTACAAAGTATTAGCGTTTCATCTGGTGAATGAAATCAACAACAAATCTATCAAAACAACTGAAGACATACATGCTTGGTATGAAAAGACACTGTGTAACTTTCAATCAAAAAGTCTAAACACATCTATTTTAGATAAAACAATAGAATCTCTCGTCAAAAGAGGAATCATATACAAATATGAAGATCAGTGGAAAACAACAATAGTTGGAAAAATATCCAGCATGTACTATTATGCTCCGTTTGATGTTGCCGATTTAAAATCTAATTTACAAACAATAACACAATACAACCTTTTTAATAATGACTATCTACTTTCATTTTTCTTAGGAAATATAGATTCAAATAAATCTGGCATCTTGTCTAGGGCGGAGAAAGATGAAATTTCTCTTTATAACTCAAGATTAGAAGGACACTTAAAACAGCTTGGGATAAAAGTATTTAAAACAGACAGTAGCATAAAATATGCTGCGTGTTATTATAATTTATTGATGGGTTTGCCCAGTCCAAACATGAGCAATGTTTTAAGAGGACTTCAAATGGACTTCCCCAGAACTCTTGAAGTATTAAAACAAATCAACAACATGGATCTTAAAGAAAATATAAGAGAAGATCTTGAAGTTGTTGGATTAAGAATTCAAAATGGAGTTCCAAGACATCTTGTGAATCTTTGTAGAATTAAGAATATTGGCAAGCAAAGAGCCAAAAAGCTTTATGAATCAAACATTAAAGATATAGCAGGAATTATAGAAGCCCCTGTTGCTAAGCTGAAGACGTTATTGAATATGAAGGAAGATAAAATCAAAGAAATAATAGAAGATGCCAAAAAACTATCCGCATCCACAGCTATTTTTGCCTAAATTAGGATTTATTTCTATTTGATAAACACCTGTTTCGATATTTTTTAATAGTCTATAAGGTTGTAGGAAACCTTTGTAACATGGTCCTGGTTGAAATCCTCCGGGGGTAGTGTTTGTTTTGGTACATTTACATTTCCCTTGTGGATAAATGATTAAATATTCTCCATCTGAAACGAAAGCTGTGCTTACCTGATTATTTATAACCAAGGCAAAGCTGCTACAAGAACTACAGAATCCACTTATAACACCTGCGAATATAACACCATCGCCTACGGCATACATTCTTCCAGTTGATGACTCAAATTCTAAGCAGCAGCCTGTGGTCCTAATTTGTGCAGTTATATTACAACTTGTTGCTTGAGTAGATAAAATAGGCTCTGATTGTATTTTAGTATTTTCTGTCGCCAAGATTGATTTATAAGAATCTGTTTGTATAAAACTTTTGCTCAAACACGGAAGTGTTTTAAGTACCCAACTACCTCCAACTTCTCCACCATATCCATTATCTTTTCCGCCAAAAGTTACAGAATTTCCAGGCTGCAAAAGTTTTTCATAGCTATATCCGTGGCTACCGTTGTCTCCATCTACACTACCACAAACGCCATAGCCGCTCCAATTAAATGGAAACTCGCCAGGTTGATATATATCGCCATTAATTATAACTTCATCATTAGCCCCACCAAAAACCGTCAATAAAGCAGGGACTCTAAAGTTATTAGTTACAACATACACATTATCAATACGCTGACAATCTGCTAATCCTGCACTAAAAGATCCGCTCTCGGTTAAACAATCACCTGGGCAGTTATTATCAGGCACTGGGCAGGATATTGAGTAATCCCATCGAGTTCCTCCATCAGGATTAGCTTTAACGCTAACGCTAATTGCTGTTACTCCTGCTTCTTTACAAAACCTGATCTCTTTACCACCAGATACTGGTCCTGTGTCTACGTATACTTTTCCGTTACTACCTTGTACTTTAAAACTGTCTGGCACCGCATATGCATTATAGATAAAAGTAACAATACCGGCATATGATGGGAATGTATAGATGTCAAATGCATCTTTGTTTTCACCAGATGATGTGGATGTTCCGCATGGCTTTTGATCTTGAGTAACACAATTAAAATCAAAATTTATATAATCATAACAATCTTGTTTTAATACACCAGGAAATTCGCACTTATCCCAATGCCCAGTTACACCTCTTGCATATGGTGGATTACACGTCATCATTCTCCTTGCCAAAGAAACCTTCTGGGTATTCTATTTTGACTTTATTTTTATCTTCTTTATCTTCAAACCATCTAACTTGATCTACTTGTATTTGCAACTCCTCTAGATGGCAATTATCTTCGGGAAACACAGGTAAATTTCTATGCGTCCCATCAATTAATATAGCTACTTTACACTCCATTTTTTTTCTGTTAAAAAGAAAACAGTTTTTACATTTGTGTTCCATAATGCTTTTTGCTAAAATAGCCCCTCGCACACTTAATAGAGTAAAAACATGATAATATCCATCTCTGGGCGTAAGCTGAGCGGGAAAACAACACTTGCAAATGAAGCTATTAAAAAAGGCTTCATAAAAATCAGTTTTGCAGACAAATTAAAAAGAATAACATCAGAATTGATAAAATGCCCAGTAGAAGATCTTAGCGATCCCATCAAAAAAGAAGAAAAATTCAAGACACCATTACATTGGTTAGATTTAAAAGATAAATTGGAAAAAATTCTAAATTTATCTTTGACTAATGGTATTAAAAACGAATTGCTTGAAAGTAAAAGAGATGTATTGCAATTTGTTGGAACAGAAGTTCTTAGAAGAGTAGATTCAGAGTATCATGTAAATTCTTTAAGAGAGCAAATAGAACCAAATAAAAATTACGTGACTGATGACTGCCGTTTCTTAAACGAATTTCAACTTTTATCAAGTCTTGGCGCTGTTAGCATATTAGTGATTCGTCCATCTCATATGGTTTATAGTAATCATGAAAGTGAAACGGCATTAAACAGAAAATATTTCAAAAAAATAATCAAAAACAATCAATCAAAAGAAAAATTTGTGGAGATGTTTAATAGATTTCTTGACAACAAAACTGACCTTGAAGGAACTATTTCGAGCCGAACAGGCGGACCACTTGATGAATTTTTCTTAAATGAAACGCAAGAGTCTTGCTATGCAAGTGGTGTTCTTTACTCATGTAGCAGCTTGATCGCTCAGAATGGGAGTAATTTAATTGCATTTAATACAAAAATAAATATTCCAAAACCAATAGATCTGTTTAGTTTTGACGGAGATCAAAAAATCATTGATCATGAAATATATTTAGATGATTTTAAGAGATGGAATATATTAAAAGAAAATAAGGATATGAACTTGTATCCAGAAATACTTGAAAATAAAGAAAAATTAAAAGAATACTGGCGGAAGGGAATTCAAGATGGCTTAGCTTCTAAAACAAGTCGTTAAAGCTGCCTTTATTTCTTGCTGCTTGCTTTAGTTTGCCAATACCTTTTTCTGTCATTACGACAAACTTCCATCCTCTATTTTTACAAAAAACATCACAGCTATTCCATTTAGCGTGATTTTTGGGTAGATCTGTTTGGTTGCTTGGCTTTATCTCCCAAACCTCTGTGTGACCGTCTGTGAAGTTTACAACAAGGTCTGGGTTGTAGTCGTGCTTTTCTCCTTCAAATAAATAAGGAACCTTAAAAGGCTCTACATCATAAGACAAAACTTCTTCTATATGTTCAAGGGCTTCATATACTTCGCACTCATACCCACTTCTATAGTGCATTTCTCGCCCATCATTTTTTAGGCTAACCATATAGCCTTCTCTAAAATTGGGTCTTCTAGTTTTCTTTTCTCCCTTGCCATTAAAGTCTCTCCAAATAGTAGCCTTGGTTTGCATAACCTTTGGCATAACTTCATTTGGGTGATGAACCTTAAAATGAGTTCTCACACATCTAACTGGAAAGCTGCATCTCTGAAGTGGGCAAACAACATAATCTCTGCCCATTTCATGCTTGTCTATTATATGTGTTCTATACTCTTGCATATCTTCTGTGGATACTCCACAAACGAAACACACATATTTTCTCAGACTGTTATTCTTTGGAAAATCGAAAGTCATTGTAATTCTTGTCTTTTATTATTTTTTTAATAATTTCATCTCTGTCCACAAAACTTATATCCTTTAAATCTTTGTGTGAGAATAAGTGAGTAGAATTTTGTCCTTTTAAAGAAGGAATTAATTTAACAGCCATAAACTTGATATCTTCCTTCCAATTTTTTGGAAGATCTTCATCAGAATTTTTAATTTTGGCAAAGACTACTCTGCTATCTTCATCAGAAGCATATAATTCTTTTTTATACTCAAAAAAAAGAGTATATTTATTCTCATCTAAGTATGAACTTACCTTAGTTTGCTTTTCTTGATCTTCAAGAAAAAAAGAAAAACTCATATTATTAGTATTGTTTGGCATATATATTATAAATGTATTTATCAAACTTTAAAAACTTTTTTGAAGAAAATAAACCTGATTATCTCCAAACTGGCTTAGGTACAGAATTGGAAATGGATTGGGATGACATAGTTAAAGCTCTGGAGAAAGAGAATTGGTTCACAGCGAATATGCCACTAGGTGATCTAAACTACAAACTTGGTAAATGGAAAATAGTAAAAGGCACCTTGTCTCCAGAAGGATGCAACATAGTGGCAAAAAACAACAAAAGATCTTATGTAGATGGAAGACTGAACAAATCCAAAGAACAAGATGGAGAAATATACCACCTCAACAGAGAACAACTAATTAGTTTTCTTACCCAAGGTTGGAGTGGTGCAGCACCAGCGCCATCTTGACATCCCTGAAAGGGGGCAAAATGAGCAATTTTTACGAGGAATCCGATGATCAATTTGTGGATGACATATTATCAAACAGACAAACTAAAAAAATCAATTCAAAGAAAAAAGGAAATAGAAACGAATTGGAATTTGCAAAAATACTAACTAAACGTTTTAACAAAGGCTTCTCAAGAAGCGTAGGCAGCGGCAACAGATGGTCGCAAACAGCATTTCTACCGAAGCACGCACAAAAAGTGTTTTCTTCTGACCTAGTAGTGCCTAAGAATTTCAAGTTCGCCCTTGAAGTAAAAGGCGGATATAACGGAATAGATTTAAATTCAATATTTATAAGAGGAAATAGTGATTTAGATAAATTTCTTGTACAGGCATTCAAGGATGCAAAAAGAGCTGGGAAGAAGCCTTTATTGGCTTGGAAAAAGGATAGAAAACCTTGGTTGGTTTTTATCTTAAGCAAAGACGCTCAAAACCTAGATTTCAAATACATGCTCACATACAACAAGTGGACAGCAGTAGCTCTTGATGAATTTTTGAAATTAAATGACAGTTTTTTCTTTAATTCTACGGAGAAAAAAGAAGAGAAGAAATCAGACGAATAATTTTTCTTCCAATCTCTTCAAAGAATCTGCTTTTCTACCCTTTTCAGAAACAATCAAAAGATTGTCTTCTATTCCCCAATTTATGTTTATCTCAGGAGAGCTATAAATTAGAGACGGTTCTATTGATGGGTCATAAAAAGCATCCTGCATATAAACAACACTAGTGTTTTCTTCCAAACTCAAAAAGGCGTGCCCACAAAATTCAGGAATTAATAATTGAGTGTTGCTATTATCAAGAATTATCTTATAATGCTTTAAATAAGTTGGAGAATTTCTTCTTAAGTCTACACAGACATCTAAGATTTTGCCGGAAACGCATGTTACAAGCTTTTTAAAGGGAGCAACATGTATTCCTCTCAGAGAATATTTTTTATTGAAAGAGTAATTAACCTGAATTGGTTTAAAACTAACTCCTTTAAATACATTGGCATGAAATATTTCTTGGAAAAACCCTCTGTCGTCAAAATATTGCTTGTGCTCTAACACTTTGCAACCACTAATTTCTGTAGATTTCAAAAACATGGAAGAATTAATTTTAGTTTTAAATAAAAACTTTCAACCTGTGGACATCGCACACTATAGAAGAGCTATAATTTTAATTTTTTTGGAAAAAGCCAAAATTGTAGAGTCAAAATCTTACAACATATATGAATGGAATGAATGGAAAAACCTAGATTTGCCGGGATACAAAACAATAAAAACGGTAAATAAAGATTTTCCTATACCTGAAATAATTATTCTCTCAAAGTATGAAAAAATACAAAAAAGAAGATTTAATGCAAATAAAAAAAACATATACAAAAGAGACAATGCAGAATGTCAGTATTGCCTAGAGCCGTTGACCTATGCGCAATCCACGCTAGATCATATATACCCAAAAAGCAAAAATGGAAAGCTTAGCTGGGAGAACTGTGTTTTATCCTGTAGGAGATGCAATCATAAAAAAGCAAACTTGTCCTTGCAAGAAGCAGGAATGGTGCTTAAAAAACCTCCAAAATCCCCAAACTCAGATCTTTTCTATTTATATTCAAAAAATATGCCAGAATCTTGGAAAGTATTTGTAAAGAAATCTATATAATTATGTGAAGAATAAAAAAAGCTTTATAGACGTATCGATTGTTTGCTATTATGCTTTGACAGGCACAATAACCGGATTGTTTAGCTTTTTTACAAATTTTTTCCTAAATAAGATTGTAAACAAACCAACCAAAAAAGAATAGGCTAAATATGAATTTTTACAAAATGATGAAAGTTTTGGAGGTAAACACTGTTGGAACAACAGGAGTGGCTCCTGGGCAGCAAGCAGCAAACACACAGCAAGCCCAACAATCAAACACACAGCAAGCCCAACCAACAAACACACAGCAAGCCCAACCAACAAACACACAGCAAGCAAATAATGCTAAGACGGCAAATCCTACGAATCAAAAGCAATTAAGCCCTCAGCAACAACAAGCTGTGGTAGCTCAGATAAAAAAGCTTTTTGCAAATATTGGAATCAATTTATAAGCTAAGCTAAAACAATCTCTTGGAATAAACCCAACAATTTTTTTTATCACTCCAAATTACTGGGTATTTCTTTGGGAAAGAATCCAATATATCAAATAATTCCACATCTGTTTTAGATTGTTCTACGGATCTTTGGAAAATCAAAGGATGAAGATCTTTATATCTTTCTTTTAGTTTAGCAACAGTGTCTTTATTTAGCATTTTTCAAATATACTCGCCACAAAGAAAGAGATATTATTCCACCTAAAATAGAAAATAATAATCCAGCAGGACGATAAGCATCAGCATCAAACCAAATAAAACAATACAAAAAGCCACCAAGATAAGAGCCTGCGACTCCTACCAATAATGTTGGAATCCAACCAATTGGATCTTTTCCAGGATGAATAAACTTAGATATAGAACCAACCATTAATCCAAAGAACAACCAACTCAATATAATAAACATTTTTACCTCTTTTCAACTTGCAAGTAAAAATCTGGGACCTTATTGTCCTTAATTTCACTTGCTAAATCCTTACAGTATCTAGTATATGATTTAGCAAAAGACTCAGAATCAAAATTATAAATCAGTCCCAAAGAGTCATTTACATTTTCATTGCTGAACAAAAATCTTAAAAATCTACTTTCACCAAACTCTTTTCTTAGCATTAAAGATGCAATTAAGGCTTTTGAATCAAAATTCTTTGAATCTTCTGCTGACATCTTTTTATATTTGATGTTATCTACGGCGAAAGCATTTGCAACATCTTTTCCATCAACACTTGTTGCTATTCTAATATTATCTTTTATCTCAACTAAAGATCTATTAAGCTCTGCCATACCTTTTGTCAAAAAAATATTAGATTTAGTGTTAAACTTTTGATCTATCTCCAGAACCGAACAAATAGTAACAAAATAAGGAACTGTATCTACCAAATCTTCATCAGTATCCAAGGAAAGCCACAAAGCAATAATCTCAAGCTTTCCATCAACCATTCTGGCTTCATATCTTGGTTCACTTATATTAAAAAGCTTTTTTAGAAGATCTTTATTAGGAACCACCATTATTCTGCATTCTTTTTCGAATTTAATATTTGGCAAACCCCATCTTTTAAGACACCAACTTTTAATATTTTCTATATTGTAGTGGAGCCATCTTCCTTGTTTATTTTCTATACTTAGAATTGTAAAATTCTCAGTAGTATACCTGTTCCAAACCAGATCTTCGTTCTGTGCAACCTGTTTACCAGCAGGCATTAAAATATTTAAATCTTGAGCAAAAACAACACAATTTGATAGAGTCAACACTAACGCTAGTACGGTTTTAAACATTTTTTACCTCATTTTGATCTAGTCTATTATAGCAAAAAACTTTTAGTAATCTATTGTCTTTCTTGCAATAGCATCTATTATTTGTTCTTCTCTTATACTAATAATTAGTTTAGGATTATTATACCAATACTTTGAATTGAATAATCCTATTTTATCATAAAATATAAAATCATCTCCAAAATAATTAATATTTGTAAATAAATATTTATTTATAACATCGAAATTAAACTTAAATTCAAACTTAGTGCTGTATGCACAAACAAACTCGCTTGGTATTTGAATTATGAGCTTCGAATCAGATTCGACTCCAGAATAAATCCTTTTAAATGTCATTGCAAATCTCCAGTAATATGCAGCTAGACTCACGTTAACACAGGCAAGATCAAAAGATAAAAACCACTTCTCAGAAGAAGATTCATAATATAACTTCTTGTTCCAGGAATCACTTAGTTTACTATGAGCTAATTCAAAATTAGAATTAAACTCTTTGTTATTCAAATAAATAAAATTTCCAAAATAATTCAAATTAGTTAAATTGTTCTGAAAGTAGAGCTTAGATGATATTTGATTACATCCCGGACATTGAGAATTAACATATGGTATAGGAACTACAAGATTATTTACAGAGGTAACGTCAGCAGGTGGAACTTCTACAGGCGTAGGAGTTGGAGTGAGGGTAGGAGTGGGTGTTGGCGTTCCTGTGGGTGTAGGATCAATATCATTTTTTGTGAAAACAATATCAACGTTATCTGAAATGAAAGATGAGGCGCATCCAACGCACCTATATGTTGTAAGGTTATTAATAAATGAAATTGATCCAGACCCCGCTATACCCGAGTAGGAATTAAACTTAAAATTAAAATAAACATCATTGCTTATTAAGCTAGAACACTCTGGAACGTCTTTAAAAGAAACTTCTTGAAGAATATTACAATCATCATTTTGATCAACATATAAATTTTCTGCAGGTCTAGACCACTTCTTCACACTGCACAGTTGCCAATTCCAATTAGTACTTGTGAGTTCTTGGCAAATCTCGCTAACACTGTTGGATAATATAGTTTGAAAATAAGTGGTGGGAACACTATCGCATTTAGCATCATCGGTTTTGATCGGTGGACAGCCTGAACCTGGGAGGTTCTGATACGTGCTTTTGCAGCAACCTCTTACTTGGTACCAATAAGATGATAAATTACCAGTCTTCCATGTAAATTCTTTACTGAAAGAAGTGCTAAATGTATAATTATATGAAAAAGATTTATTAAACGATAAAGAAGATCCCATATAAGTATATTTAGGGACTATTCGCCAATCTTACTTAGAATTCTGGAGATTACTGGATTTCTTATTATATCTGTATTTTGAAGCTTGTATGTTCCCACAGACTCTATATCTTGAAGTTTCTCATGCCAATATATTAAACCAGACTTGCCTGAGGGTAAATCTGACTGCTTGTCGTCTCCCACTAAAACAGCCTTACTATTAAATCCAACTCTAGTTATAAACAGCTTTATTTCTTGATAAGAGCAATTTTGAGCCTCATCAAGTATCATGTAAGCATCATGATAATTCATTCCACGCATATAAGCCAGCGGAGCTATTATTATTTCTTCGGTTCCCCTGTGATTTATTCCATTATTAATAAGAGTCTGGAGTTGTTGTTTGCTTATATATTGTAATAATTCATAGTAAATTGGCTGTAAATAAGGGTCTAATTTTTCAGCATAGCCTCCTGGAAGGAAGCCCATAGAAGAACCAACCTCGACTACCGGTCTGGTTACTATTAGCCTCTTATAATCACCCATTAAAAGCTTTTCAATACCATATGCAACAGAGAGTTTCGTTTTTCCTGAGCCTGGTGGACCCATGGCTATCGTAACTGTGTTCTCTGCTATAGTCCTTATTAGCTGCGCCTGATTCTCTGTTTTAGGTTTCAACTTTGGCTTGAAATCTTTTACAGGTGAATAATAATCGGGCTTGGAAGAATTCTGAGGAACCTCTTTTTTCCTTTGGTCAGAAGGCTTAGCCTTCTTGTTTTTTCTTCGTGATTTCATGTTGTTAATAGTATATATTAATATGTTAAAAATAAATTTCAAATATTTTCTTGAATCAGAAGAAAAATCAAACTTAGAAAAAACAATTTCAAGATTGCCCAAGAAACATAGAGAGCTTATCCATAACTACAAATTCAAATATAAAGACAAAACAACATTGGACAAAAAAAATGTAGGGTTGTTGTGTGGAGATAAAATTGAGATAGCCGGAGGCTGGAACTACAGCAAAGAATTCGTAACTCTACACGAGATAGGACACGTTGTTTGGGAGAAATTATCTTCTTCAGAAAAACACAAGTGGAAAGATCTGTTGTCTAAAACAATAGATGATCAAAAAAAGAAAGCGGATAAAGTTAGCAAATCATCTTTAGATCAAAATCCCGAAGAAATATTTGCAATGACATATGCGTGTGCATATTCAAAACACCCATCGCATTATTTTTATAACAAAAAATGGATTAAATTTGTGAAGTCGATTTAAACATGTAAACTACCCAGCCCCTAAAGGTCTGAATTTTCTAGTTCCGGAATGTATAAATCAGAATTAAAATCAAAATAAGATTCAACAAAACCTTCGCATTTATTTGCTGTGCTATATCCTTGCTTATGATTAATTCCAATTCTCTTGCATCTAGATATCATCGGGCATATTGAATAATATTTATTATCTCTTATTAATTGTCCAAACTTTACATCACCATTATATTTATCGCCTCTTATATACGCATATTTATCCCAAATAGACTTAGTAATAGCAAAATCTGTTGATGAGATCCAATCTATTTTATGAATATTGTTTAAATATTTATTTGCATTTTCTTTATTTATAATTGGATTTTTGAATATTGAAGAGGCACAATAAGCAAAACATTCTGGATATTCTGACCGGGCTTTTTCATAAAAATTTAGTGCATCTTTACATAATAATATATCATCTTCTAAGTAGATACCAAAATTTGTTTTGGTAAAAACATAGTCCATAAGAAACTTACAACTGCCTTCGGGACCAAGATTAAAATCAGGACTAATAATCTCAAAACTTTTATATAAATTTTTATTTTTATATGCATACAAAAAATCTAATACAGATCTATTACATTTACTATATTCTGTATGGTCTACTTCGTATAATATTTTTTCAATGCTATCTACACATATTACTACTGAGTAATTGTTAATATTATAACAATTTTCTATTGATGAAATTGTTTTTTTGAGCGTATCTAATTTATTAAATGTTAAAATTCCAATATACTTATCATACATTATATTCAATCTTACTAAACTCTATATCTGGGTTAAAGTTCCAAAAGTAACTGGGGTTGGTGTTGTTGTTTAGCTTTAACAACTTAGATTTACTTAAACAACTTTTCTTTAAAATATTATATAATTTTTCATGAGATATTTTAGATTCAAAGATACTATGCTGCCCTCTGTCATCTCCGTGAATACCATTGCTACTCCATCCATAAACACCAAAATGCCCGTGCCTGTTTCTTATGGGAGCAATAGAGGTAAGATTATTGGTATTTAATATATCTTGTAAATCTAAATCGAAACCTCTAATCTCAGAGTTTTCTTCATAGAAACTATTAATATATTTAAAAAATTTATCTCTGCCGATAAGAGCAGATCTTAGTGAAGCAGAGGATCTGACTATTGTATTTTTATTACCTTTTGGTTTTTCCCAAGCACCAATATGAAAATACAAAACATTGTCATGCTTTTCTAAGACTGAATCTTCAATTATTTTATAACACATTCTTAAATAATCTTTGCTTATGATTATATCATCTTCTATTGAGATAATATGATCATAATTATGATTATCAAAAATATGCTTTACAGCAGTATACCAAGAAAGCTTTCCCACATTGTTGTCAAAGTTTATTCTTTTAAAATCGTCTGTTATTACAGAATTATAATCTTCTGTGTATCCATTCACTGGGTGTGGGTCAACAAACACAAAAGTATCTATTGTGTCAGAAAGATCTGCAAGCTTTTGATACTCTAAAGAGAGTTGTAAAAAGGCAGAACGATCATGAAAAGTATTGCGTACTATTGCAGTTTTCATCAAATTGGTCTGCTTTGAATTTCCGTGAGCAATTTGGGAAGAGTTGACATAGCTTCTTCTGTAATTCGCTCATATTCATTTATATCAAGAGCGAATATCTGGTAGTGGTGACAAATTGGGTTCTTCATAACCTGTGGGTTGTATCCCTTACTTTGAGTCTTCAAAGTCATGAAAAAGCTCATCCCAACCTGAGGTAGAGTCTCATTCCAAGGACCGCAATCATTCCAACACTCCCTTGTCATGAGACACATATATTCCTGCAGAAACTCAACCTTTTGTTCACCCATCACATAGCTTGAAAAATCTACACCGATCATTCCAGACTTATTATTATCTGCGACATTAATCAATAAGTCTAACCATGCTGGGTTTAATACCACAACATCGCAATGCATGAAAACAATATACTTGGAATTCTTGTCTGCTGCTTTTACGCCTTTATTGGCAGCACTAGACCAATACTCATTCTTTGGAAGTCTTACCAACTTAACTTCATTTTTAATATCTTCTAGAAAAGACTGAGATTCTTCATCGCTTCCATTGTCAACAACAATAATCTCGTAGTTATTGTTAAAGCTAGTTACAGCTATGCTCTGAAGGCATATGTTCAGATACTCTGGGCGGTCTTTATGAACCACTACAATGCTTATCTGATCTTCAACGCTTTCATGTGTTGGTATGACTAATTCGGGCTTCTTGCCCCCTTCAAGGGGATTGTGTGGCTTGTTCATGTTTTGTTCCTTTGAACCTATTTTAATTGTTTTAGTCTTCTATTTCAACATCAAAAATGCCGCGAGAACACATGCATTCAACACTGAATCCGCTTGAATTCTGCACAACGTCTTTGTAAGTTTTTTCGACAGAATTAAGATAGTCTTCAGATTTCTTTAAATCTTTAAAAGCTTTTTCCACTCTGACGAAGATAAATTCACCATTAATTTGTCTAGCGACATTCACTATTATGAAAGTTTTCACTCTGGGAACTCCAATTCTTCTTTTTCAATTTTAAATTTATTTTTACTGTTTTCTTTTGCTATGTACTTATCTAGATTTAAAATGAAGCTATTCAGGGCTTGAAAAGGATAGTTAGCAGCAGCCTTCTTCAAAGATTGTTTTAAATTTTCATCTATAAACTTTTCATCAATTGCATCATAAACGTTTTTTAGTGTTATTTTAATGAAAGACCTAGGTCCTCCACCTGCCCCTGAAATATTAAATCTGACATTTTCAGCTTCTTGCATTAATCTTCCTCTTTGCTTTCTTCTTCATTTGATTGATCTTCTTGTGTTGTCTCAGGAATATACTTCTTTCTTAATTTTTCATAATCCAAGTCTTTCAAAACATCGCCAACATTTGAACTGCCACTAACCACATCAACAACAGCAGATGTGTCAACTTTTCTCAAAACCTGCATTTCGATGGCTCTTTTTTTATCCTCGTCTATTGATTCATCAAGAAAATAGACTCTACCCCCAGAATAATCCACCATGCAAAAGCATTTTTTTTGATCAAAAACAACAAGCATGGGCACTAAATATTTAATGGACATTTCCATACAACTAACTGAGTAAAATGAATTTTAAAAATTTTTTAGAATTACCTGAAGAAGATATAGAAGGAACAATAGAAGAAATACAAGACAAAAGAAATCCAATTATAATAAAAATTGATAACGGTACTCCTGCGGGAAGAGCCATAGCTTTAACTCCGGCGGAGTACAGAAGATATAAAAATATTTACAACATAGATGCTCAAACGGATGGACGTTATAACAAAAAAATCAAAGCTCGTATTCAAAAATTTGAACCTTATAAAGTTTCACAAATAATAATTCAATGATTAAATTCTTATTAATTTCTCTGTGTTTGGTTGGGACCGCTTTTGCGGGCACTCGGGATCCCAACACACCAGATGAAAAGTATATAGAATATGGCAAAAATTACAAATGTGTTTTAAAATTATGTACAAAAACAAAAGATGAAAAAACAGCATATGCTTCTGCTGTTGCTATAGGCTCAAATTGGCTTTTGACTGCTGCTCATGTGCTGGACGATACTCATGATCCTTATGTTTTTATTGAAGGTAAAAAATATGAAATAGACAGTTTCATTATTCCAAAAGAATTCAATGATAGCTTTGGATATTATGACATAGCTATCTGTCATACAAAAGAAGATATGAAACTAGATTTTTATCCAGAGTTATATAAAAATGATGATGAAGTAGGCAAAATATCTGGAATAGCTGGTTGGGGTGTGACGGGAACCTTCGATAAAGGAAGAAACGAAGAGGGGGGCGAGTTTATAAGAAGAGCCGGCTCAAATAAAATTGATGAAATAGATAGGCATCTGTTGGTTTGTTCGCCCAGTTTAACCAACAAAACAGAGTTAGAGTTTCTGATCTCACACGGAGATAGTGGAGGTGGTTTATTTATAGACCAAAAATTAGCAGGAATAAACTCTTGTGTTATGGCAAAAGATAAAAAGCCAAACTCAAATTATGGGGATGAAGCTGGGCACACAAGAGTGTCGCTTCACAGAAAATGGATATTAGATACAATAAAGAATCACTGATCTTTGGATCTATATTCGCCCCAAGCTTGCTCCCACTCTGTATTTTTTGGCTTGAGCATAGCTTCGGTGTCTATCTTATCTGGGTCTATACCTGGTCCGTATGGGCTTGGAGAGTATTCTTTCTGTAGCTTCTTCACAACGGCATCTGCTATTTGATCATAGTGTTTTTCAATGGTATAGTTTACAATTTTATTTGAAAACAAAACAGTAAAAATCATCAAAAAACAAAGCATCAAAAACACCCAGAACAGATTCTTGTCTAGAATTTCTTTTAATTTCATTTTATTTTCCTTTAAGTTAAAGTAGTCTTTATTTTTCAGTTTTAGGATTTATTTTACAAATAATCTGATTGCCAGCCATAAAAGAACTCTTTTCTACTGTGTAGAAGTCTTCACCTACACAAGATAGAAATTTTTTCATAAGCTCAAAACCATTTTCTTTATGAGATAACTCTCTGTTGTTTTTAAATCTCAAGGTTATTTGTACCTTTTTCCCATCTTCCAAAAAAGTCTTAGCTTGATTTGCTTTAGTATTTAAATCATGGTCTTCTATACATGATTTGAATCTAATTTCTTTTAATTCATTAGCCTTAGAATTCTTCTTCTTGTCTTTTTCTTTTATCTTTTCTTTATAAAGATATTTTTGATAATTTAATATATGGCAAACAGGCGGTTTTGTATTTGGAATTAATTCAACAAGATCCAAGCTCTTTTCGCCTGCAATCTTCATTGCGGCGTCAACAGACATTATGCCAAGCTGTGTTCCTTCAAATATAACTCTTATAGAAGGAGATCTAATTGCATAGTTAATTCTATGCTTATGTTGGGGTTGATGGTTTTGATAACCAAAACCAAACTTATTGCCGTATCTGTAGCTCATTTATAAAAATATTTACCTTAACCAATAATTATACAGAATTTTTCAGTAAATTTCAAGGTTATTATCCAAAATATTTAGATAAATTCCTTCCTTCTCGGAAGGATACTTTCTGCTTGAGATTATTTCATCCTGAGCATTTCTCTCTATCACCTTAAATTCGAGGTAATATTCACCAGGAACTCTGGTGTCGTCTACAAACCAGTTGTAAACAAGATAGCTTTCAACCAGAACATTCAGTTCTTTTGTGCCATCTAATTTCATAACATCTTCCTTTACAAGATCGTATGTTGCGCCGGAGTTCATTATTTTTATTATTTTGATTGAAGTTCCCTTTTTCCAACTTGTAGAAGTTGTTTCAAAATAACCCCTAGTGACCATTACCGCATTATTTACAATAGAAGCCACCTGAACAAGTTCGTGTGTCCCAGTATTTTTAAGTAAAATCACATCCCCTGGAACCACTGCGCTTAATCCTACATTATTTGCTAATAATATCTCAAAGTCACTGTCATTTATATCTTTTTTTAGTTTTGCATTAGCCCACATGCTGGCTGTGATTTCAAATTTACTTAGGTCTATGGGGCTCCAATCACAGTCGTACACCTTCAACCTCAAAGAAGGTTGAGTACTGTTTCTCTTTATAATAAAGTCATATTTGCTATCTGCACATGCCATAGTTTAAAAAATAATTTAACGTACAAGCGACTAATGTATATATAATTATCATTCATATATTTAGCATTTGTATTTTTTAATATTATTTTTTAATAGTATATTGCCAGACTCTATCTCGGCTAATAACTCCAGGTCCATATTGGTTTTTGCATAACCATGGATATAAATCAAATCTCTGTATTTAGACTCAAGCTGCTTAAGCCATCTCAAAGAACAATATAGACCTGTGTGATCTACGAAGTTCTTATAATCACCAAAGAAAACAACATATTTTAAAAAATATCTTTGAAGTTTACCTTTAAAGTATTTTAAAAGGAATTTTTTTTCTTTAGGGAACTCCAGAGTCAAAAATCTCATTCCTATGAATAAACAATCACGCTCCAAAACTTACCCCCTCACAAAATTCTAAGTATAATATCATCATTCCTCCTGCAAACTGCTGCGGAACGCCTGCTTTATGTAAACTCTTTAAAGTTTCATTAACAAGCTTTATTTCCTGGGTCACATCCCCATTTTTCTTCGCTTTGTTCATATCTTCTTGTGTAACTATAATATAGTTATTAAGAGCTTTATATGCTCTTTGAACACCAGATATTATACTTGTATTTACAACTGTCGATAGATTGTGTGAGCACTTCATAAGATCTTTGGTTGTATTACCATTTTTAAATTTTTTATTATTAAAAAAGACATTTATATAATATTTCGCCAAATCTTCAGTATCTTTTTTAAAATCAGAAACGGTTTGAACACCCATATCACTCAAAATGTTTATTGCTTGAATTTCTTCTGGTATGTCCTGGTCATCTGAGTCTTCATAATCATCATAATCATTATTATTTAAATAAGCATCTTCATAATTTTCTAACATTTTATCTTTCATTTTTAAATCCTTTTGAGTACATAACTATATGAGAAACGCCATTTTAATTACACTTGTTATTTTGTCAATATCAGGTTGTGCCAGCATAAGCCCAAGAAACAAACAAAATATCAATAATGAAAAAGGGGAAATTGGCGACATAAGAAACAACCAACAGGGCTTCATGTTGGAGTTGGGCAAAATGAAGCAAGATGTCCAAATGATAGGAAGCAAGCTAAAAGAAGTCCAAGAAGGACTGGTGAATCTAAATGCTTGTGTATCAAGAAATGACAACACAGGGGTGCAAATTCTTCAAGGAGATGGGGCTTTGTTTTTGGTTTTTAGTTGTGCAGTATTAGCATTTATTTTCTACTACAAGAACAGAAAAAATGAAGAAACGCTGAAAACACTGACCAATAAGATTGTTGAAATAAATGATGAAAATCTCACCAATAAAGTTATTGACGGAATAGTGGAAAAAGATCAAGCAAAAAAGATACTCAAAATGCTAAAGTCTTAATCAATAGGAAGTCCATCGCAATTATCTGCTATTGGCAGGTAGAAGCTGCCAGAATCAATTTTCTTTTTATTACAAAAAGCCAAAAACTCTGCAACTTCTAAGTCTACCACCGCTTTTTTAGAAGATTTTTTTAAACAATAATAGTGAGCATTTTTTCTTTCATCTTCGCAAAGATACCTGCAGCACTTGGCTTCCTTGCCGATTAAACAAACATCTTCGAGTTGTTTTTTGCTTAACATTTAGATTGCTTCCTTATATGATTATAAGCATAGCAAACTAGAAGAACCAGTCAACAGCAATCAAAGATATTTATCATTATTTTTATTTGACTTTTTTCTAATTAAATTACTCTCTTTTTTCTTTCTTCGTCTCTTCTCACTCGGGCTTTCATAATATTCTCTCTTCTTTGCTTCCTGAAGAATTCCTGTGTCCGATACCACCTTCTTAAAAATATTCAAACCTCTTCTGAACACATCTTCTCTTTCTCTCTGAGACATGTTGTGGTGATCCCCATCTTTAATAATCTTTATTTTCATAATTTCTCCTTAAACTAATATAGTCATTCTTTTGGAATTTTAATAAACCTGGTACCAAATTTTCTGTTATGTATTTTTCTTATAGTGCGAATTGATGTAATCTTGTTGAATTCTGACGTTGTTGTCCAGGTGTCTCGATCTAAGTAAGGTATAAAGTTTATGATATCGTTTTTGATACTTTTAAAAATATCATTATACCAAGAATCTTTGTTTCCATTTGCAATAGAATTAACAAAACTAAATATAATCTTGGAAGGGGTTTCCATTTTTGAAATGTCAACTAATTCATATTCTTTAGTGTTAAAATGTTTATTCCTTTCATCAAAAGCAACGCAAGGCGTTCTTGCTAAATTAGCAAACCAAGAAACTCCACTAAACAAATCTAGTACGCAACCTGTGAGTCGCATAGCAGATAAAACTCTGGGTATATCATATTCATTTAAAAATAAACAATCTGTGCCATCTTTAAAATCTTCCGTTAAATCGAAGCCCAATTGGTGATTCCAGATAACAGGAAATACACCTTCATTTTTTAAATAGTTTATTAATTCAACATAGAATTCTCTTTTTGCATTGAGTTTTGTGACTCTTCCAGAGCTCCATGAATTTAAATATAAAGAAGGAAAAATAAAAACCTTATAGCCAGAATGTTCATTGATCAATCTGAGAAAGTCTTTTCCTAATACAGCAGAACTTGGAACCATAGGATAATATGAATTTAATTCTGTGTATTGTTTCCAAAAATCTTCTTTAAATCCATTTTTATAATAGCTACCGAACTCATCTGAACTCACTACATTTCTAAAATTTTCATTTAAACTTCTTATTATATTTGTTTGAAACACCGAAGTATTTTCAAAACCATTTGAATTTTCAAAAACATTCTTGAAATATTGAAAATCCGTAAAGCTCCAAAATTCATTTGACTTCTTAAACAAATGAGAAAATCCAGGATATGAACAGGTTATTAAATATTTTGAGCCTTTTATTTTATTCTTAAAACCATCTAATAGAAGAGTGGATAATAAAAAAGAATATTTAAAATCTACAAACACTGGGGCTATTATTAGATTATCGAGATCTGTCGGAACATCAGCATCATTATATACTTCTCTTTTAAAACCAATTTTATTAGAAGTTCTATTTAAAAAATCAATAACAGAATTCATATTTTCACCAAGAAAGAAGTCCCTTTTGATCTAAAAGAGAATAAATCATTTTTTTATCTCCTGTTAAATCAGCAACATAATTCCAATCATCTAATTCCACTTCATTTATTGCGGTTCCAACAGCACCCAATCCAGATTCAAGATTTTCTAAAAAATTAAGATAGTTACAAAGAATTATTTTCTTTTTATTAAAATTAGAAACAGCGGCTATTCTTAAGCCCTCTTGTCCTCTAAGTGCTATTTGATCAAAAGATTCGACTAATATAAAAGGAGTATCTACAATAGAACTGAGTCTGGTCGATGCTGTCCAGAATTGGATACTGAATTTTACACAGCTAAGAACGGCTAGTGTGAATGAAAGATCCTGAACCATAGGCATAGAAGAAAAATCTACGCAGCCTTCCATGTTTAAACTACTACTGTTTTCACCTAAGTATATTGGGGTGTAGCCCTTATATTTTATTAAATTATTCAAATCATAATAAAAACTTTTAGGTAAATTTCTTCCATATGTTTTTCTGTTTCTGGCGAAAATAGCAACAGAATTATCCGGAACATGTTTTCTTACGCTGTCAATGGTTTCTTTTTTAGGCTTAGGAATACTTCTTAAAAACTTTTTGTTTTCCACTCTGTCGAAAAGGGGACATGTTATTTCTCTGGCTCCACATTTTCCGCAAATCAAGTTTTCACCCCTCCAAGAGTTAAAACATTTTTTACACACATTTGACACTAGAAAATTGCCAAGATAATGACCTTTGAATAATGTTCCAATCTTTTTAAGTTCGTTCTCTAGCCGGTCTAGATTCTCTGAATTATGGTAAAAAGCATTGCATGAGTCTTTGAGCCAGTAATTTTCTGACTTTAATTCCCAGAATTCGTCAACAAGATGTCTATAGAAATAGTCTCTGCCTGACCATCCAACCAATATCACATAATAACTATTGAATATTTCAAGCAATTTGGGAATTGAATACATGCAAGCAAGAGTTTCAACGCCAAGCTCGCAGAAGTTTGTTATCACAAGAACTTTAGATGATTTTTGTCTTTTTGTGAACTTAAACACATTAAAACGAAAGTAATCTATCTTTTGTTCTTTTGATTTTTTTTTTAAAATCATTTATAGTCTGAATTACTTGGGTTCAGAAGAAAGTCTGAGTGAAGCCATTTTATCGCTGATGTCATCGATCATCTTGGCAACATCTTCCATTTCTTTTTTGACACCATCAACTTCTTTTTCATTGTTTCCGATAGCGTGCTTAGAAAGGAATTTAACTTCAAGGTCAAAAAGCTTCTTCTTTAATTCAGTTAATTTATTAATATTTTCACCAGAACCCCAATCTTCAGTTGGAACGTTTTTGGCGTCTTTGCCTAAATTCTTATAATCAACTGGGTTGCTACTATTTGCAATTTTTTTTGCTTTTTCAGCAACATCTTTATCGACAACCTTCTTTTTCTTTGCTTCAGTCAATAACTCATAAGATTCTGATTCTGAGTAATGGGCAATGTCATTCCAGTAAGAAACCTCTTTGTCTTCTGGGTCTAATTTGGAGTCATCTACTTGAGTTTGTCCAAAAAAGTTAGACTTACCAACTGGTTCTGCTGGCTTTGCTGGTGGAAAAACTCCATCCTTTAAAGCTTTGTCCCACTGTTGAGTCCATTTGTCGAATTGATCTTCTATATTGTTTTCCATGATATTATATAGTCACCAATCAATAAAAATTATTATATACAGGGGACATTGCAAGAAAAACAATCTGCTGCATCAGAACATCCTCCACCGCTTTGGGCAGTTGTGTTCACAAAATTATCTGATGGACAGTTGCATTGGGGATCGCAGTTATTAGATGAAAATTGCCATTCATGGAAGGTTCTACTATAGCCATAGGTGCAATAGCCGCATGGATTTTCAACACAACTATAATTTTCGCAATGATAGTTTGGTTGGGTGCATCCACAAGTTCCTCCGCAACCGTCTGGCAATCCGCAATATCCATCGCCATTAGAATTACCGCAATCTTTTTGGCAACATGATGAATAAGGTCCAGGATTTCCGGCACAATCCGGACAATCAAATGTGTAGGTTGCAGTAGCACCTAATGTTGAGCAACATCCCCAATAACCAAGACCAGGAATATTTGGAGCTTTATTAGCACAAAATACATTTTGAGGACAACGAGAAGAACTTGCGCTAGCTGCACCCCAAACTAACCGAGCTCCACTATTTATACATGTTAAGACAACTGAGCACTGTGGGCATCCCGTGTCGGGTGTCGTCTCTGGTGTACCCGGTGTTGTACCCGGTGTTGTATCTGGTGGTGTACCCGGTGTTGTACCCGGTGTTGTACCCGGTGTTGTACCCGGTGTTGTACCCGGTGTTGTATCTGGTGGTGTACCCGGTGTTGTACCCGGTGTTGTA